TGAAAGCTGAAGGTGACGCAGTGAAAGCTGAAGGTGACGCAGTGAAAGCTGAAGGTGACGCAGTGAAAGCTGAAGGTGACGCAGTGAAAGCTGAAGGTGCGAAGGAAGGTGAAGCAGCCGCCGCCGCCGCCGCCGCAGCCGCCGCCGCAGCCGCCGCCGCAGCCGCAGCCGCCGTAAATTTGGAAGCAAAACCCTTTGAAGAAGTTGATATTAAGAGAATATGGGGAGAATGGCAAAAAGGATACATTATTAAACGGTATAAATTTGATAATTTGCCTCCGATGATATTAGTTCATTATATGGGAGAATTACTATATGAAGACGAATTTATTCCAGCATCGAAAGAAAGCGAAAAAATACGTCCAAGAACGGCAACATCGATAGTCGGAGGCGTGGGTATATCCGACCAAACACCAGAATTGCTTAAGAGTTTGTATAGTGAATCAATGATGAGGACTTTTGATATAGAGGCTAAAGCAGCAGCCACCAAAGCCGCAGATACATCAGCGCCACCAGCAAATCATATTGCCCCACAAGAAATACCTTCAAAACCGATTCGTCCCGAGGAAGAAGTAAAAGCTATTAATACATTATATGAGAAATACGATAAAAAGTCTGAAAAGGTCCAAAAAATAATCGGTCTTAAGAAATCATTCAATGCGAAAATAAAGTCGCTAGCGACACAATTACTAGAGATGTATACAAAGTCATTAGAATCACACGCAACATGGACAAAGAACGGGGAACGGAAATCGACGCCAAGGAATCTTTATATAGATTCAGACCAGTTCGACGCAATAAAAACGCAATTTGAAGAGGCAATGAAATCATTCAAAAAGAGTGACGAATTTAAGTATATTGACGGAGATGCTGATGATTGTGATAAAATTATTAGCGATTTTAGACCGTCGAACTGGCGGCCGACATTTTTAACATCTGATGAACATAAAAAACTTTTAATCAAAATATGTAGGTTGTTTTCTATGTATAAACGATGGATGGGGCAAATTGATTTATACAATAATTATTTTAAGAAATGGAACGACATGAAGGGTGGTTGGGACATGAAATTTAACCAACAAACACAAGAGAATGTATTAAATAACTTTAATTCTAATTCTAGATATCTAACCAAAATTTTACAAGACGTGGATAATGATGTAAAAGATACAGAATTCCTAGAGCAGAATTTGACGAATAACCCGCCCGTAAATGGAACCGGCTTGAACACGGAACAAGAAAAAGCAATGCGTCGTGGCGGCGGCGGCAATAAACGCAAAAACCGAACGCGGCATCGGAGCAAACCTGCGAAATAAGTATTTGAATAATAAAACAACAGGTTGTGTTATTATTCGGTTCCGTTACCCTAAAACGGCAAATAACGCAACGACGCACTATCATATGCCGTAACACGAAACGCATCGTTATACCCTTCCACGTAGATGGTATCACCCGTGCTTACATTATTACACCCATATTCACCAGTTCCGCTCTTTCCATTGATAATCACCGGCAGCTTAATCGCATTGTTTTTATCGCTTAATGAATAAAACTGCCATTTATCGCGGTTTGTAAATAAGGGGCGGCCAATCAATGGAAGTATTGTCTCCTGCGACGCGCCGCTACCGCTACGTGTAAGAATCCCCACTTGCCGATACGTCGTATCTACGGACCGCGTGGGAACATTCACGCGGACACCCGACGCGCCGCCGCCGTCCATTCCGCCGTAGTGGATGGTTTCGACGCCACCCCTGATATCATAACTCGGACGGGTTGCGCCAACCGAGTTATCGCGCAGAGGCGGAACATACGGATTCAATAATACATCCTGGCTCGATGATGGCCCGCCAATCCCGAAATCCAATGAATTGTCAGTTGATTCGAGTAACACGCCACCGTGTCCGTGGTGGCCGTGGTGACCGTGGCCGTGGTGACCGTAGCCGTGGTGTGGGCCGTGACCGCCGCCAAAAAAGCGCGAATGCGCGTAAATCCCGAGAGTCACCATAATAACGGCAACAACGACAAGCGTTATATTTTCAAAACAGAATACACCCGGAGGACACCTTCTCACCATTAAATAATGCTAAACGCGTGTTAGTATTATTATATATCGTTATTTATTTTTTATCAGATGCGCTAGGTGCGGCCGGTTTTCCACCTGGTGTCGCAAACCCCTTCAACATTTCAGTTATGCCGCCGATACCGCCACCTCCGGTGACCTGCTTCATAAACCCCTCGGCGGATTTTAACAATGGACCCATATCTTTCATATTATCCATCAGTAGTTTTTGCTGGTTCATCAGGGATTTCGTTTGGTCGGTCAAACCGCGCACACCATCCTCGCCGATGATGCCCTCTATATTATCATACGCTTGCTCTAATGTTGCCGCGTAATCAATACGATTGTTGCTGCCTTTGGGATTAGTGGCATCGTCGTCGTCATCGTCTTTTCCATCATAACTCGCCGGGGAAAGTTTCGTCATTCCTTGCTTCTCCGACTTTTTTTGGTTTTTCGCGCCCTCTTTCTTTGGTTCCGTCTTCTTCGCGTCGTCTTTCTTCTTTTCGGCATCCTCGTCCTTTTCATCGTCCTTTTCATCGTCCTTTTCATCGTCCTTTTTGTCTACATCGTCTTTTTTGTCTTTCTTCATCTCCATGCCCTCCATCGCGCCACGCGACCCAGTCATTTCCAGCAGAAACACCGAAGCAAACGCAGTCAAAAGAACGATAATCATATTTTTACTAAAGTATGACATAACCAATCCAATCAAGGCCATAAGGATGACAGCATTGACGTTTCGATTTGCCAAATGACGCAGAATACTTAACAATACGACGAATAAGCTGCCATATAGAACGAACTTATTCTGAAAAAACGGTGTATTGAATAATCGATTGATATAGTACGCCATGCCGTTTGTTTGTCAATAATATATATTTCAATAATATAATAAATTGAATTATATTCATACATTTAGTCTCAATAAATACAATATATATGTCGCGTTATGAGGTAGGTTTCTGTCAAAAATTTAATCCAGAAACACACGGGTTTCATCCGAATACAAGTAGTCCAAATATAGATTCGCATTACATTTGTTTATTTACATTTGACTTACTAGATAACGACCAATTTACAGCGGTAAAGGCAATATACGAGTATTGTAAGGCTGATATTGAAATCATAGAAACTCTGATATTACAACCAGGAGAAGAAATGGTCGCAATTTACAAGACATTTTGGTTACGTATCTTTCAGCGCATCTGTCGCAAATGGATGATTCAGCGTAGATTCGCTCGCTCGACGAAATTGTATTCATTCTTGCTAAAACGAGAGTATACTAGAATAAGTATATAACGGGTTTCTTCGCGTCGTCGCCTTCGCCGCCTTCGCCGCCCTCGGGTTCGGAGTCCTCGCCCTCGGACTCGTCCTCGCGTTCGTCGTCTTCGCCTTCGAGTTCGTCTTCGTCTTCGCCTTCGAGTTCGCTTTCGCTTTCTTCATCGTCCTCGTCTTCGTCCTCTGGCTCGCTTTCGCTTTCGTCATCGGACTCGGGATCGCTTTCGCTTTCGTCCTCGGGCTCGCTTTCGCTTTCGTCCTCGTCCTCTGGCTCGCTTTCGCTTTCGTCATCGGACTCGTCCTCGTCTTCGTCTTCGCCTTCGTCTTCGGGCTCGTCGTCGGCGTGGTCCTCCATAAACGTAAGTTTATTGATTTGGTCGATAGTCACCCCAACGACAGTGTCGATATCCATTAATTTGTCAAAACTCGACCGCATTTTTTTCAATAATCCACCCATTCGTTTCTTATCTTTCACGAGCTCGGCCATCATTAGTTTTGAACTGGCGTCGACGGGTTTATTCCGCTGCGCCGAGAGATTTTCCCGAATAAGATTATTCAGGTGCCGGTATATTTCATCTAAATGCTCTACCTGCGAACGGTGTTCATCCACCATTGTATCAAAGATTCCCTTTGCGCGCATATACACGGACAGTAAATGTTTGTTATATTTCATATTGTGCCGCAGAGTAAGCATTTTTTCTATTATTTTGTGTTTGGTTTCTTTATCGCTCGCGCGAAAATCGTGAACGGTCTTGTCGCGCTCGGCTAAAAAATCCGAGTCACCATATTCATTATTGTCGCCCATTGACTGTTACTGTTACTGTTATTATTAGATAAGAATAAAAAACGACAGACGCGCACGCGGCTGCGGCTGCGGCTGCGGCTACGACGGCAGGAGTTTCCACCAGCTACATGGCTTGTGCCAGAACTTCGTATAATAAATATCACCGTCACAGAAGAAGGCGGCGCTATAACTATATGAACTCGCTGATGTTATGAGTATATCTGCCAGGGTCATTCCCAAGTATGTGTCTTCATTCGAATCATTTACATGAAGCATGACGTCCCTCCCTATAATTTCGTGGTTTGTAAAATCCGCGAATTTGTCCTCGTGACCTTGTGAATAGATGTGAATCTGGAGCCTGGTATGTGCGCCGCCGTCTTTCAGGTATGTCTCTCGTATCGTCAATAAAGACTTGATATAATACTCATTCGTATATTCTTCACCGCCGTTGGGGCGCGTATCATCACAATTGGGGCGGCGAATATGGACGGCTAGATGGTGGGTATAGCCGCCCGAGTGAGTTGTGGGGGGGACGGCTAGATGGTGGGTATAGCCGCCCGAGTGAGTTGTGTGAGTCCCGTCCTTGATGCGATAGACTCGCGCCCGTTCGCGCGCACGGTCTTTATTTCGCCAGTAAAGCTCCTTGATGCGCGCCATACTCTTGCTTTTCATACACGTATCCATATTTCTCTCAATGTAGTTGAATATATCGTAAAAGTCGGGGGTCAATATATCGACGATTTCTTCGCGACGGCCCGCGCGTTCATGTTCCGCATTTTGCGCGACGACATCCGAATAATTCATATAGTGCGGTTTCATATTCATTAATGTTTCCAGGTTTGTTATGAAATCTGGGTCGTCATTATAATTGTGCGCCATCTTGACGGGGGTTCTGTATATAAATGTGGATTCTTCGCACTCTTCCGCATAAATACACGTCCATATGAATCGTTGAAACTGTGCGCCAAACCCGTCATTAAATGGAATCGTGGAATAGTATCGCTTCTTCTTTGTCACCGTCGCGGCATCGGTCGCGGCATCGGTCGCGGCACTGGAGACGGCGGGCGCCACGAACTGACTCTCATTGTTTAGTTCATACGCATTGGGCTGCGTCCGGTCATTTCTCTCGGATGTAAGCCGGCCAATATGCCTATTCGTTATTTGATTGTAAAATCCGGAGAGGAACCCCAGTTTCATCCACTGGTTCGCATAATCCATTTCGAAAAACTGGTTCGGCGTATCATAATTTCCTACGGCTAAAATTGCGGAGACATCAATCAATGATGGGCGAAAACTGTAATGCGGCCAATAATGACAGTTTCCGTAATTAAAGTCGCCACCGCCGCAGACTTTATGTTGATGAAGCGCGACTTCGTGTGTCACTCGTCGCAATATCTTATGACCCTGTATCTTATAATCCCGCACCGTCTCGCCGTAATTTCGGTTGTATAAAATTTGACGCACATTATGCCCCGCATTCCGCGCATCCGTCATCATTTGCGTGGCTTTATTGACATAACTTCCCGGGCTGTGAAAGAGGAAATCATCCTCCATGTGAATCCAATATTCGGGGCGTAATTCGTTGAGTTTATCCCAAATGATTTTCATACTCGCGCGATGCCCCTTTTCTTCGGGGGATTTCATATAATAATCCATCCAGGGATACGCTTCCCGCATCTTCGCACGGTCTTCTTCGCTAGAATTATCATCTACGCAATACCAGTATCCAATCATATTGATGTCCGTCCACATATTCAATATAGAATTCACGGTTTGCTGAAAGAGGTCAAATCGCTTACACGTGGTGAATGTGATAATGACGCGGGGTCTTGTGCTAGGATTGCGATTGACAATAATCACGGATGGGTTCTGTGCTGGCATATTTTTATCCAGATACGGCAATTTATGTATCGGGCGCGATAAATGGAATTCGTGCGCCTCGCCTCCCCCCGCGATTTTCAACAGTTCGCATGGCGCCACCATCGCATCCCTCACTTTCTCGAAAAGTCGGTTCCATGTTTCAATATCATCGTCACTATAGATGTCATTTTTGGACGCGACGACGGTGAGATAGTGGTCTACCGTGTAAAATAGCCGCAGAATCTCGGGAAATGTGTCCTCTTCAAAAAACTGTCGATAAAATACTAAATTGCTGTAGGTAGACGACAGGAAATGAAACGCCATAATATTATGCCGGAGGATGGTTTTACAGCATTCATACCCGCTGCGTTTGTCTGAAATATAAAACGCGGAGATAGAATTGTTATATTCAATAATATCGTGGTATTTATCCGTCGCCAGGAACAGTTTATTTTGCGGGAACTTATTGTAGCCTTTGTATTTGTGGTATAACGCGTTCACCATCATGTGGTTTCCATCCGCGCGAAGGATTTCCATTACGGACGCGATACCTTCGATACGTTCTTCGTCGTATTCCATCGTTTTAGAGTAGTATTTAAACGAATTGTATTTATCGCCCTTCTTGTTATATAAATCACCGAGGCAAAGTGCGCTGTAATATTTCTCCTGTGTCCAGTTGTTTTGCGTGAGAACGCGGAGATACCATTCAATCGCTTTGTCAATATATGCGGGACCCGCGTCCATCCAGCTTTGCGCGCAGTAGAATGCGTATCTCTCGGCGAGTCCGCGGTCGCCGCCGCCACCACCGCCGCCACCGCCGCCACCGCCTTCTTCATTATATCCGCGCTCTAATACCGCAGCATCCTTGATATATTTATTCGGGTCTTTACTACGGCTTCCCCCACGCCCCGACTCTACATAATATTCGCCTTGAATCGCAGACGAACTCTCCTCTTTATCAACACACGCAATATACTCGTGAAGCACGCCAACAAACCGCCACCGTTTTCGGTTATTCACGATGAGTGTTCGCAGATACACAAATGATTGCCCGAGCTTCAACTGATACGCATCATGCGTGAGGTGTTCTGGCAAACAAAAATCTCCGTGAATTGAGTCATCCGCATCAAATATAAAGAGATAGTCGGTTTTATTAAACGCCATTTGAAGCGCTAATGTGCGATTGAAGCCGAAATCACGCCATTCGACTTGTTCAATGTGTCCGGGGACGCCTCGCTCCTTGAAAAATGCGCGAATCAGGTCCATTGTGTTATCCGTTGAACCTGTATCCGATATATAATACGCATCAAAATTCACGTATGTACACAGGTTTGTCAGTGTTTGGACGATAATATGCGACTCGTTTTTTACAATCATATTCAAGCAAATTGTATAAGATTTAGAGGGTTTGCGCGCGACCTCGGTCGCCGCTTCATTGTCGCATACTTCGGTTATTAACATTTATAATGTTGTAAAATACAATACGTTATTGTAAAATACAATACGTTATTGTTTTTAGGTTTGTTTTATTTTACCACGATATAATAGCACGTATTCCATACTCCGTATTCCGTATTCCGATGTCATTTACACGATTCCGTGACGACCCCGACCGCATCAAAAAACAACTCCAGCAATCAACCGATGTAGGGCGATACCATTTGAATGCGCCCGGTCCCGGTGATAAACCGCTTTATATAGAAGACCCGTATGTCCGCGCGCAAGGTTGGGCAGGCAATATTATGACGAATTCCGTGGATATCGAGGCAGAATTATTTGGATTATCACGCAAACTGAACCGAGATTCGGTGGATAATTACCACCACGATGACCGCGCGTCGGTCGCAACACGCACAAACGAGATGATTCGGTGCCCGATGAAGGGCGGTAGTTCCGTTGAACAGACCCGCGCCACCCACCCCGCGTGGATGTTGCGCGATGTAGAGCAGGACAACTGGAAGATGCTCCACTTTGACCCACAGGAGAATGTATTTATTCCTTTTCATAATAACCTGAATACACGTATAATTGAAAAGGACCGATTTGTTCCGCAGTCGACGGTTCCTGGAATCGCGGATGATACGTATTTTACAGTCCATCCTACGAATACGAATCCGGCCCTGGAAGGGATGGTGGGCGGACGACGCAATAATGAGCGCGGTTTAGGCAGCGCGGGCGGTGACGGCGGCATCCAGAATGTTGGCGACCTCCGTCAGTTTAGCGGAACAACCGCACTGTTTTCATAATCGCGGAATATTATATGTAGCAGAATAATATAGATAGATATAATACCGTAATAGATGGCTGAAATCGCATTAATATTAGGAAGTCTTGGTGCGGCATATATCGCATCCAACCGAAATAACAACGGCAATGGCAATGGCAATGGCGGCGCGCGCGAAGGATATCGCAATGCGGGCAAGCACGAGGCGCGATATCTACCCAACACAAACATTCCGACCACGAATTATCCAGTGATTCGCCCGAATACGGGTTCCAATGTAAATGACTACAAGAATCCAAACACTGCGACCGACCGTTATTATGCGCGAGGTGTAGATTTTGATAAAATGTCTGCCGGTGTCGCTGGCGGTGTCGGTGGTGTAGGCATCCTGCGCGGTATTGCGGAGAGAGGGCGCGATTCATCAAACGATAAGAATAGCATCATTACCACGGGATCTGTGTCCGCCGCGGCCTCAACGACCCCCTACGGCGAAAGTTTAGATACACAATTCGGCGATAATTACAGTAAAGACGGGTTTACGTCGCTGATGGGTTCGAAGATTGACCCGAGGACATTTACGCATAACAATATGGAGCCGTATTATGGCGCGAAAATCCGCGGGACGACGACTGGCGCGAATATGCACGAAAATGTGCTCGATAATAAGATTGGCAGTGGATCGCAGTTTTTCTCAAAGACCGAGCAGGCGCCCCTTTTCCGCCCGCTGGATAATCTTCATCTTCCCAATGGTATGCCAAACCAGAACGATTTCTACCAGTCACGTGTAAACCCTAGTATGAAAATCGCGAATGTGAAGCCGTGGGAAGAGGTGCGCGTCGGCCCCGGGTTGGACCAAGGATACGGGTCGCAAGGAACGCTCGGATTCAATTCCGGAATGGATGCGCGAGAGAAATGGATTGACCGCGGGGTGGATGAAATGCGCGTGAAGACGAATCCCAAACTTTCGTATTCTCTCGAAGGACACCAGGGACCCGCCGCGCATTACATCCAAACCGCGCCGACCGCGGCCACTTTAGGGCGAATGGAGAAACACCTGCCGGACACATTCTTCGTGAATACGCCTGACAGGTGGTTTACAACGACCGGCGCAGAGAAGGGCGAAACCCAGCGCGCGATTGAGATGGACCGCGAGAGTAATCGCCAGACGACGACGAGCGAGTATTTCGGCGCGACTGCTCCCGCGGATGGCGGTGGTGCCATGTTTGCGCCGAAGAATTTCGAGGATACGCGCCGCCAAACCTATGATGGCAAACCGATAATTAATCCATATGCTGCGGAGAAGAATACCGCGACCGAGGCGGATTTCGGCAGGACGAGCTATAAATTTACACATAATAATAGGACGACTGTGCGGTCCAACGAGATGGGCGGTATCCACGGCGCACTCAAGGCTGTTATCGCGCCTCTGATGGATGTCCTTAAACCGTCACGCAAGGAGAATGTGGTCGGTAATGCGCGACTTTACGAGAATGCGAGAATGCCCGTCCCCGCCGCAGTGACTGCGACATTTAATCCCGCCGACCGCGCGCCCACCACGATTAAAGAGACGACTGTGGGTCTAGTCGGATACGACCATATGAATGTGGAGCGTCAGGCTGCTGCGGGGTATTTAATCTCTCAAAACACACCAGAAGAAACGGAGCGTGCTACGACCAGCACCGACTATTTAGGAGGCGCAGGCGGAACCGCGACCCGCATGGGGAATGGCCTCTACAATGCCGCATATAACCAGCGCAATAATGTAAACAAGACCTATAAAAATATAACCAATCACGGCGCAATGTCGCTGTTTAATTCGAATACTAATGTCCAGATTGACCGCTTGGATGCTGACCGCGCAAATAACCGCACGATGGTCGCGACGAATGCGCCCTCCTCTATCCCCAGTATTGATATTTACGGAAAGATGACGATGCCGCAAGGATACGATGAAAGTAAGCTGAACGAGAGAATTCAGCCGGATATATTGAACGCATTTAGACAGAATCCGTATACGCATAGTCTACAGACGTATTAACGGATAGGCACGGAGGCATCGGCATTTTCCAATAGATAATTTTATAACATTATAGTAGTTATAATATTATATTCAGCGATATCGATATGAATCTTCGCGAATTATTCCAGGATAAATATACGATAGTCTTTATTCTAATCGTGGTATTATTAGTGAGTGTATGGATATCGCGAACCTACCGGAATGGCGGATTTGGGTCATGGATAGCGCCATCCGAAGGATATGGAACAGGAGTCATTGAAGGACTCGCAGTGGCAGATCACGTTCGATATCAAGGAGAAGTCCGCACACAAAGTTCACACGCTCCGGCGTCTACAACGGGTTCGCGTTCGGATGGAACCCTTATTATCAATCAATGCTCTTATGTGAAAAATACCGAAACTACATTCCGGTTTCTTTTTACAACAACTGCGGAGCTGCGCGGTGTATCGGGAGTAACCCCTGCGAAAATCGTGACGATTAAGGTTCCTACGCATTATATCCAGAATACAACTGCGGCGGGTTTGAAGGCGACGATGCGGGCGTATACTGGACCATTGCCTGCGACGGTTGGAACTGCGGCTGGGACGGCGTCGGACCTAGATACCGCTGCGGATGGTCGCGGTTTGACAGTGACAGTTCCGGTGGCTGGCGCGTCGGGTGCGGCCGAAGTCGCGGATGTCGGGTATTGCGTCATTACATATACGATTCAAACTGCGAACCCGATGGCCGCTGGCAAATACGCACTGGAAATCTCTGGCCTGAAGTGGGTGAATAATGAAATCACCCCCGGAACGACCGCAGCACCTGGGGCCGGATTAGCGAATGTATCTCTCACAAGTAACGCGGAGACCGCAAGCCCGACACTCGTCCTCGTGAATTTGTTACCCGCATCCGACGCCGCGAAACAATTGCGTATTTTCAATGATACAACCTATGGTGGATTGGCGACGTTGCTGCCGTGTCGTAAAATATCTACCGAAAGTCCGCAATTATCGCCGAATTATACGGGAAGTGCCACGACATTTTCTATGACAATGATGCTTACAAATGCTCTGGTCTCGGGGGATATTTTCCTCGTCCAAGTTCCTTATATAACACGCACTGCGAATATTGACCTGGGCATCTCGTTTGTATGGACGAATCCGACAACGAGTCTTCAAGATACACTCTCGACAATATCCAGTGCTGGCGTTATTACATCCGATGTAAATACATACGGCGGCGGTCAGAACGTGGTTGCGTTTACATTAGGGGGGTCATTGCCAAACAATACGCCAATTAAGTTAACCATCGCCGGTCTTCAAACTCCTGCGGCAAAAACAAGCACGACCACTGCGAAAATCCGCACATACAAAACTGGAGCGTCGCTTAATAATGCGTTTACAGTGGATGGCGGTGTTCTGGACCAAGGTGATTATATTCTCCCGGCCATCGAGGCGCGGGCTGCCACGACCGTATCCACCGGCACGCCTTCATCCTCCGGAAGCGCGAGTGATGGCACTACATACGTTACCAGCGCCGCCGCGAATGTCCTTATCTCCGATGTGAAACGCCAGATGAACTGGGCAGTTGAGGCACAGAAGGAGTATGAATCGGCGTATAAGGCCCTGCGGTCTGCTACGACCCCACAGGCGAAGACCGACGCACAACTGAAATATGATGTCGCCGTTGCGCGACGAAACCGTCTCATCGCAAGTCACCCCGATTCGTGGTATGACGGCGCAAATTGGCGATACGGCGATGACGGCCATGTGCGTAAATGCGCTGAACCGTCCACATTGTCTAGCAATGAAGGCAACTGCCAAAATGTCTACCGTATGGACGTGAGCGGCAACATTGTAAAATCGGCGGAAGGCAACAATATACTCCTTATGCGTAAATGCCCGTGGAAGTGTAACAATCCAGGTCAGACCGGTTCGGATGCGTGCCGTATTGACGCAGACTGCCTGAAAGTGACGCGCTGGGCAACGTATTTACCCGATGGAACCCAGATTGAAAAGAACCTGCTTGCGTCTACCAGGACACAATATGACGACATCGCGCGCGATACGAGCTCTTCCGACTTGAGCGAAGATGACATTTACAAGCGCGGGATTACGCGGAATTTCAAGGGATACGGACAGAAGCCGGGAAGCAGCGGTCCCCCCGGCGCGCCTGGCGGTGGCGGCAGTCCCGGACTCTTCGGTTCCATCCGCGACGCCACTGGCAACATCATCCGCGGAATTGGAAACTGGATTGACCCCAATGACCCCGCCGGAAATAAACGCACCGCGAAACACAATGCGTATTATTATGAGGATGGGTCGCCCGCTGCGACGGCTTATCTCGGAATGTATAATGGACAAGGGTATGAAGAAGAGTCGCCGTTTTATGGCGCGGCCAAACCGACGAATTATTATTACACCACGAACTATTATTATACGGATGGCGAAGCGGGCGCGAGCGCGGGCGCGGGCGCGGGCGGTGCTGCCACAGGTGACGGGAGTAAACCGTCAAAGGTGATGCCATACGAACAGAATATTAATCTATGAACGCGCCGCGAATACGGAAGAATATAAACACATTATGTCATTATAATAACAACATAATAATGACAAGTCAATTAGACGGAATCCATCAAAACATCCATAACAAATTGGATATATTCATCAAGAACCGGAAAATCCCAAACATTATTTTTTATGGGCCTAACGGTTCTGGGAAAACGTATATACTGAATCGGTTTATTCAGCAAGTATATGGCGGGGATAAAACCGCCATGAAAAACTATGTTATGCGCGCGAATTGTGCGCACGGAAAGGGTATACGATTCATCCGCGAGGAATTGAAGTTTTTCGCGAAGACGAATATTGACCTGAAAGATGGCGCGATTTTCAAATCAGTGATTCTTACGAATGCGGACAAGCTGACGATTGACGCACAATCCGCGCTGCGGCGGTGTATTGAATTATTCAGCTCATCTACACGGTTTTTTATTGTGGTTGAAAACAAGGACAGTCTCCTGAAACCGATTCTCTCGCGATTTTGTGATATATATATCCCGCCGCCGGTATTCAGTGGAACCACACAGAAGGGCGCCGCGGGTTCGGACACGGGCCCCGCCGTGAACCTACACACATACTTCGCCGACCAAGCATGCGATACCTATAAAATTATTAAATCGAGAGAACCACATACATTACAGTCGTTGATTCAAGTTCATCCGAGTTTTCTCACGGACGCGGGCGTGGGCACTGGCGCAGACGCGGACACCGCTCCTACCCGCGAAGAATACATAAAAATACTGGATTTGTCGGTATTATTATACGAACAAGGCTACTGTGCGTTAGATGTCATTGAGTTCATCCATATGTATCCAGGAATGATAGAACTTCGCCGATACGAACTCCTTATCATGTTTGACAAAGTCCGCAAAGAATTTAGAAACGAGAAACTTCTCCTGCTGTTTTTTCTCCATTTTATTGTATTTCGTTGTAAAATGAGTTTAGAAAATATTTCTTTTATGTAGAGCGAGCGTAGCGTAATGGACGATTATTCCGTGACATCGTTATACGAATCAAAAAACGAATGGGCGTCTCGTCTTGTCAATATTTTAACCCCCCTCATTCAAGAAGGATTTCGGTCTATCTTCGATGAAGCCGTCAAGCTGTGTGTGGGTTCCAAAGAACAAGACAAATATCTGATGACATTCCAGAACCTTCTCTCGCGAGTTCCCAAATGGAACCCCAATATCATCAAGGACGAGACTGCGCGAATCAAGGAACGCAGCACCTGCGGGTATTTAGAAGATTTGATTACATGCGTCCATATTATTCATCTGAAGTGTATGACGGTCATGCGTGTTGGCACCAAGCAGAAGAAAGTGGATATTAAAATCCCGCAACTATCGGATTTCATTCATAAGATTTATGTGAATAGCGCGCGAAAGTTGTATTCGAATGTCTATATTTTTGAGAAGGGCATACAGCCGCTTCACACCCAGCGCAATAATCGCGAATTCGAAATCATCGTGAAGGAGTGTATCTATAACACAATTCGCGACAATATTCCCGTGGAAGACCTGATTAAGATGTATTTAGAAGAAACAATTGAAGACGTCGTAGAAGTCACGGAAAATGAGGAGGTCATCAAACAAGAGCCGATTCTCTCGAAAGAGGACGCCGACCTCTCGGCGAGTCGGCGTGCGCGTCATGGAAGCACACGCCGTCGTCGTCATCGCGACCGAGACCGTGTATCGGGCCAAGACGGCGGAGGGGACGGCGGGGGGGACGGCGGGGAGGACGGGAGTGGTGGCGGCGACAGCGGAGATGTTGTCACATCCAGTATCGGACAACTCGATTTTGTGGGCGAATTGAATGGAAGTAATGCGCCAGACTCAGTGAATACCAACAACGAGGTAGTGAATGACGCATCGGAAAGCGGCAGCGGCAGCGGCGTATCATTCGGAGAGAATCAAATCCGCACATTTGAAACGGACGCGAGTGAGTATATGTCACGCGACGCGGATGACGCAGATGACGCGGACGACGATGATGGTAGTGGCCGTTTGAATATTGGCGGCGATATAAAGCTGGATACCTTGGATATTCATACATTGAATGATACGCAAAATATTAACGCACCGCCATTATTGGATGATATAGAAGTCCTGGCATAATTCATATAATAAATATAATGAATATATATTATATAGGTAGTATGGCCGAGGGAGCCGCAAAAAGAGCATCCAGTGCACAAAGTTACCAACCCGTAAAAGAATTAAAACCAACAACAATTATATCAGGAATATTACCCGACGAATTAAATAGGTTATTTATAGAGCAACAGCAATTATATAATCAGTATGTTCCGTTAAAGATAGATTGTTATGGTCCACCTTTACGGCTCATGGATTATTATGATTGCTTTAAGGTTTTTCAAGGTCCGACAGTCGGAGTCGCGAGTGGTCAGGCGGATTCTTTGAATATAACCGGTCATTTTCAGTTTCATTCAGGACTTATTGTTAAAAAGACGCTGGAAGAAGATGTAACGACAGATGGTACTAAGGTCAATGGTATACATGTAACGTTAGATGATTATGTTGATTTGTTAGAACCATTTCGTAGATCTAGTAAGTTGAAGATAAAAGGCGATAGAGACGGATGGAAGATTGACGAGGACCAATCACCGCCTCCGCCTCGCGATTTTTTTTCGTGGGGTAAGAGTCCAGAAAGTCCAGAAAGTCCAGAAAGTCGAGAATTATTAAGAACAGACGGATTTGTAAAAATAGTAAAGGCTGGACAACCGCCATCTACGGTTCGATTTCATCAATTGTTAATGGATAATATTGACGTATTTCAAAGTTTCCAAAATAAGGTAAATATTGTCACCGGACATAATTTATCTCCGGCTTTGATAGACGAATATTCATTATCGTTTATTCACAAATTATTAACAGAACCATATAGTGGTGACCGAAATGAGAGATTAAATGCGATAGTCAAAAAGTTAAATGAAACAAACGAACGCCTTGTCGAATTCACAAAGAAACAAATACTAGATGATATAGCTAGTTTCAGCGGCTTAAACCCGACCGAATTTCTATCACCAGATTTAAGGGGAGTAGACGCCACTACCAAGCCCCCCAAATCATTGTTCACAATATTAGTTGAGCAACTATCATCGAAACCTACATTCTGGTCAATGGGTGATAGATTTTTATCCGGAGGATTTTCTTGCGTTGAGACAACTGGCGGAGATACATACAAATGGGATGAAGCCCAAACTATGATAACAGACCAAGATGAAAGAAAATTGTTGGAGTCATTAGCATTCACATTAACTTTTCGTGTAGATATGGTTTACAACGGTAAAAAATATTTTTTTAGTTTGATACTTAACCGTGAAACATTTAATAGTAAATTAGAAGGAAAAGGCGTTTTTAAACAATACGAAATTTACAAAGATATACTACATGATTCATTTAAGGGTTGTATTGTGGATGCTTTACGAGGGAGAGCGACCGCGACAGCGGCGGAGGCGACAGCGACAGCGGCCATTGAACAATTATGGTCCGAACGAACATTTGATTTGATTCAGAATGGATGTGCAGAAATCGAACGTTGTATAACTCCAGCTCCAGATAATTTATTGCAGAGTAGTAGATTAAAATTAGTATTTCATACTAAAAAACCCAATGGTGATATTACTCTTCTCCCGAACCCTTTCGACACAAACCCAGATTGGAGTAAAATATGTGGTGATGTTTGTAAGATGGACCCAGTGGTAAATGTTCATCTTCATTTTCCAAAGATAAGAAACGTAATAAAAGACCATTTATCAGTACCACCAGGCGGTAGTGAAATAGTCGACTGGTCTAAAACAGTAAATGAATATGACGAGAATATTATCCAGACATTATTAGCAGAAAGTGAAGGTCACGAATGGCAAACCGAATCTTTATTAGGTTCTGAATCAAGAACACTATCTGAAAGTAATGGGAGGAGCAGTGATTTGTTGTTATCTCCTGGAACCGCACCGTCGTCACCACAACATTCTGTATCTGTATCTCCAGGTCGGCCAATAACAGAAAGTGCGGTAAGAGGCATTGAACGTGTATCTATCGACGAACGAATATCTGATTTTTGGAGATCACACGAAAATGATGCCGGCAACTCTACACAAAATCCTCCAGATGATTGCGCAGCGCAACAGGGTCATGCGCCACGGGTCGGATTTTTCACGCAATTTAGAACTGCCTTGGTAGAACTTGTGAAAACACTATTTAAACGACCCGAATCTGAATTTGATTGGGGCGGCGGCGGTTCTTTACATAAAAAACCGCGAAGGTCGAAAACACGCACCAGGCGTAGTAAAAAGTATTCTAGGAAAAAGGCTAGACATTACAATACATATGTGAAAACGCGCATAAAGCGTCGTCGTAGTGCTACTTATAAAAAATAATTATTCGTATATATCATATGGCTGATGAAGAAGAAGAACCAGGCAAATGGTATGATAATATTTTCCTCCTAGACATTTTGATTTTCATCTTCTCCTTTGCGTTTTTAGCAATCGCAGGTGGTGTATTCTATGTTTGTTATCCACCAGTGATGCTAGCATTTCAAACCTAGTATACTTCGCGTATAATACCGAATAAATAAGTGAAATTGTATGTATATAACTCTATTTAGAACTATATACATTGTATCGTATTCGTATTCGTATTCGTAATGTTTAACTCTACGAAACTATTCGTCATCGGGGTCGCTGTCGCCGCCGTTTATTTTATACTTAAATTTATGGAAATGCGATTCGTAGAACCCGATAGCCAGAAACCATTGAAGGTGCTTATCCGCGATTCCATCGTTGTGTGTATTTCCGCGGTATTAGCGCTATTTATATTAAATCAATTTGAGAATATCGGTCTCGGCGGTGGAAGTGGCAGTGGCAGTGGCAGCGGCAGCGGTGGCGGCAGCAGTGCGCCCGCAGTATTTGTAGATACGCCTGGATTTTAAGCCTAGTCTAGTCTATGTGGACATGTTCTGTCTTGGGTCCTTCGACCGAAACCCCATTTTCATAATAGTGTTTTCCAACCTGGTCCAAGTTGGATAACATCAGGCGCCAGGCGTCCTTATACGAATGCTCGGTATATTTGAGTGCGGACGCGTGTCTCTCGCAAAACGCGCGCACATACGGCGCCGCAAGGGCGTTCTTATACTGGGGCATTGACGGGAACAGGTGATGCTCAATTTGAAAATTAAGATACCCCATTATCCACGTCACCAGTGCGGATTTTGTGGATATATTCACAGTATGATGTAGCGCATATTCAAACCATAGGAGGTGTGTAGTCTCCGGGACTACACCAGTAAAAGAATGCGACAGAGAGAAATGTCCAAATAGGGCGATAATACTCCAGAAATTGATGACCATTAGAAGGAAATACGACCAGAGGAGGCTGCCGCCGCCGCCGCCGCCACCACTGCCACCGCCAGTATAAAAAATAAGCGGCAACACCACGTGCGAACCTGCCATACATATCAATTCAAATGCGACAGCCGCACGCTCATCACGCTTTTTCGTAGAACATAACCTGTGAATCACCTTAATCGGATGAAGATAATACACCCAAAACAAATGGACGAATATACCGTTTACAACGGGCAAAAACGTCCACGCTTGAAGTCGCATCCACCACCGGCTCATAAATCGCGCGGTTTTAGGACCGTTTGGGTTTTTTTCAAACGCCTGATTAAAAAATGCAACGAGTGGTGTTGTATCCAGGTCAATATCGTGTTTGATTTTTTGGGGTGCGGCGTGATGACGGGTATGCATTGAATTCCATACAGATGAACTCGTCCCACCACCAAATCCCATTGTAAATGTTTGTAACGCGCGGTCAATACGCTTGTTACCGGTAAAACTCAAGTGGCCGCATTCGTGCTGGACCCAGCCACATCGCGTCTTGAATACGATGAACGAGAGAACCGACGCATAGATATTATAAGACGCAAGCCACGTCCCCATCCCGAAATAAAATGCGAGTTCTAGAAGTCGGAAATAAACGTGGATATAATCCGGTTCAAATAAGCCTTGAATGACGAGCTTCTCGCGCATCTCTCGGAAATCGGCGGTCATTGCGTTTTCGGGTGCGACAGACAGCGGCCGCAGCGAGCTTTCCGGATATACCGGCAATGATTGTAGGACCTTATTCACCCTGTCAGATGACCGATGATGAAACTCGCGGAATACCTCGGTCGCATCGGCGGTATTTTTCATGTAGTTAATGATACTTCCGCCAGGATGCTTAAATTCTGTGATGTCGTAGGTCATCCCGTCGATGGTGATGGTGTCGCGGGGGCGAGGGCGAGGGTCGTCGTCGTGGTTGTCCATTACTTTATCCATTACAGTATATATATTCTAGTGTTTATATAATAATACAGACCAATGGATGCCACGTTACTCATCAATGAGTTTCTCTCGGGTCTCACGATTGCGCTCTTATTGATTCCCGAGTCCATCGCATTCGCATTTATTATGGGTCTATCCCCGAATACAGGAATCCAAAATACAATGGTGATGTCTCTCGTAACATCATTATTCGGCGGTATGCCAACGATGATTTCGGGTTCAACTGCGGCAGTCGCCACATCCATCGCCGGAGTATCCACTTTACTCGGGAAAGAATACATCATCCCTACCGTCATCGCTGGCGGGCTTATCCAGATTGTAGCGGCGATGACCGGGTTATACAAGTATATAACATATGTGCCTAAACACATCATGTCGGGGTTTCTGATTGCGTTGGCCGGTTTAATCGCAGTTCATCAACTGGATAATTTCAAAGACAAGGAACATAAATGGTTGACCGGTCTGAAAATGGCGAATACGACGCTATTTACCGTTGTAAGCACGCTGATTGCGTTCTTCGGTGTCATTAAAATCACGCATAGTAAAGACCAACACATCCATATCCCAGGCGGTCTCGTCTCCATGTTCGCAATCACCGCGTTTATTTACATATTTACGCAATATTACAATATCGACCGCGTCAAAGACACCGGCGCATTAAAGTCAGACCTACCTTCCCTTATTTCAATGGATTCAGTTAGTAAAATCAAATATGACGCAGACAGTCTTCTGAAAATGCTGCCGTTTTCGGCGGCGATGGCATTCACCGGGTTGTTGGAATCGCTTATTATGGTGAAGGATGCCGAAAGTGCGCTGGGTATAAAGGGCGATTCATTCCGCGAGAGTCTCGTCCAAGGTATCGCGAATGTGGCGACGGGTGTAACGGGCGGATTCGGCGGTTGTGTATTGGTCGGTCAAAGTAAGCTGAATTTGGCAAACGGCGCCAAAACCCAGTTTTCATCCGTGATAACGAGTGTTTTGTTTATTGTCATATGTCTCTTCTTTGGGCGCGCCATCAACGAAATTCCGGTTGCGGCGGTAGTCGGTGTTATGTTGCTGGTTGTATACAAAACAGGCGACTGGGATAGTTTATTCAAACCGCAGTCATTTGACAGACGATGGGTCATCATGATTATTACCGCGATTGTCGGGTTTGTGTCGGGCAGTCTGACACTCGGTGTGGTTGCGGGCGTGGTATTGGATAAGATGGCGGCGCGGTTGTGAAAAAAATTGAATGATTATTACGATGTTATTACGATATTATATTGTCATTTAGAATCAAATCAACGCGAATGTCGTGCAAAATATTATCAACCCTGGTAGATTTCGAATGCTGCTATGGAATAATGAAGGTTGAAAACGGGAAAATTGTATTTGAGCGTGTTGAACCAACATATCCTCCTCCTCCTCCTCCACCGCATCAGGTTAGTGCTCCACCACTTGTTGAAGACAATCGGGCTGAAATTGACGAATTGAGAGACGAACTACGGGAAACGAAAGAGAGATTAGCCGGTTTGGAGGAGAAAATGAAGGAAATGAGTTGTATGAACTGGAGAATGGTACGCGCAGAATCTGATATAGATAAACTGTATTCGTTTCGAGAAACAGTATGGATGCCCAAGATGCGCAACTACGAAGACATTTACGATTTCAATACTGAAGTACTACATTTTAGTAGCGGCGGCGGCACCTACTTTGTCACCATTTGTGACAAAGCGTTTTGCCCACATATGACGTTAGAAGATAGACTAAAAATGTTATCCATTCAGTTACGACGTGACAGACTCAAAAACATCGTGATACAGCCGAGTCAAACAACATATAGTAATTTAGGTGTAGGTCAAATGACTACCCCAAGTTGCGTGAAAGTCATACGATTCATTCTCGATTGGTTCAGGGGTGGATGGTATAAAGGTCTTACGGTTCTTCAAATAACAATCACATCATGTAGAAACGACGTGTCTTCTGTCGGTTTTGTCGTGAGTCTTTGCGAACAGTTACAACCAGAGTCACCCATAAAAATCGTCATCACACAAGCAAGAATAAGCGAACAGACCGAGTTGAAAACCAAGGTAGACAAAGACGTATTCAAGAAAATCGAATTCGAAAATGTTGTCTCATCTGCGTGAACAAATATTAAAAAACTTATTTAACCAACTACACAATAATTAGCCAGTATAAACATAAAAAATTGAACCGTTATGTTTATATTTATATGAAACCAAGACTCGTTCATTCATTCGTCTAATGACTACTTCTGCTTCTGCTTCTGCTTCTGCCACCGGTTCTGTTCATCGCGAAGTTGGATACTGGCCTCTGACCTTTGACGCCGTGAGAGATTGTGACCTATCTTATTTCAACGACAAATGGTCCGAAGATATGGTGCGCGACGCAATGCGCGCAATTCTTCTCGCCAGCGAATTACCCGAAATCAAGGACAAGGAAATCAATGTATGGAAATATCTATCGGAATACAGTCCGCCATCCGGCCGCGGGTTCCAGTTCAGCGCCGGCGATAATGACGTCGTGTCGCTGGTCCAGTATCAGATGGAAACCGGACATTCTGGTTGTAGTATGGGATGGACGATGCGCCAGATTGAGTTCATCGCAAAGAATGGAGTTCCAGCGCACCGAGAGGTCTTTCTCGAAAGTCGTCGCCGGGTTCGTCGTGAGCAATGCGATTGTTCCGACGTCTAAAAGATAGACTATCTGTGGTAGTCGGACTACACGGGGGGTAGTGTATAATACACCGGCAGTGTATCCACATTCATAAGAATATGCGTGTTTCGCCCCTCTTTCAAGAATCTCGCTGCGAGTGCCGCATGCTTCTTGTATTTTTTATATGTGATTTTGTATACATCAAACATCGGATTATGTATTTCGGTAGAAGGAACGTGATTATGGACGGTCCGTGAAATCATCTTATACAATTTAAAATCAGGATACCGCTCTTCACCACTGGATTTATAGAGAACATTGCGACCCTTGTCATCCGTAACCCATTTTACAACCAGTTTAATAATGGGGTCGGATTTACACAGTTTTTCCACTTTACGCAGGTCGTAAATGAAATAGTCAAACAGCGCGCACGCAAGGCGGCATAAATCAAAACTGAAATTCGGTTCTACTGTGGGTTTATCGGGGTTATAATAAGGGGGGAAGTTATACTGGGTTGCTGCGTCACCCTTCGGGTGGAAACTGTCGCTACAGATGAGTTCACCGCGGAACTTGTATATCGCGCGCCCGAAATCAATGAGCTTAAAAATACGCCCATAAGTGGGGACCTTGTAATGCTGGCCTTCGTAGATGTAGTAAATGAACTCTTCGGTTGTCTCGACAAACATCACGTTGTTAGTATGAAGGTCATTGTGTGTGAATGCGAACATTTTCTGATAAATAACGAGTGTCATTATTACCTGGAATAAAATAGACGTCCATTCTTCTTTTGTTAGTTCGTCCGTCATCATAATATGGTCGAGTGTATTGACGCATTTTTCAAGGAGGATTGCTTGGATGGGGAAATCTTTGATTTTTACGATGAGTTGTTCGTCGTCACTGTCATAACTTCCTGTCTCGTCGTCGCTTTCACTGTCGGCGGCGGCGGCGGCGTCGTCGGCGTATGGAGAATCTTCCACTGGAATCGCCGAGTTCTCGCCGCCGTCGCTTTCACTGTCGTCGTCGTCGTCTCCGCTTATCGTAGTATAGGAAGAGTTTGACTGTGACGAATCAGTGTCACTTGTTTCATTATTGTCCCTTGTTCTATTTTTCGTGTATAAAGCTGGCGCGTCGGTGGCGTCGGCGTCGGCGTCGGCCTCGGTGGCGCTTGGGTTTGCGTATTCCGAGAGATTTAATTCTAGGATTTCAACTGGTGTATTCTCCACGACGACATCTATATTATCCACGGCGACAGTATCAATATCCGAAACACTGTCAAGAATATGAATACGGTTTTTAATAGTAGAATAGTCTTCGTCTTCTTGTATATAACTAGTCGCGCCAATCATCGGTTTCATTTTGTTACGGATTTTCATCAACTTGCTTATATTGATATCCGAGAGGTCGCTGCCGCCGCCGCCGCCGCCGCCTGATTCGTCATCGCCGAATTGCGAATAATCGATGGTGAATAGATTGTTTTCGTATGTATTAAAAAATGAACACCCAACCAGATAGTCAATATCATCAAATACATTGGTGGAAAATTCGCTCTGTTTACATAAGTAACTGCCATAATAGTCGAGTCCGTGGGCGATTCCGTGTTCGTGAAGTGCGCGGCTCGTCAGATAGGAGAAAAACCCGTCAACATACGACGAATTATTTGTATTAAGTATTTTCTCTTCGCACGTTTCAGGTGTAGAATTGTATTTGGGAAGCGCGCGCGTTTTGTTATCAGGTTGCGTATCATATTTCCCTGATAAATAACGGATGGGGTCAAGAAGCGGCGAATACTTGACAAACATGGGGACGTTGTTGGTATTTCCGCTGTCGTCAGCGATAATCGTTTCTAAATGGTTTAGGGAATGAGTGCGAACATCGTCGGTGGAGGGGCGGTCGTAGTCGTCGATGTGTTGCGTTGGATGCGAGATGATATTCTGTAAATAATACTTTTGGTTCAATTGGATTCCGTTATAGTTTAATTCATTTACATCAAAAAATCGCGAATATATCGGTATATAATTTTGAATATCATACAGTAATGCGGACTCTATTGTATCCGGTGTATATTTGTGTTTACGGTAATGAAGTTGGAACGCCGATGCCGCATTGTCGGTCATTGTTCCTAAATGTATAATAGTTATTGATATGAATGATAACTAGAACTTTTATATTGATTTTAAACGGGGATTCCATTCCGTATTCCATTCCATTCCATTCCATTCCATTCGTATAATTGTCATAAAAATAATATATCCCATTTTTATTACTACTATGAATTTAGAACTCGCGAAGTTCGAGATGAAGGCAATCAGTTTTCGCCCTGATGAAAACAAGGGCCCAGTCATCGTTCTCATTGGACGTCGTGATACCGGTAAAAGTTTCCTCGTTCAGGACTTGATGTTTCACCACCAGGATATCCCCATCGGAACAGTCATCTCCGGAACAGAAGCAGGCAACGGTTTCTTCGCAGCCCATGTCCCAAAACTATTCATCCATGATGCGTATAATACGGCCATCATTGAGAATATTCTAAAGCGCCAAAAGGCTGTCCTAAAGCAGGTCAAAAAAGAACAGGATATGTATAAGAAGTCATCCATAGACCCGAGGACGTTCGTCGTTTTGGATGATTGTTTGTATGATAACAAATGGACGAAGGACGTGATGATGCGCCTCCTCTTTATGAACGGGCGTCATTGGAAGGTCATGTTAGTCATCACAATGCAATATCCCCTTGGTATCCCTCCAAATCTCCGCACGAATATCGACTACGTTTTTATCCTCCGTGAACCATATATTGCGAATCGTAAGCGAATCTACGACAATTATGCGGGTATGTTCCCTACTTTTGAGAGCTTTTGTCAGGTGATGGACCAGTGTACCGAGAATTACGAGTGTCTCGTCATCAATAACAACGCGAAATCTAACAAACTACAAGACCAAATCTTCTGGTATAAGGCACAACAGCACGGGCCATTCAAGCTCGGCAGTAAGGAGTTCTGGGAAATCTCCAAGAATCTCGGTTCTGACGACGAAGGTGAGCAGTCGTATGACCCAAATGCGGCGAAAAGTGGCAAGGGACCGAAGATAAATGTGAAGAAGAGCAAGTGGTGAGGGAAAGTTGCTTTACATTTGGGTGTAGCGGTATTTGATGATAATCTTGCTTTAGTCTATCCTAAATGATGATTCTAATATTATAATTTTATAATCAAGTTGCACACTTTTTCGGAGGAGTAAGATAGAGAAATTAGCATTTTAACACGATTTCTTGCTTTTTTGAATAAAAGCGGCCATAACTTTCATAAATATTGATTGTTTTTATGAAAGCAACTGCCGGTATATAAGTCGCTTTAATAAATCCGCTTTTCGATTATAAAATCAACAGCAACCTCCTATTTAACCGATTCAACACATCCGACAGGTCAAACCCTGCTTCGTTCGGATTATAGCGTATCATTGCGTAACCTTGATTCTTGATGAAGTCCTCTCTCACCGCCTCGTCCACAGCAGATCTGTCGCGATGCCCGTATTCGTCACATTCTATTACAATCAAATCGTCCGTAAAGCACAAATCCGCGAAATACGGTCCAATCTGAAACTGACGCGACATAGCGCGTAAACCGCGATACGCATTTTCAATAAACCCGATAGTCTGTCCTTCAATACACATCGGAAATCTGACAACATGTACTTGTTGTGATGCGGCAACAATGTATTTGTTTCTGAAATTAAATGAGTTCTTGAAGAGTTCAAACGCTTCTTCCGTCAGCATATAGACAATTCGGTTTTGTCCGCCATTCTGTTTTTTTGTTTCATTGACTACTTTCAGTTGTGACCTTGTATAATGGATATTCTCTCGGTAGTTCCTTTCCAAGTGTCTTATTAAATTGTATTTTGATGTCTGAAAACAAGACAACGACTCATCCAAATCGCGCGTGAACTCGGGCATAATGTAAAGACGGTGTATTATATATTACAGAAAATATTACTCCTTTGTTTCAATTTTATCTTGGTTTATTATTCTACTACTACACTATTTAAAGTTATTGTATTCGTTTTTCTTGCCCATATAAATATTTTGTATTGTATGTTCACTTGTAATTTTAATAATATTTTGAATTAAATCATCAAACCAATCATATGTATCATTCCATACATCTTCTTGAATAATTCTTATTACAGAATACCCATTTTCATTCGCGCATTTTTCTTTGTATTGGTCATTTTCAAATTGTTCTTCTGGTGTTTTCCAATTCCTGACTTGAACGAAATGTTGCCGTCCATCTAATTCAATAATAACCTTTTGTTCTTCTAATACGAAATCAAATGGAAGAATGCGACTGGTAATTTGACTTTTACACCAGTCCGCGCGAAACTGTGAAATAATATTTGGATAGAATTGTAATAGTTGTTCATATATTTTTTTTTCGGTTTTATTTACACAAATTGGACACCAAGATTTTTTTCCAGTAATATTGTTTAAAATAGAATTAAATTGATGACTACAAGTATCGCAATTAAACCAATATTTATCAGCCGAACTTTTAAAGACCTGTCTTGGTTTTACATAATCATTTTTGACGCTCCAATATTTTGATTTCTCGTGTGAAGCAAATGATTTTTCAAAACAGGTTTGACAATCTTCATTTTCACATAATTGTTTAGGTGGATTACTACAATACGGACACGAAGAAGATTGCGTTACAGTAACGTTGTTTAAACCACTTTCAAACTCATGACAACAAGTAACACAATTAAACCAATATTTTGTATTTGAATATTTAAATACTTGTCTTGGGTTTACATCACCATTTTTTTCACTCCATTGATATGACCATTCTTGTGACGCAAATGAATTTTCAAAGCAAGTTTTACAATCTTCTTTTTCACATAAGTTTTTTTTACCACAATAAGGACACCAACGATTTAGTGCGGTAATATTAGCTAAGGCAGCTTCAAATTGATGACCACAAACACAATCAAACCAATATTTTATATTTGCCGATTTAAACACTTGTCTTGGTTTTATATCACCGTTTTTTTCACTCCAACATTTTGATTTTTCATTTGAAGCAAATGATTTTTCAAAACAACTTTTACAATTTTCTTTTTCACATAATTGTTTAGGTGGATTACTACAATACGGACACCAAGTGTTTTGTCCATTAATTTGACCCAATGTGCTTTTAAAATCATGACCACATTCACATTTAAACCAATATTTATTTCCGGACATTTTACATAGATGTCTTGGGTTTACATCTCCATTTTTCTCACTCCAATATTTTGATTTTACGTGTGAAGCAAATGAATTTTCAAAGCAGGATTGACAATCTTGTTTTTCGCATAATTGCTTATTGCCACGGCAACAATAAGGACACCAACTATTTCCAATAACACTGTATAAAGCAATTTCAAATTGATGACAACACGTATTACAATCAAACCAATATTTATTTCCGGAAGATTTAAACACCTGTCTTGGATTTATATCACCATTTTTATCACTCCAACACTTTGATTTGTCAAGTGAAGCAAATGATTTTTGAAAGCAGGTTTGACAATCTTTATTTTCGCATAATTTTCTATTCGCACAATAAGGACACCAACAATTTAGTGCGGTAATATTGGATAAAGCACATTCAAATTGATGACCACATTCACAATTAAACCAACATTTTTTGTGTGAACATTTAAAAACCTGTCTTGGTTTTACATTACCGTTTTTCTCGCTCCAGTATTTTGATTTCTCTTGTGAAGCAAATGATTTTTCAAAGCAGGTTTGACATTCTTCATCATCGCATAATCGTTTTGAGTCGCACATTTTGCTTTATGATATAAATTTTATAACAAAATTTTGAATCAATTTAATTACATATTAATCATATTAATCATTTTAATTACATATTAACCTTTACGGTTCTCCACCGCAAAAATGAGCCGCAGTGTCAAAGACAAAACAGTCTTCAATGATTATTATTACTGTGTCGCGCAATCCGTCTAAGTCGCGAATTCACATTATTATTACTGTATCTCCCAGTAGTAATAATGACCATTTTTCATTGTTTTCAATCAGAATATTCAAATACTAATCAACGTCCTTTGCCCCCGACGAGGACAACCGCGACAACCCGTGGTCGCTATTCTTATCCATAACAACGTCCTCGCTCTCAAACAGCTCCTTGCGCATCTCTTCCACAGTCATCGTCACAGACGCGGTCTCATCACCAGCATTCCAAATACCGCCACCAACACCCTCGCCGACGCCCACACTGCTTTCCAGAAGTTCCTTCGGCTTCGCATCCACCAATGTCTCACCGTCCTTCGCCAACATCTGTGTCAACTTATTCCCGCTCTCCTTCGCCAACTTCATATTCTCCTGAATCGCCTTCGCCTTCGTCTCCTTGATGCGCTTATCAAACTCGGTCTTGGCCTGGTCCTCGTTCTTCTTCTTCTCCATCATAAGCTGATTCAATGTCTCCTCCATATATTCTACACGGCCAGTCTTATACGCGTCAGGGTGAAAAGGCACCCACAAACCGACAGGTCCGACGAATACATCGTGATTAGGGTCCACCTCGCGCAACATCTGACAACGCAACTCGGCCTCCTTCTGTGAACCGAATACTCCGCGCACTTTCAAACCACGCACGGTTGTCTGGAAATTGTGCTTCTCGTTGAATTCCGCATCAAGGTCGTCCTCATGCTTGTCCAGGAACGTCTTATACTCATCATAGATGTTCGTCTTCTGAAGCGTTTCCTTCTCTTCTTTAGCAAACTCCTGAAAGTCCGCTGTCAATTTGTCAAAATTCACGTGGTGCTTAAATGAAACGAAATTAAGAAACTGGACAAACTTCTCCATTGACTTTTGATAGTCCCAGTAATGAAGAAACTTCTCAAAAAAGAAATGGTCCTTCTGCTTCAAAATGTGTTCTGGTGACACGAAGGACAAACACGCGAACTTCTGCCCTGCGATGGGCTTGTCTTCCTCTAACAAATCAATATATTTAGGATTGACAGCACCGGTATTGGTGTGCTTCAGCTCAACGCCGGAAGGGGGTAGTGGTGTGGACATCGCGAAATAGAATGGAGCGGAATGGAATGGAGCCGAATGGAATGGAATGGAATGTATAATATACTACATTATAGTTGTTTAAGTGATTTAACGCACAACTCTTGTAAATATTAATTTCTTGACATTATTTATAATAAATAAACACAATGTCTGGAGTTTTTGATTTAGGCGAACTCGTGAAGAGAACCATTAAATATTTAGTCGAAGGTGTGATGGTGGCGATCGCTGCTTACGCCATCCCCAAACGCAGTTTATCATTTGATGAGGTTGCCCTCATTGCCCTGACCGCTGCGGCCACCTTCAGCATTCTGGATACATATGTTCCCAGTTTGGCCGTTTCCGCCAGGACTGGTGCGGGCTTCGGTATCGGTGCCAACCTCGTCGGCTTCCCCACCCCCCTTCGCGTCTAAATACAACGCATGATTCCATCATCCCCCGTAATATATGCTTCAACTAGTATATATTACCGCAATGGTCGTTCTACCAGGAGTCAATGAATTTCGGTCCTGGGTCGGATTCCCCCCGCCCAAAAAAGAAAGCGGAGCCGTCACCGAACTACGCGACCGCTTCAATTCGTATCATTACAATATTGTAGAACGTGACCCCGACCGTTTCCGTATTTTCGTAGCTTTAGCAATTACGTATATTATCATTCTCCTCGTTCAGCCGACTCGTTATTATTGGTGGTATCCGTCATTTAATGTCACCATATCGGGTTTCGGTAAGGCATTCCCGGACAGTCGCGCAGAAATCCACACCGTCGTCACTGAATACATTATGAAGCGAATGCCGAGTGATGTCGCGTTTTTTCGTATGACGGATATGAACCCTGCCACCGCATTTACACCGGTGATTACACCAGACGAAATGTCCCTCGCGGAAATGGACCGGATTATCACGCATACTCGGGTCATTTTCATAACAAAAATGCTCAAATGGTTCTATAATCGCGCCCGACCCGCACAAATCGCACCCGAAATCATCAATGAGGCAAATGGGACACTGTTACGGTCGGACTCCGCGGCAACTCCCGCATACCCATCGGGACACGCCGTCCAGACTTATTATTTAGCAAAAATACTCGCGCGGAAATTTCCCGCCAAAACCCAGGCGATTATGGATATCGCGACCAAGTGTGCGAATATCCGCATTATGGCAGGGCATCATTATCCGAGCGACCGCGATTTTGCGTGGTGGGTCGTAGACCGGTATTTGACGGACAGCTAACGAGGACTAGGACTAGGACTAGGACTACATCCGCCTTCGCGCCGGCGGCGGCGGCTTTTTCACAAGGTCCGTCATCAATTTCTCATAATTTACGTCCCGTTTCTCTATATCACTATAACCCGCCCGCTGGATGACACACAACGGAGTAATAAGATACCATCGGTCAGCGCGTTGAAGTTTTTTCCAATACGCATCGCACGCATAGACTGGCGCATTCCCGGGATTCGCCGTCAGCCCCGCGAGACCTTCTCCGAAATTACGCAGTAATGTGTCATAATACCGGCTACAAACAAGATAACATCCCGTCGTCTGGCAATTCGCAACCCGAAAACAATCGGGCGCTTCTATTTTAAATGGTGGATAATTATTCCCGGAAAACAATACGACGTCCCATTCATCGCGAAACCGCGAAAGAAAAGACGACACTTGATGAACTAGCACTTCCGGGTGAATAACCAATGCGTCATCTTCAAAAATGAGAACATGTTCCCACCCATTATTCTTCGCAATCTGAATACATTCAATATGACTTTTCGTACACCCAATCGCACCGTTGTTCTCGTCCTTGATGGCCGAAAACCGTGAAACTGGCACAAACGTAAAATCCTGCGGGTATCGCTCATGGAGATCCTCGAACTGCTTTTCAAATAATGCGCGACGGTCGAAACGTGAATCTAGGTTGATATATATCGCGTGTGTTATATCGGAAAATTTACGAAGCATTGTATTTCTATATCTATAACAATAACAATATATATTGAGTATTATTTCGTTTTATATAATAATAGTAATTATTTATATGTTTATTATATTATTCGTTTTTTTTGTAGAATGACCCCCATAAATATAACATTTAGCTCGTGTTTGTATGGTATAAAAAACCGACACGGCTACGAAAAACATATGAATTGGTTTCGCGATTTTATTCGTGTCGTGAACCGATTTTATCTGGTTATTTATACCGGCGAATCCGAATACAACGTAATTTGTGATGAGATACGGAAACTGGGAGAAGACACCCAGCGAAAAATAAAGGTCGTTGTCAAGCCATTTTCGGAGTTTCATAATTCGAAATACGAGAGATTTTGGATGGAAAACAATGCGAGACCCGAATGTAAACTCGCAGAAATCGCAGATTGGCGTCTCAATATGCTGTGGTGCGAAAAGACCCATTTTGTAAGAGAGACCATTGAAAACCGATACTTTGACACCGAATATTATGGGTGGTGTGATGTCGGTTATTTTCGCGATACATTAGCACCCGCCACTTATCGCGAGAGAATACGCGAACACTGGCCCAATCCATATAAAATCAATCGACTTCATAAAGATAAGGTATATTATGGATGTAATGTATTGTCTAGTCAGTTACATAAAGCGTATACTTATCACACGCGGCATTTTAACAATATAGACACAGACACCGGGATTCCGAGAGAATCATATCCCCCGCGCGCACATATATTTAGCGGAGGGTTTTATATCACTGGACGCGAAAAGGCGTTATGGTGGTGTGGCCGGTTTCAAGAAATTATTGAACTTTATATTACGAATAATGCGGTTATTCAAGACGACCAACATATCATCGCGCATTGCGTGTTTACGACGATGAATGGAATGAATGATGGAACCACGAGCCCTGATTTTTGTATCATAAAAGTAAATGAAACGAGCGATGATAAGCGATGGTTTTTATTTCGCGATGTTCTGCTATGAATAAGTAAGCAGACTTAAATACATAAGAATAGATTATATATTGTTACAATGATTACGGCTACGATTATGGGTGGGTTAGGGAACCAGCTGTTCCAAATATTCGCAGTTATCGCGGCAGCCCTTCGCAATCACGACACATTCTTTTTTATGAGGCAACAGGAATTAGCGGGTCCTCCTGGACATCCGCGTTATACACATTGGTCCACATTATTGCGCGGGTTAGGCCGTTATCTTACACAGTCCAATGATACCACCGAGAGAATGTTTCAGTCTTTGCCGCGATGGGATGAAATCGGGTTTCAGTATACGTCTCTTCCTACTGGAACCGTGAAATATCCGAAACCGTTGCGTATTCACGGGTATTTCCAGAGTGAAAAGTATTTCGTAGATAAATACGCAGACATATGCGATATGTTACAACTGAAGGAACAACAAACCTGGATAAAGAAACTTTACGAAAACGAAACGTGGAGCGGCGATTACTCGGACGGAACTCCAGTATCGACGCGGCGCGAATTAGTAAGCATGCATTTCCGCATTGGGGATTATCTATTATACACACACCTCCATCCGGTGATGATGGTGGACTATTATTATCGGGCCATTTCGCATATTGTCGCCTCATCGGCGAAGTCGTATTCATTCCTCGTATTCTATGAATCACGCGACAAAGAAATCGTTCTCAAGCATATCGCAGAATTAAAACACCGTTGTGCGACGGATATCCACGGACCCGCATACGGTCGTGATATCCAGTTTCATTTTGTCCGTGACACCATCGCCGATTGGCAGCAGATGCTTTTAATGAGTGTGTGTGACCACAATATCATCGCGAATAGCACATTTAGTTGGTGGGGTGCGTATTTCAATCCGAACCCACGGAAGGTCGTTTGCTATCCAAGTGTTTGGTTCGGGCCAGGCGCGTCCCATGATACGCGGGATTTGTGCCCGGAGTCGTGGGTGAAGGTGGATGCGACAGCGATCACGGAGATTTGAATGAGTGTATAATAATACGAATGTTTTATTGTATACGTATTATAAATGGCATCATATAAACATAGACGACGCAGTCATGGTGTACATAAAAAACGCCGTGTAACAAAACGACATAAAAATACATTACGTAAATCACGGAGTCGTATAATGAGAGGAGGAAAAAAAGGAAAGATAACATACGAAGATGGTCGTATTTATGATGGCGAAATTCAGGATGGAAAGGCGAACGGAAGAGGCATCATGACATGGAGTGATGATGATTATGACTATGTTTACGTGGGCGAGTGGAATGACGACAAGAAGAACGGTAGCGGCAAGATGACCAGCTGGCCCAAAGGTACGGAACACAATGACGAGTGGGTGGAAGACATGATGATTTACGATGGCATGTGGGTTAACGACAAGAGAACCGGGAAAGGCAAGTATACCTGGCCAAGCGGTGATTTTTACGAGGGCGAGTGGAATAATGACAACGCACACGGATATGGTATAATGAAGTCTTCTAATGGTAATATTTACAATGGCCAGTGGAGAGACGGCAAAAAAAACGGAAAAGGTAAGATGAAGTATCCCAATGGTCATGTTTATGAGGGCGAGTGGAATGATAACAAAAAAATAAATGGAACAATTCACTGGAGTAATGGTAAAGAATTTAGAGGATTATCTAATGTTCAGCTTTCAATGACAGACGCCACGTATGATGCTAAATCTCGGTCAGGAACGCCTACGAGACCACACTGGTAACCGTATTTGACAATACATCAATTCTACGGCGTCGCAATAAACACCCAGTCCAACTCAATACATATCTGCTTCCATATCTGGTCTTGCTCTATCCGTTTCTCTCGGTCTTTCAACATCGGAAAAAACGGCAGGAACTCGCGCCGACCCAGTAGTTCGCACAGCTTATACACCGTATAATAATAATTCAGAAAATTCACCCTGTCATCGGGGCAGAATTTCGCGTAGGGACCCTGAATCTCCATAAACAGATTACACAACCGGTCCTCTAGGTCGGGTGTCATCACCGGTGGTTTAATCCCCAACTTATCTTTAATAAATGGAATGTGCTCGTAATATTTATTAAATCCCAGTTTCTTCATAATCTCTTTCGCCTTCTTATCGGTGAATTGGGTAATTTCAATTCGCTCCTTCTTGATTTGCTGTTTGATGCTTTCTAGCACATTATCGGGGATACACGTGGTCTCCTTCGCCTGGAACTGCGCGAGGATTTCGCGGAAATGGTTGATGCGCTTATATGCGTAAAAACACGCCTCTTTAGGCGGTTCCTTATAAGAGGGTTTCTCATTGTCTATCAGGAATACCACCTGCTTCGCGCACTGATTACATACCATAATGCCTTCGCATTCAACCGGAATCATCTCGCCATGGTGGCAGAACTGGCAAATATCCGTGGGGTAGACGTATTTAGAAACATCCATATAGGTCTGGTCAATACTCGCCAGATACTTTTCTACATTATTGTGCTGGTTTTTGAAGAGTTCTTCGGTTTTCTTCGCTTCGGGCAGATTGAAGAACGCATTTAGGGATTTTGTTTTCATTGAGCCGCCGCTGGTTATGGTTTTCTTGGTCTCAAAATACTCAAAGATATACTCACTATTGTGGAGGTAGTAGTTTTTATAGTCTTGTTGGTGCTTTTTAATGGTCGCATTGATTTCTTTAATCCGGTCACGGATTTCGAGGCATTCGTCAATACTGCTCGTGCTCGGCGGCTTCGTCGCTTCTTTGCTTCGCAAATCCGCGACTACACCGCCTCGCGCTTCGCCGCTAGAATCCACGTCATCGTTGCTAGAATCCACATCATCACATCCTATTGCACCTCCCCCCGCCAATAGAACGTAGTTCCCGCCGTTGGGGGGCGGACACCCCCCCCGTATAATTTGTAATCGTTCCTTTAGCATATTTTTCTCATTTTCAAGCCCCGGAATAATTGTATCTTGTATATATTGAAACTCTGTCTGTAATTCTTTATGCTTGCTATCTAGTGTAGTTATAGTGCGGTCATCCAGCATAATCTTTTTAGGAGGCTTATACTTGAATAATGACATCGTTCTATTACGGCCGTCGACACCGCTGCGGTTATTGAAAATATAGTATAAGAAGGTTTAGCAATTTTTGTTTAATTTGTATTTCGTTAATTTATTATTGATTTATTCGTATAATATGTCAAATTCGCGAATTTTTTTTCTTTTTGAATAGTATAACAAGCATTTTACAATGGGTGGAGGACTTATGCAACTTGTCGCCTATGGCGCCCAAGACGTTTACCTGACTGGTAACCCCCAGATTACTTTCTGGAAGGTTAGCTACAAGCGTCACACCAACTTCGCTATGGAGTCTATTGAGCAGACTTTCAACGGCCAGGCTGACTTCGGTCGCCGCGTGACCTGCACCATCTCCCGTAACGGTGATTTGGCCTACCGCACTTACCTTCAGGTTACTCTCCCTGAAATTAGCCAGTCTCTCAAGAACACTGGCAACGGCAACGTCTACGCTCGTTGGCTCGATTTCCCCGGTGAGCAGCTCATCTCTCAAGTTGAGGTTGAGATCGGTGGCCAGCGCATTGACCGCCAATACGGCGACTGGATGCACATCTGGAACCAGCTCACTATGTCCACCGAACAGCAACGCGGTTACTTCAAGATGATCGGCAACACCAGCCAGCTCACCTTCATCACCGACCCCTCCTTCAACGACATTGATGGCCCTTGCGATGCCAACGCTCCTCGCCAGGTTTGCGCCCCCCGCAATGCTCTCCCCGAGACCACCCTCTATGTCCCCCTCCAGTTCTGGTTCTGCCGTAACCCCGGTCTGGCCCTCCCCCTCATCGCTCTTCAATACCACGAGGTCAAGATTAACCTTGATATCCGTCCCATTGAGGAGTGCTTGTGGGCCATGTCCAGCCTCAACGACGCCGCCGCCACCACCAAGGTCACCTCCGCCTACAACCAGTCCCTCGTCGCCGCTTCCCTCTATGTTGACTACGTGTTCCTCGACACCGATGAGCGCAGACGTATGGCCCAGAACCCCCACGAGTACCTCATCGAGCAACTTCAGTTCACCGGTGATGAGTCCGTCGGCTCTTCTTCCAACAAGATCAAGCTCAACTTTAACCACCCCGTTAAGGAGCTCATCTGGGTCGTCCAGCCCGACAAGAACGTTGACTACTGCTCTTCCCTCGAGAGGGGTTCCGTCCTCAACCGCCTTCTCGGCGCACAGCCTTTCAACTACACCGACGCCGTCGATGCCCTCCCCAACGCCATCATGGCCTTCGGATCTCACGACTCCGTTGCCCAGACCACCGGCTCTTACATCAACGCATCTGGCCTCTTCACCGACGCCGGTGCTCAGGATGTCTACACCACCCAGACCTCTTGGTGGCAGCTTGGTTCCGACCAGCCCAACACTGCCAACTACAACTTGCCTAACTTCGGACCTGGACAGAACTCCGGTGTCTCTGATGCCGGCACTTTTGTCCTCACCGAGACTTCTCTCGACATGCACTGCTGGGGTGAGAACCCAGTCGTGACTGCCAAGCTCCAGCTTAACGGCCAGGATCGCTTCTCCGAGCGCGAAGGAACCTACTTCGACCTCGTTCAGCCTTGGCAGCACCACACTCGCGCCCCAGACACCGGAATCAACCTGTATTCCTTCGCACTGAGGCCCGAGGAGCACCAGCCTTCTGGCTCGTGCAACTTTTCTCGTATTGATAACGCTACCCTTCAGCTTGTTCTTTCCAACGCCACCGTTGAGGGAACTAACACTGCCAAGGTTCGCGTGTATGCCGTGAATTACAACGTTCTTCGTGTGATGTCTGGCATGGGAGGCCTTAACTATATAGTTACAGTAATGTGGATGTTATTACTAGTTGCTATTAATCAGGGCAGAACAACAGCTTGCCGTAGCCAATTGAGCTCTAGCTACGGAAAAACAATTGCGTCCTCAGTATCATCTTTGTTGATGATATAACCAGACCAGCTGTTAGTGATTCTGACGACGATAAGTCAGAGTTGCGACACCTCTTCTATTGTTCAAGAAACCCCTTAGAGCATTATCTACCAAGCTGATATCCGAAAGGAATGAGTGGCCAAGAAAAAAAACTTGGGTATGGTGAAAATGATAATGATTGGGCAACTTGCAGGGTATCATTCTAAAGACGTTATGCTAGTCCATGAATGACCATCAGAGACTCAACGGAGGTGGGTTTTCAGTGAAGGTTTAAGCAACCGGAGAAAATCTAAGACATAGTCCAGCCCCTAGGGAAACTTAGGGGATAACCTGTGCTTATAGCAATTAGTACCGCTACATAGTTACAATTCTATTTATGTTTATCGCAAGATAAATATAAAAAATTAGACATTTCATATTACTTCCACTTGATATTCGAATGTCGTTCAGCGACGTTCAGTCACAATCATAAAACAACTCCACGATTTCAACCGTCTTCTCCGTCGCATTTTCTGGGTTCGTCCAGTATTCCACTTGTTCGCGCAACCTCTCCAAGCGCGACTCCCATTCTTTCTCCTTTGATTTCTTCACTACACAAATACCTTTCCCATTCACACCCCAGCACGAAGTAACGCTCTCACCATTCGCATCCGTATGCTCGTCAGGGTTAAATCGAATGAATATTACAGGCCGATGGTTTAGATCTTGTGACAATTCCATTATTCGTTTATGTTCGCAAGAGCAGTCATAGTTGGTATGTTGGTTTTCATCCACTTCCACAATAATGATTTGGTATCCCAAGTCAAGAATCATGTCAGGTCTGCGACGCGAGCATCCATCCGTTATTGTTTTATCCGCAACCCAACTGAAATCCGGGAAATGTGATGAGATGTATTCAACCACACATCGCTCTTTGGTTTTGTAGTTATGAGATACCGGTTTGTCGGGGAACATGTGTATGAAACAATGAACGCAATAACCATCGTATTTCTCGACAAAAGAATATGTATTACACCATTCATTCCGGCAAGTTTTATTTTTTATATCTTTCATATTGGGGAGTTTATGGCTATAACAATACAACGCCGTTTTTTCATTCGCATAATTATAATTTGGGATTATACTGCATCCTTCGTGTATGCATCTTTTACTTTTGATGTTTATCATACCATCTTGTTTATGAATACCACATAAAATTGGTTTCTTTTCAGATTTATAATTATACGTTGGTCGTATCCTACAATCTGGGTAACTACATAATTTATTTTTTATATCAGACATTCCTTGAAGTTTATGCTTTCTACAATACAAACCCTTTTTTTCTCCGTGATAATTGCAACAAGCAATTGTCTTGCATCCATCATAAATACATTTTCGATTTTTTACATCAATCATATTTTCAAGACGATGCGAAGAACAATACAAAGCATGTGTCTTTCCTTCATAGTTATATGTCGGTCTTATTTTACATCCATCGTAAATACACTGTTTATCCTTGACGTTAACCATGGTGTCCTCTTTATGAAGGTTGCAGAATAAAAGCTTAATTTCTCCTTCATAATTATAGATTGGATATTTCGGACACCTCACCCCATCTTCATCAACAAAAGCACACTTCGACATATTTTCACCCTTCTATAAAATCACCCCACCTAATTTAATTTCAATTTTCCCTCAATAAAAAAATTGAAATTGTTTATTCCATTTCACCCTAATCCATACACAGCTCCACACTCTCCGCGATGACCCTCCAATTCCAAACACAACACGACTATATCACCCAGAAATACGGCTCCGGTGCCACCTCCGCATCCGCCTCCGCCACCGCCTCCGTCGTCACCTTCAAGCCAGGCCACACGAAATCTCTCGGACGCACCGCCAACCAAATGAAAAACCCCATCTGGGAAATAATGAACCCACAAACCGGCGAAATCACGGCGGTCATCATGTATTGCGAACCAAACGAATACTGTGAATTATGCCCCACGAGCTACCAAAAAATACTGGAATACGAAGCAACCCACAACAAAGGCGAGAAACTCACGTGGTATAAAACCACGAACGGATATATTTCGTGCCACAACAACGTCTTCATCCATCAAGTGATTATGGACACATGGGGAAATGGAAAAGGCACGAGCATCGTGAGCGTCGACCACCTTGACCGTAATCCTATGAATAACCGATACGACAATTTGCGCATTGCGACGATGCAAGAACAACAAAAGAACAGCAAAGGAACCGCGGATGATGGAACCAAACGCGAGAGAAAGCATAGTGCTCGCGCTCTTCCCGCCGGCATCACCCAAGATATGATGAAGAAATTCGTCGTGTATTATTTCGAATGGTTAGATAAAGAACACACGAGGAGTCGCGAATTCTTCAAGGTTGAGAAACATCCCAAACTTGAAAAACCGTGGATGACGAGCAAATCCGAAAAAGTATCGCTCATACAAAAATTGGAAGCCGCCAATAAGGTCGTCAGCGATTTGGAACAGGGCATCTTCCCCGAGGATACCGCACCCGCTGCGGTGCTCCCGAAGTATTTATCGCTCGTCGTTGTGCGCGAAAAACCACACTTGGTATATGAGCGAAGACGACCCGACACCGGTGTTCGCGAAGGATTACGCATGGTCTTGCCCGAAAACTATACACTAGAAACCGAAATCGTGAAAATGAAAGAGAAAGTAGAAGCGAAATACGGGGTGGGGGCGATGGATTAAAGGGGATTGACTTCAGCACACTAAACCAATGAATAATAAAATTGAATCGTAAGTATTTTTATTTCCGGCCAATACCATAAACAATCAAACACCCCCCACAACACAGATGCGACCACTACGCCTTGTTCACCCAACCAACCTTATCCCCGGCAAAATGTACCTCATCCGCGAAAAACGGCCAGAATATGCCCACATGAATAGCAAAGGCGTCTTTGTAAAAAATGAGTATCCAATTTCACCTCATCACTGCACGATGAGTCACTTCACGAATGTTCAGTCAAACAATAATACGCGCTACCCCGACCTCTGCCTTCAAGACACGTATTGGAACTATTATGAAGCCGACGCCGTTGAACGCGCCTACACTACACATATTCTTCGCATCATCACGGGCGACCCCGATTTCATATTTGAGGATTATTGAATCATCATCTATTCTTGTTATTATTATGATGTTCTACATCCCTACACCCCCTTCACCATACCCATCCCAACCATCTTCCAGAGAACAACCGACACGACACTTCCGGTGATAAAACCGTTGCCAGCCGCCTCCAAAGTCTTCCCGAAAAAGAAATACGCAATCGCTGGGAACACGATATACGTCAGCACGGCGTAAAACGCCATAACGCCGGTGTATTTTGTAATGTTGAAATTAAGATTCATCGTTGATTGGGGTTATGATATATAGAGAGAATAGAATATCATTTATTTATTCGCATAATATTTATAAATTCCTCCTATTATCCAAGCAGTATTTATTACGATAGATTGATATTGTTTTGACGTAATACAAACAATTAGTAATCCTGTTGCGCCGAGGGTATTCAATATAAAATCGATGTCTCGTTCAAAAGTCATGACATATGGACACAATACTAATATACTTCCCGTCCATCCAAGTCCTTCTAAAATAAATTTTGTAAGCTTATGTTGGGAGGTTACTGTAGAAACCGGAATGGGTTCCTGAACGGGAATTATTTTGTTTGAAGCATATTCGTTAGACATATTATTTCGTTAGACATATTATATTTCGGTTCCTATTTTTATTTTCAATCTTCAACGATGAAAATAAAATTGTTATTCCTTATACGACACGCGGTGGATATACTCTAATTATATAATGTAATAATAGTAGTTGGGTTGTCATCAAATCATTTAATTGTATTCTTCGTTGTCTCCTCCGCCTCCGTCTCAGTCTCCGTCTCCGTATCCTTCGTCTCCGTCTCCGTATCATTCGTCTCCGTATCCTCCGCCTCCGTATTCCACGCCAACACCCCGCCCGCCACTATAAAAACAACCGAAAACCACCGGTCACTCGGGTAATTCCGGATAAATAAAAACACCGCCGCCAAAAAAATCGCCGCGAATGCGACGAACGAAATCATTGTGTTACAATTCATAATTACGTGTTCAGAGTGGTGGTGGTATATTCCGATAATATATTATTCTAAACATCAAACCGCATTATACCACATACGGCAGTAAATACTCCTGTCTTTTTTCATACCGGGTCTTCAATACTGAATCCAAAGTCGCCGACGATACCGGTGTTGTTGACGAAACACAGCACCCACAATGGTCTTCATTGGCCTGGTCTATTTTAATCTGAATAATCTTCGGGTCGTATTGAATGCCCCACCGGCCTAGCGCGACTGATGATGACACCGACGACGCATGATGGGTGTGTGTCCGAGTGACAATTCTTTGAATAAACGACAACATTGTGAATCCTTCTACACTACAGAAACGAATCATCACGAAGAACGATTCAATTTTATACGCCGCGTCCACCCCCGCCCCCGCCCATACTTACAATGCTGGCGCTGAGAGAATCCGCGTGGGCGTCGGCAGTTGATACTGCGTTTGTATTTCATGGACCAGCGGCGGCGACGATGTTGAGTTACCGGCATTACTACTACTATATTACTGTAATATAATACTAAAGCAAGCATCGGGCTTTACAGCCCTCGCAACAACCCCTGAATACTATCCAGGTCCGTCAAAAACCGCGGATACCGGGCGTGAAATTCGCGCATCTTCGAAAAACAATCCGGGTAGGACTGATTGAGGAGTTCCTCTGTTACATCCGCCCATCTCTCGACAACGAGACACGGAAACCCGGTGTCGGGCGCATACAGTCGGTCAAACACCGTATGAGTCCGGAGGACAATCGGAACGCATCCCAGGTAAATACATTCGTAAAATCGGTGCGTATCCACGCCACACCCCCGCGGGCAAAGCGCATACCTGCTTTCAAGCGTCTTATCATAGACTAGCGCCGCCGGCACTTTTTCAAAGCGATTCTCCTCTCTAGCGTCAGCGGCGGCAGCGGCGTCATTGAGGTTATAAACGAAGGATGACGACGCGCCTGCGCCCTCACCCGCGAATAGGTCGTAGCACTCCTGTCGTGACGGATGTGTCCATAAACTGAAACACAGTAAACATTTTATAGGCCGCACATTTGCGCCCAACGATGTGCGAAGCGACGCCCCCTTTTCAAGCAGATATCGTTGGTTGTACCTGCGATGTATCGCCACAATCGTCCCGCAGTCGCGTATCCCAATCGGCATAATGTGAACTTTCGGGTGGTCGTATTCGTTGTTTTGGACGAGTATCCGAATACTTACTGGAAGTAATCTCTCAACAAATTCCCACGCAACCAGCGGTTCTTCCATAATATAAAACACTACGCGGACATTACGCGCCCGCAGAATCGCGACGAGGGTATGGACGGGAACGTCGGATTCTCTCGTCGATATAAAAACCGAATCTCCGTCGCGCAACTGTGCGGCGTATTCCGCGTAATCATGAATCCCTACATTTATGCGGTTGGTATAACACAGCGTGCTATGAAGCGCGAATCCGATTTGCGACAATTTAAATATTAGTTGCGACGACAGTGTGCGTTTTGCTTGCTGGATTGCGTTCATTGCGGACACGGATAGTATTTAGGAGCGTTCAAGTTTTATATGTTTTATGCCCTTGTTATACAAATGACAGACGCCGCCGACGCCGCCGACGCCGCCGACGCCGCCACCGCCCCTCCGCCACAGTCTCCCGTGCTATCGAGCAGGAACGACAAACGCGAGAGAAAGCAGACCGCACAGGTATTGCCGCCTGGCATCACGCATAATATGATGAATAAATACGTTGTATACTACCGAGAGATGGTCTACCTTAAAAACGGGAAACAAGTTCCGAGAGAATATTTCAAAGTAGAGTCGCACCCGAAGCTCGATAAACCGTGGGTCACATCCAAATCGGCGAAAATCTCCCTGCTTGAGAAGTTACATGACGCGAATGAATATGTTACGAAATTGAGCGCGACGGCGAGCACGAGTGCGAGCGCGATCACGACTCGGTTGCCAAAATACACAATGCTGCGTGTCGTTCGCGATACACCCACCGCGACCATTCTCTCATTAGTCTATGACCGTAAAGATAATCTGAACGGATTTAGATGGACGTGTAGCCATACATTTTCGTCTACGACGGCGACGGTGGTCGCATTAGAACATTTACAGGAAAAACTCCGAGAGAAATATGGCGTGAATATCGCCGGAATATAGTATACGTAGTATACATAGTAATACGTAGTATACATAGTAATACGTAGTATACATAGTAATACATAGTCATGTATATTTACTCGTCGTCGTATCATACAGAAAACGACATTAGTAACCCAACCCCTACAGTTCCACGCGGAAAACGAAGCGACTTAACCGAAAAAGACTTGGAATACTTCCGGGCCTCATTTTCTGATTTGTTTCACGATGAAACTTTTTAGAAAAAAGATGATTGTGAGATTCAACGAGCTATTTGAAAAAAATTGAAATCCTTTTTCTCAAATAAGATAAAGACAGTGCCTCCTACCAGATACAAGCAATCAAATGTCGTCGTCCAGAAATACCGCCAATACTACCACCGCCCCCGCCAAGCCTTTCTGTAAGGTTTGCCGTGATGCCGGGAAACCCGAATCGGAATACACCAGCCACTTCGTCAAGGACCAGCCCGGACCCAATGGAAAAGTCACCTGCCCAACGCTCCTGAATCAAGCCTGCCGAATCTGCGACAAGACTGGACACACGTCGTCCTACTGCCCTCAATACCGTCGCCCCCGTCGTGAAGAACCCCGCCGTGAAGAACGCTACATCGAACGTGAGCCCCGTGATGACCGTCGCCGTGAAGAACGCTACATCGAACGTGAGCCCCGCGATGACCGTCGCCGTGAAGAACCCCGCCGTGAAGAACGCTACATCGAACGTGAGCCCCGCGATGACCGTCGCCGTGAAGAACCCCGTCGTGAAGAGCCCCGCCGTGACCGCGGCGGTTCCTATGACCGTCTTCGTGAAGACACCGAACGCCGCGAACGAGAGATTCGCCAACGGGACGATGAATACTACCGCGAGCAAGACCGCCGTTCCAAGCCATGGCTTCAAGCCGCGTTGAAAAAGCCAGAACAAGAAGAACAACGCCGTCGTGAGCCATACGCCCACCCTCATGGACCTCGCGTTCGCCTGAATATCGAAGCACCCGCTCTTTCCGTCTACAAACACGCCGAGGCGCCACCGCTTCCTGCCATCGATGCGCTGAAGGTCACACTCAATCACGCGTCCGCATGGGGCGATGAAGACGCGGAAACTTTCGTGTGTCAACCGGAACAAATGGCCAACGCCTTCCTCCAAAATGCAATGATGTCAAACTTGACCACAAGCGCCGAATACGACTTCATCGCGGCGTGTGATGACCAGAGCCAGATGCCCTTCTTCTGCGGCCAGTAAACATTCAGGAACACTATAAGGTATGTATAATCTATGTATGTGTCTATGTAACTAACACTTTTTATTCACGAGTGTATTTCATCCATGAATAAATTGAAATGTTTTTATCTTCGTATTGAATAGCAGTATCATTATCGTTGACTTTTTGGAAAAAGAAAAATGGCAATCATCGAAACCACCACCATTGATTTAGCAGAACGAATCTACAGTTATCCCGACGGAACCGTTTACATGGGATATATGCGCGTGAACACCGATCATGATGTCGGACTAAGCCTTCTGCGTCATGGCAGCGGGACTCTTCGCACTCCTGCGTTCGTCTACGGCGCACCTCTCAAAGATTATACAAGCGAGGAAGCCGTCGAAAACGCGCAATACGCAAAATGGCACGAATATACTGGAACATGGGCGAACGACAAACTTCACGGATACGGCGTTCATGTTCAGAAATCTGGCGATGGGGGCGAAATCGTTGTATTTGAAGGGTTATGGGAAAACGGAAAACCGGTGAAGTCTATTCACGCCAAAGATGAAGATGGAGCATATACATTCGACGATTCGGTATTCGGTTAACCCTTACAGCGTTTCATATATTTTGGTAATTATACTAAATTATTAGATTGCATGACGCTGTAAGGGTTAAATTATCGACGTTCGTGGGGACCTGGCGAACGATGTTAAAAAATTGAAATGTTTTTTTTTTATTGTATGGATTAGCAGATTCACAGAAAATGACGACTACGACGACGACACTCCCCGAACCCAAATACCGCCGCTTGGATATGGCAAATCTCCCACCATACCGTTTGGAAAAAATATCACCCCAAGACTACATGAAAACAATCCCAGGTGACAGCATGATACGATTCAAGAATGTGTGGGATGACGAAACAGAAGCAAGACTCGCAGAAGAGAAAGAAAAAGTCGACATGTCGCGAATGATGTCGCGCCGCACCCAAACGAAATCGACGAAAATGCGCCGTCGTTTCTGTAAGTTTTGTCAGCAACGCGGCTTCCCACTCGCGGTTTGTAAGACGCATTACACGAAAAGCGGGCCGGAATTTGGCTCAAAAATCACGTGCCCGGCGCTTCTCGAGCAACAGTGTGCCAGATGCGGCGAAATCGGACACACACCGAAATACTGTAAGAGTGAATACTGGCTGAATACCAACCCGTGTGAAATCTCAAGTCATCGTGACCCGTGGGGTCTTGACTGGTTTAATTTAGATGCGCTTGATGACGCACGTATACCATCTTGGCAGAAACCGATCCCCCCAGCGCTCCAGAAGAGGCACGAAGAATACGAAATGAAATACGTGAAACCCTCTCGAGTTTGGATTGAAATGACCGGCGACCACAAGCATTACACGAACGACTTTCGTATTGTCATGTGTATTGAAAGCAGAGATGATGACTGGTTTCATGTGCGTCCCCGAACCGAATACGAAGAGAAGGTTCAAAACCATTACGAATGGATGCGGACTGTGATGTGGGATGAAACGCGCCAAACTAACTGCCACAATTTCTTCATCGTGAAATCGCCGCCGCCGACTTATGAGGAGGCGAATGCGGCTGCGGAGATATTACTGGGCACGGCCGCAGGCGGTGATGTAGGAGAACTTACTACCTCGGCGTTGAGACGCCTCCCGCAGCGGTACAGGGCTGATATTGAGAGGGTTTGCGCCGATGCGATGCGGGATATATTAAAGGAATATCAGGAACATCAAGGATTAATATGGTAAGTGCGTGTGCGTGTGTTACTAACACTTTTTTATTGTAATCCTGGTGGTAATAATAATAAATAAAAAGTGTTAGAACACACACACACACACACACACACACACACACACCTTACACATTTAATGGTTCCAAATATTCTCTTGAGTTACGGCGCTGTATTCTTGGATGAACAAACCACGTCATTCCGGTTCCGTCCGCATTTGGTATTGGATTTCGATGAACGGGCCCGGCGTAGAGTTCTGGATGCGTCCATTCGTTTCGCTCTTGATTGACTTGGAAGTATCTGATTCCGCCAAGGTCGGTCCTGGATAGTGGTTTGTAGCGGCAAACATCGCCTTGTTCGTCTCTCTCCACCGCATTCTTCATTTGCGTAATCTTCCTTCGACTCACCGTGCGATGCTTGGCCCAATCCTGGTGGCGCTCGCTTTGTTCGTGTTTTTGCCAGTGTTTGGTTTTGCCAGTATATCCGCACGCGCATTCCCACCATTGGTATTGGTGTTCAGCATCGCCTCCTCCAATTCGCCAACCGCCAACCGCGTGTCTCGCGATGAATGGGCACGCTTCAGGTTCGGGGTTTACCCAACGACGTTCCAGTTTGTTTACAACGCACTCGGTTGCTTCGCGGAGCATCATGTTGCGATCTTCTTGAGAAACTTCATTCCAGATGGAGAGCGTGATTCCAAAGTGTTCGGGGTGTTCGTTTGTCACACGGTACCACGCGGCTTCGTTGACTCGTTCTTCTATAGCCTCCGGGGTAAGGAACAACGACACCGATGCGCTGTAGGAGGGAGGCGGTCCACCATCCGCCGCATCCGCCGCAGCAGCCTCCGCGGCGGGTATTTCGCGGTGGAGGGCGCAGAGTGCGTTCATCGCGTCGAGGTACTCTACTTCCTGAATTTTGTCTTGATTGTCTTCGATGACGCGCATAAGTGTAGCCAAGCTCGGGTTCACAGCCATTTTTCGTTCGTTCGTTGTTCGGGTCACTATATATCATATATTGTAAAAAAAACATTTCAATTTTTTACAATACGTCACATTCAACGCACCATTCACTTATCAATGAATAAATTGGATGCCCTGTCGGGGTTTATTTGAACCGGATTTCTGTTTAAAACAGAATAGGGTCGATGAAGAGTCGGATGCGGAGACCCCCTTATCTACCGCGCCGCTCGCACCCGAACTCAGTTCTAATGCCGCACCGCCACGCGCGCCTGATGCCGCCGCCGCCACCGCGAAAACCGGCCTGGCCGGAGTAATTAATTGTCCGGTCATCAATTGCGGAATCTGGGAGTAACGGTTGGCGCGCATAAAATGGCGGACATCGCGGAGGAGGGCGCTCCATGAATACGTGCGGATGCTGGCCTGGTTGGCGCGAAGAATGGCGAAGATGGCGTAAGTGAGCGCGCCGGCAAACGCGTTGTTGATATACGCGTCGGCGGAGGTTTGTTCGTCGCGACATCCGCTAATCATGAAGACTTCACCCGCGGTTTCGGTGTATTTCCCCTGAACAAACGCCTTCTGTTGGGTGCGCCACACTGCGCCAGTTCGATCCGCAGCGGAGGGAGGGCGAAGAAGCACGCTGAAGTCCTCGTATTTATACCGAATATCGCATCCAGTGCCATTATGGCAACAGTCCAAAATCACATAAAGGCGCGCACCGCGCGGGACCCGGTTCACGAGAAGCGCGCGAATCTCGTCATCGGTGATGACACCGCCACCCGCGTAATCCAGAGGGCAAATACATGAATCCATACCGGATACTTCATCGCCGTTTCTGTCTCGGACCAGGGTGCCGTGACCGGAGTAATGGAATACGGCTTCATCTCCGGCGACCATGCCTGCGACGAGGGCGGACAACCCGGCGAGGATATTTTGGCGGGTCGGTGCTACGGATGCGGGGAACACGGAGCCACGATTGCCATCGGTGAGCATTGTAATGGCGCCCGGGGCATATCCTAAAACCGTGCGTAGATACGTCGCCACATTGACGACGTCATTATAGCAGCCATTTAGTTCATCCGCGGTGCCACGGTAGTTGATACCGACGAGGAGGGCGGTGCGGCGAGGCATAAAAAATAATACAAGAATACGGTTATATATGTTTATTATATAATTATATCTCCGTCGTCACAAACAACCGGTTCATCGCGCAGACTTCCGGCTTATCCTCACTTCGCATCGCCGTGAAGATATGGCGCAGAATCGCATCGTGTCGAACGCGGATGGTATAATCCTGCTGAATCGCACCGCGCCCGATACGCCCCATCGATTGAATCGCCTTCTCCTGGGACATCCCCTCCAGGTCTTTCCCGATATACCCGTGGCAGAATTGATAATTGGTTCCGTAGATATAGTCAGTCGCCGTTATAATGAGGTATAATTTTTGATGCTTCGCAAGCGTCTTCATAATATCCGTATATTTCTGGTCGGTGGCGTTGGTAATGGCGCCGATTCCCATAAGGAGCAGGAGTTTCCAGTGTGTTTCCACCTTAAGGAGCATAATCTTCTCTACAATTTCGTCCTCTACGAATGACGTGAACTCATTGGAGATGGCGGTGCGCGGCGTCCATCGCTTTAAGTGCTCTAAACGGTTGGGCACGAAGAGTTCGTGAAGCGCCGTATATTTCACCGACTTCTTCAGCTCTTCGACTTTAATATGGAGTCGTTCGGTCTCGGGATTCACGCGTGTGTCCGATGTGAATTTGCGCGTCTTCTTATCATCGCCCGCGCCGCTGCCACCCCCGGATGCCGCTGACGGGTCTTTGCTTTCGCCTTCCAGGTCTTTAATCAACTTCTCTGTTTTCTCTATATCTTCCAGAATACGCGTATTGAAATCGATGGTGACCATAATATCATCCATAACGACGGTCGGTATTTTCGCGATTTGGAGCATAAATGCTGCGACTTTATCCACTTGCTCGGTTAAATAAATCGTGGGTCCATCGGTCAGTGTATGCGCGTCGCTGGTGGATAAATTGACGACGGACGCGAATTTGGGTTTGCGAACATCTCTGAACGTCTCGTAGACCCGCGTCCAGTATTTGGGGCGGATATTTTCCAGAAGAAGGAGGTAGTATTCCTTGATACTCGTCATTGTTATTTCGCCGATATCACCGAACATATTCTCGGGAAGATACCTTTGGGATGTTATAATGAGACCGCGATTATCGTCTGTATCGATGTCATCCGCGTATTTCGCTTTTAATGATTTGGCCTCGTCGTCGTCGTCGTCGCTGTCGCTGTCGCTGTCGCTGTCGTCGTCGCTGTCGTCGCGGCTTATGCGTTTTGTGACCAAGGCGATAAACCGCAGAATCTCGCGCAGGTCAAAATACCGCATCAACGTCTTGTATGTCTTACAATGTTCCACGCATTCGAGCACGCGGTCATAATCATCACCGAACATATAATGCGGAAGTTCAATAAATCCGCCCTGGTTCACAATCGGAATTGACTTCTTGAAATCGTGGCTAATGACACTGTATATTTCCGCCCCCTTGTCGTGGAATTTTACCTTGAAATCCTGAATCACGTTTACGATTTCGTCCTCGCGCGGTAGAGTCGCCGACGACAAAACCACATTTGGAATCAGATTCCCGCTCCAATTGCGATGAATAATGGGGTGAAGTGTGTGGTCGGGGTAGTCCAGTGATATTGTTGGCTCGTCCCAATACATCAGAAGGTTGTCCAGAGGATGAAACGCCATCATATACCGCATCGCGAGCAAATAGGACCGGATATCGCAAATCATAATTTCGACATTGTCGCCGATACTGTTGTCTACTTTGCGAATCCGGCCACTGCGTTTGTCGCGAATGGCCTCTTTTGCCGCATAATAGTGAAGACGGATATCGTCTATATTGCTACAACCGAATGCGAACGCGATGCGCTTCTTCACGGAAATCGCAGCCTTCGCCAGTGCCAACCCTACGTGACGCGCCGCACACACGAAGATAATCTTGTATTTCTCCGACAATCCTAGAGGCGAAATCGTCTTTCCCGTGCCCGTCGGCGCGATATACAGCACCAGTTTCGCATCAGGCCGTTTCGCAATCGTAAATAACTGTTTCTGATGGTCGTATAACTGAAAATCGGCGTATTTGAATACGGTGTCATTTTGCTCGATGAATCGGTATGCGTTGCGAAGAAACCCGATAATCTGGATATCGGGAGATAATGCGTTACTAACAAAATTCGCGAATTCAATAATATGCGTGTTGATTCCGACAACCGATTTTTGAAGCATAAGATTCAATGTGTAGTAATGCTTCATCCATTCATTCGACGACGTCGACGTCGACGTCGTAACGCCCGCAGCCGCCGCCGCAGCCGCCGCCGCAGCCGCGTCTTTCACCGCGACCATCGCTTCAATTGTATCCATAATGTGATGGTCGTATGTATCATCTGACCCCCCGAATGTTGTATTCATATTCTGGATTCGCATCAAATCCACCTTTTTCATTGTTTTTTTGGATTTTGCGTGGATTTCAAACGCGCATCCGAGAGACGCATTGACTCGCTCCACACGTTTCCGAAAGTATTCGTCAAATATATAATCGTCCATTTCCGGCGTGGCCGTTATTTTTAGGCGCGATATTAATGATAAATGCGAGTTGAACACGGTATTTACATCGTGAAACCCGTCAATAATAAGCCGCAGAATACGCATCTCTTCTTCGGGTTCCATAATTTCAACACTATTCCATTCGTCTCCGGTGAGTTTCACCTGAATAAGGGTTTCTCCCGCTCTCGCTGAATCCATTTTATATTTACGTGTGTGTGTGTGTGTGTAATAAATGAAACGATACATTAAATATAGCGCGGTTCTTTTATATCAATTTTAGCGATAAAAGTATTACAAGCCATACCGCGTCCATAAATTGACATAAATATAACCTCGTATTGTATATCACCCCCATATCTGATGCCTATTCCTGTCATCGTGAGTTTTGACGGAAATATTGGTTCTGGTAAATCAACAACGTGTTATGAATATGCGCAGTATCTCGCTCGACGTATGGCGTCTGATGCCGACGATGCCGTATTCCCGAACATAACGTCATTCAGTGAAGAGGTGTGTTTTCTCGACGAGCCCGTCGCATTATGGAATCGGGTGTGTGACAAGGATGGGGTAAATATTCTGACGAATTTGTATAAGGATATACGCGCGAATGCGTTCAAATTCCAGATGATGGCGTATATTTCGCGCCTTTCCTTATTGCGTAAGGCCGTGAAGGACCCGAAAATCAAGTTGATTATTACCGAGCGGAGCGTGGAGACGGACCGCAATGTCTTCGCGAAGATGTTATATGACGCAGGCGATATTTCGCACGATGAATTCCAGATATACACGCTGTGGTTTGATGAATTCTTGACGGATGTTCCGTTGGGGGGGATTGTATATATTCACGCATCACCGGATGTTTGCCTGGAACGCATCGGAAAACGCGCGCGTGTGGGTGAGACTATCCATGCGGATTATATTCATCGATGCCACCAATATCACGAACACTGGATTCGGGCGCGCGATTGTCCTCTCCTGGAACTCCCCGCCAATGAAGATATGATTGAGACGCCGCGCATTCTATCAGATAGGATGGAACGCATCACCGAGTTTATTCGGGGGCTGCTGTTGTAAATGAACAAAGATAAAGATAACTATAATACTTATATTATACTTATCACTTACTTATATGACGGACGAAACCGCGTGTACCTTTGTATCAAGTCGTGGATTATTAAAATCGTGTAGTATACGTTCAATGAACCCGAAGTCAAGTAGCCCGAATGACTTATTACATATAAAGAATTTCATAGAGTCGTCCGCTACGTCCGCCACGTCCGCTACGTCCGCCACGTCCGTGTATGTATGCTGCGACGCATTCCAGACATTTATCATAGAATACGCACCACAGATTCAAACACCGTTTATTGTTGTATGTGGAGATGGTGATAAAACAATGTTCAGTGAAACTGTTCCGACGAAGCCCAATGCTTTTCTTATGTTTATATTACACCCATACCTTCACGGGTTTTATTCACAGAACATGGATATACAAAATTGCCACAATTTTTTGAAAGAGCGGATAACCAAAATGTGGGCCGCGAACGCAGTTATTCTAAAAAATGAGTCTTCCCTTGAAAATGCGATTCATCGCGCCTGTAATAAATTAAAACAAATACCGATTGGCATGGATTATCATACGATAAGCACGAATCCTCATCATAGATGGCAATTAAAAAAAGATACACAATACTCGTCACCGCTTGCGCAGGAACAATGCCTCATTCAACACATCCGCAAAAATATGATACCATTTTATCAACGTAAACTACAAATATATTCAAATGTAATGTTGTGCCCTGACCGTTTCAATGACCGTTCTACCGCTGTCTCGGCTATACACCCCGCATTACTACATCAACAAACCACCTTTATACCGAGGATAGATACGTGGAAACATATGACAGAATACGCATTCGTGCTTTCTCCATTCGGAAATGGTATGGATTGCCATCGCACGTGGGAGGCGTTGTTATGTGGGTGTATTCCGATTGTGAGGGCATCCGTTTTTAATGAGCTGTTCGACGAACTTCCAGTGTTGATTGTAGATAAATGGGAAGATGTCACATTACAATTATTGAAACAAACCGTATATGAATTCAAGTTGAAACACCAACAAAACGCGTTTCAGTATGAGCGATTACATTTATCGTATTATACAAAATGGTGGAATCCGACCGCCGGAGATACCCGGGTATGTAATTGACATAAATAAACGTGATGTCTATTATATATATATTCCTCGCAGATATGTCGTCGCCTTACACATCATCCATCGTATATATGTGGAACTTCAAACCCAATGAACGCGCGGGTATCCCGATGACGTGTATCCAGCAAAACAAACAGCACATTCCCGAACACACCATTGTCACACCTACGGATATTATGCCCATTCTCTCGTCGTTCCCTGGCCTCCCCGAGTTGTGGGCGAAAATCCCATCGCATTACTGGGTTGTCAAGGCCGACCTGGGACGCCTCCTCTATATCTACAAACACGGTGGACTATACCTGGATATGGACTGCGTCATCGCGACGAATCCGTTCCAGCAAGTGAACCCAAAAACCGACCGGATGATATTATTCACGGAGTTCACTGTCGCGATAGACGTGCTAGGACCGCGAGAATGTAAGAACCCGCGCAACGCTCTACGCATCGCCAATTACGCATTCGCTGCGAATTATAAGCGCCACCCCTTCCTAGAAATGTGTATTCGAGAATGTATGCGCCGCCTGGAGGTATTGTTTCAGTCCAATCTTGACAAGTGGGCTGAGACGGATATTTTGTGGGTTTGTGGCCCGGATGTCATCACGACAATATACCACGAACAAGCGGCTGATGCGACGGAAGCGGACTCATCCATCCGTCTTATGGACCGCGGGTATTTGCGACATCTCGGATACGGGTCGTGGCGGGACGAATAATCCATGTATTATGGCACCAACAGCGTGTCGACGCCGCCATTAAACCTATCAATAAATTTGGAATACCCTAACTCTTCCATACAATATTTTTTGAGGTCAAACAAACTTTCTTCCTTATAACTCGGGTATGTTTTACAAATATTATCATAAAGATATGTTCCGTATAATTCAATATTTTCATACAAAATAACGGGTCTGTATTTTTTTATAGTTTCGGTTCCGCGCGAGAAAATGAAATTCTCCGAACCTTGTGCGTCACAGTGAATATACCCAATATCCTCCAATCCCATATCGTCGATGGTTGTCAGCGAAATAGGTTCACCCGCTTCACCCAACCCGATCCCTCCAAAGTTACATCCTAAATGACTCTCTTCATTATAACGACGTTGGACTATACCACCGCCGCCATCCATATCGATATTATTCATACTCCCTTCACCCTTATAACAAAATACGCCTAAATTGTGAGGTTTTATCTTATGTTGTAAATTATTTTGAGTTATGTTTTTAACAAGTATTTTATACATAATATTTTGGGGTTCGTATACGAATATTTTGTTATTATCGCCGAGATACGATGAATATACAATTGTGGAAGTGCCACAGTGACCCCCAATTTCCAAGATATTACGATTGGGGTCGATGTATTTCTTCAATTCAATAAGCGTATCCTCATCCCAGTAATTATTATATTTGAAATGATTGCCGATAAAGGCCTCGTTCTTGAGTAAGGTAATCTTACCATATTTCGTATTGTATGTATTTGTATTCTTAATCTCGACCGAGTCAGCGTCTGGGTTCGTATTCATTCGTATTATACTGGTTATACTAGTATAATATACTAAAGTATATCTATTTACACGCAATTGTATGCGTCACGACCCAAACAACCATTTTATCCCAGCTAGTAGTCTCCCGCCGCTATGGGCGTCGTCCTCGTCCTCGTCCGCAGCGTCGATGTCATTGGCCGCAGATGATGATGGTATATCCACACGAACATCTTGACTATGGTAGTCTCTTAAACGGTTGCCGTCTTCAATATACGCGCCCGCGCCCGCGCCGCCCGCCATCTCTGCTAAAATCACCGACTTGGGCCGATACCGCAAAATATCAATCTCGTATCGTGTTATTTTAAAGAGTTCTTTTCCGTAAATCTCATAAAGCAGCATCCACTCAAAGATACCGCCTGTATAAATATGGACGTTTGTAAACCCGAGCTTCACGAGTTGTTCGTATTTATGTAGGATGGTGATGTCATTGGAATTCTTTCCATATACGATAATCATTATATCCCGATTCTTATGGAACATTGAGTTCACGATTTGCTCTTCGTATCGTATATCCACGGTGGTCATGATGAGACAGTGCTGGAGGGACGCGGGAAGGGTGTTGATAATCAGTGTGGTATGCGGAACGTGGGTATTACGATATACGACCATTTGGATGTCCTCATAACTCACTTTTGGCACGAGGGATACTTGATTTCCCATTATTTCAAACGATGTATAAATAATATTTCTAGTTATAGTATGAATATTATTTGTTTTTACACTCTTTTTATCGGATTGCTCGGCGAATGCTCCTTCCGTGCCTATCGGCACTCCACGCGCTTCGCCTCGCGGTCGTGCTTTAATCTGGCCTAGAATAGAGCACGACCGCTAGGCGAATCAGAACCCGATTAGAGCACGACCGCGAGGATGAGCGAGTGGAGTGCCACCGGCACGAAACGAAGCGAGGCCGAGCAATTAGTTGAACGATATCACGATATTCACGAACTCCTTCTTGATGCTTTTCGTCGCGGATAACGACAGCTCCTCTCGCTTTTTGCGGTGTTTTGTGGGGGTTCCGCCCCCCAACGACGGGATGCGATTGGTTGCGCAAGGGGTTGCGCCGGGGGTTGCGCCGGGGGTTGCGCCCATTTTCGCTTTGGATGCGACTACGGAGTCGGAGACTACGGAGGACCCGGAGGGGACGGAGTGGTTGGAGGCGCAGGAGGAGTTAGCGTCGGAGCCGGAGGCGACGACGAACCCGGAGGGGACGGAGTGGTTGGAGGGGACACAGGAGTTAGCGTCGGAGCCAGAGGCGACGACGAACGCGACGAACTCTCCCCCGTCCACCGTGGCCGCCGACGTCTGATGCGATTTTGCCAACTTACGCGTCGTATTATTCCTAATATTCATATCGGTTTCTATCGCTGTATAATTCTCTTCGATATAGCGAAGCACTTCATTCTCAATCGCCCATTTAAAGAAATTAAGTTGTCCCAGCGTCGTCTGGATATACGTCGTGCCGTTTTTATGCGGGACATTAATCCGGTCCCATCGGCAGAAGGGGTCAAACCGCTTTTTGGAATATGCGCGGAGTTTCAGTTTATAATCCACGTAGACTTTGAATCGCTTCGGGCCGCTGCCTAGGAGGTCGTATACCGTATAATGCTTCTTCGAATAATTGGTGACGAACCAATCCATAATCCGCAATGAAATATTGGTCGTTCCATTAATAACCGCAAGCATAATGTCCATATTCTCGCCGCCGTTTTCATTATAAAAACGCAGGACTTTATGAAGCAGGAGGTCGTTTTGGGTGTTATATAAACTAGAACCGTGGGCGACGACGGGTTGAAATGATGGATGGTCGTCCTTGGGTTGAATACAGGCTAGCATTGCTCGTCGACGGCGTTCGTGTATTAGACATAACCATAAGTATTTAAACCGATTTACATCGGTTTGGGCCCGATTTACATCGGTTTGGGCCCGATTTACATCGGTTTATACGATATAAAACCATACCGTTATGATATATCAGTATCCGGAATTCCATTTCATTCCATTCCATTATGTCTCTCGAACGCGCCGATTCTATTTCACCAGAACAATCCGACCAGTATAAAAAGGCAAACTCGATGCTTCGAACATGTCCGAATACCACCACTCCCGAAAATTCTGACAGCGACGATGAAAGCGCCGAAAACAGTAAACTCGTCGTGGATTTGAATAAAATGCCCACGGGACAATACGAATATTACACCGACTCGCCAAGTATAAGTAACCAAATGTTACTCTATGTGTATCATACGATTCATAACCTGGTTCATATCCCCGACGGCATCCTAGGCAGCGGCGACGGCTCCGCAGGTCCGATTCCGCTGAAGTTGCGCCGCCGCCCCTACAAATACGACAAGGAGGATTTCTGTTATTCGCAAATCGGTTATGGCAACTATAAATACACATATACGGTCCCCGCAACGAAGACCGAACCCGAAAAATCCGCCGAGTTTTTAATCAATTACCGCCAGGAGGATAAAATCGTGGGGACAGCCGATTCAGCAACGAAATTTGAATCTATGACGATTCGCACGGATTCCCCGGTCATATTTCACCATTTCTACCGCGAAAGCGACAACTTCCTAGAAAACAATGAACAAGATGTTAGTAAACTTCACGTGTATGTCATGTCGAAATACGGCGAATGGTTGCGCTATAACAAAATCCCATCGCGCACCCTAGACACCGTTTATTTCGACGAGAAGTTGAAACAGAAGATGCGCGCGGATATTATCGACTTCCTGAAGAAGGAGAAGGAATATGACGAGTTCGGGATTCCGTATAAGAAGAACTACCTCCTCACAGGTATTCCGGGCAGTGGAAAGACGAGTATTATCAAGGCGATGTGTAAGGAAATCGGGTATAACCTGTGTATTTTTTCGATTAACCATGACACGGACAATAATACGGCACTCTCGGCATTCCGCGATATCCCCCCAAAGTCGGTTCTTTTGTTTGAAGACATTGATTGTCTCTTTGAGAAACGCACCGGCACGACGGAAAACAAGAGCACATTCACATTCAGTAACCTGCTTAACCTGTTGGACGGCGTCTTTTTCCGTAAGGGGCTCATTTCATTTATTACAACGAATCATCCGGAGAGTTTGGATCACGCGTTGTTGCGCCAGGGACGGACAGACATGATTATTCATATGAACTACCCGAAGAAAGTGGACGTCAAGCATCTGTTCCGCGATATGATGCGAAAGGAGGAGATGACCGCCGAGGAAATAGACCGCGAATTTGACAAGTTTTACGAACACATCAATAAGAAAACGATTACGATGGCGGGATTTGTCGGGTTTCTGTTTCGGTATCGGAAAAACTGGGCGGAGAATATCGATGAGCTACTAGATGCGGACAAGTTCATCAAGGAGGTCACGCGGAATGTGGAGGACAGTAAGTTGTATGCGTGAATTTCTATTTACTGCGATAACGTTTTGTTCGACGTTTTACTTTTCGCGATGAACGATTTCTACGACAACGTTTATTTTACAATAGAATATCAACGAACTGCTTGATACGGACAAGTTCATCAAGGAGGTGACGCGGAATGTGGAGGACAGTAAGTTGTATGCTTGAGTAGGTAGTCATAGATGCTTTCAAATGAATCTTGGGTTTTTTGTAATGAGTGATAGGAATATCCTCTACATAATTCATCGCACCTTCGTCGGTGTTGGTGTCGGTGTCGGGGAGTTTTGACATAACCGCATTCTATGTCATTATTTACAGAACCCATAATCTCTAGGATACGCTCAATATTCTCGCACGGATTATGATTCGCATTATGTATTTTGTGTATGATAATCTCCCCTCGTGTTAGTCTACTTAAAAAATCCCCAATATGATACGGAATAATCGTATCATCTTCGCCAAAGCATATATGCGTCGGCACCTTTTTATAAACGTCCAATAAGGTCATTATTGCGGGTGTATTCCAGTAAGAATAAAACGGGTATATGGTAATCAAACGCTGTAGCACCCGGTGCCCGTCATTGTCCGGGTTTGCGAAAATGGATATCCAAAATTCGGTCGTCGTCGTAGTCGTCGTCGTCGGCGCGCACGAACGCCACATATACGCCAATAACTCGCGTGAAACCAGCGGTAAATGAAACAACGACGACGGCAGACCTGCTTTGAAAAACACCCCCCAATAATATCCGTATTCACCGAGTGTTGGCAGAATGCCCGCAGGATTTAAAAGCACGAGTTTTTTGATGGGGAAACGGTCGGCGACATAGATAGAAAGGAATCCGCCGAGAGAATGCGCGACAAGAATCGTGCGTTCAACTATACCTAGTTTTTGAAGCGTATGTCCGATGATGTCAGAGTAACACGCACATAATTCCTGATTTGTCGGATATTTATCTAAATTAATACGGCCGCTAATACCGAAATTGGGTAAATCAATTGCCACGCATTTTTGATTGCGGGGTAGTTTTTTCATGACATCAAAAAATATCACTGACGAACTAGCCGTTCCGTGAATAAATACGAGGACGTCGGGTGCGGATACATCGGCGGCGTCGGCGTCCTTAATGACGCAATGAACGGAAACACCAGAAATATCGGCAGTTTCTTCGCGGAACCCGTATTCCGATACGATGACGGTCATACAATCGGCGACATTTTTAATCGCAGTGTGAGATGAAGGAAGTAAATATTGTATACTTGACAAAACAACGAGTTTAATGTATATAATACATCCGATGATAGGAAGACATACCCATACAACTGCTCCGATTATATAATTCATTACATTCATATAACTGCTTGTTACATTCATATAGTTTTATTCTATCTATCTTCCGAATAATAAATAGCCTGAATATAATTATTTACATTTTTTAGTTTTACGTATTATACTACGGCGACGTTTGTATTTGTGACTCCTCTTCCACCACGTGTCCGTTATAGCCGTGTGTAACAATCTATCCTCTAACTTACTGTAAATACGTGGTTTATAATATCAATATTACCACTGATATTATAGTATTTCTATTCATTCTTATCCATAATTATATAATATTCATTCACGCATCACTTTCTAATAAAGGGTCAGATATTCCTTCGCCACCTCCAGGCGTTCTTTGTGGTGGGTTATGAATCGCTTCATTGTATTTTGGATATGTGACCCCTCCGATGGTAACATCTGCGGCGTAAGGTGTATAATTAGTTACCTCACCTGATGGTGGTTCAGGATATGGGTTATCGGGACGTATATCAAAAGATGTTACATATTGTAATCCGCTATACGTATTACGCACTTTCTCTCCCTTTATATTCGGGGTATTCTTATAAATCATATCAAAGTTTTTATATACTTCGTTACCTGCTCCTGGTCGGGGATCATAATATGTATTATGGCCCCATTTACCTGGGATAGTTCTGGTAGAGCTATCATGTCGACTCATAAACGTGAATACTGCGAATGGACTTTGCGTTTTACCGTTCCAGTACGTTATATTTGGCGTATTAATTTTGTCAAAAGCCTTATCCGCCGGATTTGTTGATTTTTCTACTTTACTAGCGGATTGTTGAGCGTTAGAGTTTCGTGCTGCTGATAGTCCTCCTCCCCCGCCCACATATATATTTCGTTTTCTACTTTGCCTACTTTTACGCACCCTTTTTGTCATTCTATATTTTTTTGACATCTTTCTACGATGTCTTTTACTAGCAGTTTTCCGCATATTATCAATTATATATTATCTTACTATAAAAATAAAATATTCCTTATTCCATCTTCCGAAAAGTAAATTGCTTCCCCTGCCGAAATCTCTCGGCATCCATCGTGCCCCTCTTCAAATTACAATCCAAACACGCAATAACTACATTCGCATCATTATGACCGTAGTTATTATCTATCCGGTCCAGCGTCCATTGTCGCCTACACATCGCTTCTTTATATGCGACCTGGCAAATCTCTCGGCAGTAGTGGCATAAAAGATCGGCGGCGACCAACAATTCCACAATTCGGTCGGTGGTGATTGAGAATCGTGGGTCATAGATATTATGGTGTTTATCTTGATAAATATACGCCTTTCGTTTCGTATCAATCTCTCGGATTACGTGCGCGAGCGCTGGCGTCAGGACCGCCACGGAGGACGAGGGCGCGGGCGCGGGCGCGGGCGACACGCCTAGAGATTTATCCGCCACAGACGCCTTCAAAACCTCAAGCACGAGAGATTGGTCCGATTCGTATACGTTATCAGTCAACCCTGCGCCTCCACGGTTCTTTGATATTTTTCTCTCAATCACCGCTTCAGGGTCCGCCATTTGCTTCATTTTGTCCTGGTTGCGTTTGCCGATGATGTCTATTTTTTTCATATTATTATTATTATACACTGACTACAATACAATACACCCCTACTAAATAACCCTGCGTCATTCCGCATCGAACGCTGCCTCAATCCGGTCTATCCAATATGATGTCCCGAGTTTCTCATATCGGAAGGTTCGTTGCGCGTATTCCGAGAGAATACGGTCCAAGAAATCTCTCGTGATGCTGAACCAGTGGTCTATAATGACGACGGGTAAATCTTGATACAATTCCTCAAGGATACACGCACACTCTCCGTCCCCCGGTATTCTGCGGACAATAACAATACACCCGAGCATCAGTGCTTCCCATGTCCGTATTGTATCCAGACCATTCCCGCGCGGACTTGCGACAAATACATGCTGGGTATACGCACCCCACGTATCATACCGGTTCAACGGGGTTTCTTGTATAGACACCAAATCTCTCGGAATTGTGTTATATGCGGACAATCTCTCGGAGTTCCCATTTCCATCCAGATTAAATTGGAAGTTGATATAGATTCGTGGTGCGTCGGCGGCGGTGGCGTCACCGCGCTTTGAGAAATGGACGGCGGATTCACGCAAGCGCGAGAGATGCCGGTCCTGGGTATGCGCCGACGCCATCGGCGTATTCGTCCACGATATCCGCGCGGAGAGCGTCCAGTAATCAATTCCATACGGAATCGGGGTTATTTTATCTGGAAGTAAATTACGGTCTAGACAATTCGTTGCGAACCAGTGACGAAATAACGGGGACGACGACGACACCGACGACGACGCCGCGTCGATAAAAAATGAACCCGCCACTTCGTGCGGAAATGTAAAATCGTCCATACCTGTGATAATGACATACGGTTTATTTGCGGCGTGTAATTGTGGCTGAATATCGCGTTGAAATAATGACACCGCATACTCATTTTGCTGTATTAAAACGACAAACCGCTCGTGCTGTGATATCAATTGCTCAATTTCATCCTGGTCCTGATGCGGGAAATACATGGTTCGGTGAATAAACCCGGTTTTCATACCTGGTCCGCGGCCGGAATAATGTTCGTAGATTCCGCTCATGGAAAAGTTTGTAATGCTTGATAAGGTCATCGGCGGCGTTGTATGTATGTATTATTAGTAGTATATTGATTTTATACCGGCTTCAGATATTTTACCAGGACCAGCCGCGGCGCAGGTCGCCCCTGGAGTTTCCGCAATCCGCGCGCATACCACAACGGCATTCCGCGCAGTTTCCCCCATTTCGCAATCCGTCGCTTCGGTTCGGACAAATAATAACTCCGGTAGGACGCAACCGCGTCGTAAATGTCGTGGCCGTGACTGGTGCCGGTTGCCGGCGGTGTCGTCGTGTCGCTGCTGCCACGGACCTTGACCTTGAACTCGTCCGGCATCGCAAGCGCAAACGGTGTCATGATACCGGGGACACCGATGCGCTCAAATGCGGAGGCGGGCGGGATATTCTGGCGTAAATACTGCGCCACAATATACGATTTGTGTTGTTTGTGTGCGGGGTGGCCGTATCTGTATTTCCATTCTGCGTGCATGGCGTCGATGAGGTCCAGGGTCCAGATGAAGTTGGCTTGTGCTGCGCGGCACCAAATGGTGACGGGATGGTTCTTGTGGGCGATTTTGTAGACGCAGGGGTCGACCGCTGCGCCCGCACCCGCGAGCAAACGCTGTGTCGTACATAACATCTGGACTGCTTCCAGGATGATTTTCGCGATATGTTTATCCATCATATATTCCGCGGTCCGGGCGGGGTCGAGCGAGAGAATGAAGAGGTTCATTGGCGGGCGGGTGTTGTCTGTGTCTGTGTCGTTCGTTGTTTAATAAAAATAAGATTTCAATTTTATCAATACCGGCGTAAATGAACGTAAAGATATTTTCTACAGATATATCATAACATGTTTTTGAATCCCTCTACTTCCGCGCCCTGCGCCAAACTTACGCTGAATATCAGCGCGTTCAATGGCAACACGACCAAGGTCAATGTAGGTCGTCCAAGCCCGAAGTCGTTTGCGACCTCGACCCCGACCCAGCCAAACACGGCGCCTTGGAATACGACGTCGACACAGACTCGCGTTGGACTTATGCGCCCGATGTAAATAATACCAATCCCCCGCAGTGTAACAATAACCGAAACTAGTATTTTATTGTTACAATAACCCCATTCAACAAAACCGACTGAAATCAAACCGAGGACCGTTTAGAATAGTAACCGGCAGCCAAGGAAGAACGGTTGGATTACACATCTGTAATGAAAATGGACCTACCCCTAGTGTGGCACAGACGCCGATGGCAACTCGAGTTGAAAGAATGAACCGGTTAACTTCTCCGGTCAATTCTACTCTCGCGCCAGCATTAGAACGGCCGATTTCAAATGATGCGCCCGGAATTGGCCGTGTAAGCGAAAATGACGCAGACCACGTATCACCGATGCTTCTACTTGTCCCTAAAAGAGACGCCCACGCCCTATACCCAAAATTCGCAGGAGTCGCACAGGGTCGGAACCACATAGACGCGCCGAGCGTGATATAGGTTTGAAGCCCGATGACACATGCGAGTTCACTGCCGCCTCCGTCCCTACACGTACAAAAGTTAGGAAGACGAAAATTACGTGTTATGGGTCCGCAAATGCTCAATGACGTAGGCAATATGCCTACTCCAAAATCGCGAGATTCGGCGACCTGGAAAGCGTCAAGATTAAGGACGGCATTGACCTCGGCATTGGCCGAGACACACCGCGAATTGTCCGCACATGTATAAGATGACGGACACGAAAACCGAGCATCCATACATCGAACCGCGCGATACAACGGAGAGCACGCATATACAATCCCCGCGCCGGTAGCATTACTCATACACGTCTGATGGGGTGCGCAATAAATACCGTTGCCGCAATCTGTTATGACGAGAGATGGTGCGATAGTTGGAATAGCATTGACGCCGCCGATGCCGCCGCATGTAAGCAGCAACGCACACGATAGAATCGTAATAGGTTTCATTTTGTTATATTATGATACAATAAATACTCTTTATATGAATCGTTAATAAATGAGTAATCCATAATATACGAAAAACGACTTTAAGTCATCTTACTATATTATGTATACCACGACAATGCCTCGTAAATCCTCCGCAGCCGCAGCCCCCGTAGCACCATCCGCCTCCGTCGACGCAGCCCCCGTCGACGCCGCCCCCGTAGCACCAGCCACAAACGCAGCCTCCGACGACGCCGCACTCAAAAACATCAACTACAAGAATATGCTCCTCACCGGCAATTATGGCGTTATGAAACCAGATATTGTCACCAATCCAAATATTGACGATATCCTAGAAAATGAAAAGAACGCGAATAAGAGCGACCCATGGAATAAATTGGATAAATCCGCAAAAGTCGGTAAGCTCAAGGAATTCGCAGGAAATCACGGGAAGAAGGAAAACTATACCGATCAGGAAATCGTCGGTCTCTATCAGTTTCTTGTTAGCGCGTTAGACCAGAAGAAGCTGATGCGCGCCAAAGATGTCGTATATGACAAATCCATCGGCGCTATAACAAGCATTCCGTGCCTCATTTATCACGCAGGATTTAAGAAATTCACGCTCAAACGTTGCGAAAAGCGTCAATCTACCCTGAAATCACTCGCGCCAGCAACAAGTATGTCGAAAAAGAGACGGGCGTCGGCGACTACGGCGGCGGGGGGAGCGGCGGCAGAACTCGACACCTAATGACGCCGCGTCCCCTTTCGCCTTCTTTTCACAGTAAGATTTCTTCGTTTTGATTTCTTACTATGTCTCATTCCCCTCGCCGCGGAACGCGCTACACTGAAACTACAACGTGGACCACAACTCGGCTTCAGAAGTTTGCTCTTAATGATGTCCTCGTGTTCTAGTATAATATCCACCATATTTCGGTAAAACGCCCTAAACTTCGCACGGTTCTTCCGTAGTTCATCGAATGTAAACCATTTTATTTCCGCTTTTTCAAGCAGACCGTTATGCGGGTTTTTCTTCGCACCTGGCAGATACTTTTCAAAAAACCGGTAATTGTTTTCATAATATTGTTCCAGTTTCTCGTCGTAGTCGGTTTTAAATACGATGGTCGTGTATTCGTGAAACTTCAACTCCGCGATTTTGCGCTTCACCGCGACCTTTCGTAAAGTGGACTGCGACCCCAGGAGCCCATTTAGTTCCTCGCTCCCTTCTCTCGTCGCAACATCTAGAGGCGACTCGTGTAGTTTTGAACCGCCGCCGAAATCCGCCCAACCCGGCGTATCATTGAGCTCATTCTCTCGTCCGAATAATAAATAAATCACGCCTTTATGGACTGCGGCGGGCAATAAACCGGCGCCAACCATTGATATATCAATTACTACTATAACGAGATATAATAGTAAAATTGAATATTCTTATGAATATAAACATATGTATATGATTAATATATGAATTATGAACCAAGATGCTAAAATCGGCGCTGATGACATTTGTGAATCGGGTAGTGGAGGAGTCATGGACGACGGACACGCCGACGACGCCGACGACACCGCGGCCGTCGCACCGTATTCCATTCTTCCAACCGATGAAGATAGAGAGACCCTTATCAACGACGCGCTTGATGAATTGGCCGATATTGCGCGAGAGAATATACTGGAATTCAAACGCGAGGATTTCAATACCGAAGAAGTCGTTGGAATGTGGGTTGACAGCTATTTATGCGACTACTTCGCGGACATAACGCCTGCGAGGTCCGAGTTCTCAAGCGCCACTGCTGCGGAAGCAGACGCATTAAATGAAGTCCTAGATGTGTATATCCAGGAGTTATACAATGACATCGCCGAGAGATTTTACGAGGAAATCGCGCCCTTTAGGGCGTCGGTCGGTCCCGTCGCCTCTGTCGCCTCTGCCGTATCCGTTATGATGACCCAGAAACTCCAGACCTTGCGTGAAAAACCGCAACCTGACCAACGAACGCCGGAATGGTATGCGCGGCGCAATAATCTCATCACCGCAAGTGCGGCGTCCAAGGCGTTCGGGTCACAAGCGTCGGTGAATCAACTCATCTACGAAAAGTGTAAGAACTACAGCGTCGCCGCCTGCGGCACTGGCACTGAATCTGTGTCGTCGCCACAGGGCCCGCTCCAAGGTTCCGTGAATTCCCCGCTTCACTGGGGGCAACGCTATGAACCCGTCACTGTAATGGTCTATGAATACCGGAATAAGACCCGGCTCGGTGAATTCGGGTGTATCCAGCACGACAACTACCCCTTCATCGGCGCATCCCCCGACGGAATCAATGTCGACCCCGCGTCGCCCATCTACGGCCGGATGGTGGAAATTAAGAATATCTTCAACCGAGAGATTACGGGACGCCCAAAGGAAGAATACTGGATTCAGACCCAGATTCAAATGGAAGTCTGTGACCTGGATGAATGTGATTTCGTGGAGACCCGGTTCAAAGAATATGAGAGTGAGGCGGACTACATCGCGGACACATTGCGGGACGGCGACGACCGTCGCGGATATTCAGGCAACGGAAATGAGAAGGGGATTATCCTTTGGTTTCAAACCGCGCCCGCATTGACGAGTCAGGGGTATGTATCGCAACCGATACAGTTATACGAATACGCGCCGATTGGCGTGACGACGGGGGACGAAGAATATACGGAATGGGAGACGGCGGTCTTCGCCAAACATGAACGGGCGCATAATATCTGGGTGCGGACCATTTACTGGTATTTAGACGAATACAGTTGTGTTGTCGTGCGTCGCAATCGACTTTGGTTCTCGGAGGCGGTGAAGGTGCTTGAGCGAGTATGGGCGACGATTGAAGAAGAGCGGGAGACGGGGTATGAGCATCGCGCGCCGAAAAAGAAGCCGGCGGCGGCGGCGGCGGCGGTCGCGGCGGGGGATGGTGGTGGTGGCGCGGAATTCGTTAAAATCGTGAAACTGGATACGGCGATACTACCAACGGCAAATGAGGCGGTGGCGGAAGCAGCGACGGCGACGAATATGGCGACGTTAATGGCGATAAATAGCCATATGGCCCAAACGAATAAAAAATATAGGGGCGGCGGTGTGAGAGGACACGCAGCGAAAGGACCATCGGATGTTCTTATCAGCTGTTTCAAAATCAACGACCTTGAAATAGATGAGAATAAGGTGTAATATAATAACTATATAACTATTTTATTTACATAATAACCGACGCATTTCTGGATGGCCCGATAAAATCCGGTCCAGCATTTTATACTCGTTTATACGCGTATTTTTTATATTTGCGGGTATTTATACGTTGACGATAACGACAACTGTGACGGGGTTTTCGTGTGCTGTGTTTTCTGGATTTGTTTTTTGAACCGCCTCTGGTTGTAGAAGATCCAGCAGCAGCAGCAGCATCATCGTACTCTTTCTGCAGCTTTTCTTCATTTTCAAAAATTTCAGGCATCTTGCCCGCGAATAAATATACAAACTCTTCTAATGTCATATTATTTAGTTCTTCATCTTTAATGTCAGCTGTTAAGCACATTTTTTTAAATTCGGATTCATACATTTCTGGTGTTTTATTACTGAATTCGTAGCTCCTAAAAAGACGAAAAAGAAGAATGAAGAATTCGTTCCATCCACCTGCCCATTCTACTTTCTTGTCCTTATTCACAAAAATATCAACTAGGGTTTTTTTTGTGGTATCTTTCTCTGTGTCGTTGAGTTTCAATGGTAAAAACCATTCAGTCATCTTCTTGACGGTTTCATTAGCTTTTGGAGTGTAAATATTCATATATACTAAACTACTATAATTTATTACACCCCCACCGCATAAAACCCCACCCGACGTGTGGGGTGGTTCATCGGAAGTGGGTCCGGGACCTTATACTCGGCCGGCGCTTTCGGCGCGTATAATGCCCCACACATCCCCGCAGGCTTACACGACCCATTATCCGGTGTCACCCAATCACGCACATTGTTTGTGGCCTGGTCGTAATTGGCGAGATTCGCAGCGACCGGGTATAACTTCGAATTGTTCGTGGAGTCATTCTCTCGGAGAACCACGCCATATTCCGGTCCCGCCTTCTTTGGGTATACGGGATAGAGGAGCGGCTCTTCTACTTCGCGCGGGTATTCGCCTGATGGAACGCGGTCGGCGGCGAATCCTTCGCGTTTTTTGCCCGCTGCGGGGCCAGCGACGGCGCTGAAATCGTGGATGGCATCTATAAACGGTCCCGCAAAGACAACCGCGATGACAAGAACAAATAAACCGATATACTCTTTACAATATTTCATAATGGAATGGAATGGAATGGAATGGAATGGAATGGAATGGAATGGAATAGATATAAAACCACGATGTATAATATATATTATAGAACAGAATATAAGATGTCTGTGCCATCCTCGACATCGGATATGCACGTCCTCAAGCGTAACGGCGAACGAGATATTGTCGCCTTTGATAAAATCCTCGCACGCCTAAAGATGCTCGGCGCACAAGCCAAAATCACCGGCGTGAATTATACCACCCTCGTTATAAAAATCATCGACCAGCTCTATGACGAAATCCCTACCACGAAAATCGACGAACTCACCGCCCAGCAGTGCGCGATGATGGCGGTCCAGCACCCAGATTATGGAACCCTCGCGTCTTATATTATAATATCCAACGCACACAAGAATATTCCCAGCGGGTTTTACGCGGCGATGCGTGCGTTATATGAATACCGCGATTCACATGATAAGCACAGCCCCATTATCAGCAAAGACGTGTGGGATTTCCTCCACGAAATCATAGATACTCCCCGTAACTGTTCTGTGCCTGGCCCCGGGCCGTATCTCGTCCATCAGGCAGTTCAACAGATGATCGCGGATGACAGAGATTATCTCATCGACTATTTCGGATTTAAGACGCTCGAGAGGTCGTATCTCATGCGTGTGAATAGCACAATTGTCGAGCGCCCCCAACATATGTGGATGCGCGTTGCCCTCGGAATTCACAGTGGGCGCAAAGACACGCGCACCGTATATGAAACACTCGTCTATATCCAGAATACATACGACGCAATGTCCCAGAAATATATGACGCACGCGACACCCACGCTATTCAATGCGGCCACACCCCGACCCCAATTAAGCTCTTGCTACCTGATTGCGATGGAAAATGACAGCATCGACGGGATTTTTGATACACTGAAAGATTGCGCTAAAATCAGCAAACACGCGGGGGGTATCGGGCTTCATATTCACAATATCCGCGCGTCGGGGTCTCATATTCGTGGCACAAATGGCGCATCCAACGGTATCGTACCTATGCTGCGCGTATACAATAATACCGCGCGATATATCGACCAGGGGGGGCGACGTAATGGGAGTTTCGCGATTTACTTGGAGCCGTGGCATCCCGATATTGAGGATTTTCTGGAGATGAAGAAGAACCACGGCGATGAAGAAATGAAAGGTCGCGACCTGTTTTATGCGCTGTGGGTGCCGGATTTGTTTATGGAACGCGTTCGAGGCGGTGCGACGACGGGCACGGGCACGGGCACGGGCACGGGCGCCGGCGCCGGCGCGGATATGTGGTCTTATTTCTGCCCCGACGAATGCCCTGGTCTCGCGGATGTATATGGCGACGATTTCAAGGCATTATACGAGAGATATGAACGCGAAGGCCGGGCGCGGAAACAGGTGAAAGCACGCGACCTGTGGCTGAAAATCCTCGACAGTCAGATGGAAACCGGAACGCCTTATATCCTATTTAAAGATGCTGCGAATAAAAAGAGCAATCAGAAGAATGTTGGCACAATCAAAAGCAGTAATTTGTGTACTGAAATCATGGAGTATTCTGATGAAAACGAGACGGCGGTGTGTAACTTGGCGAGTATTGCCCTCAATAAATTCATCTCCGTCGTCGCCGCCGGCTCCGACGCTATCTCCGTCGTCGCTTCCGACCACTCCGTCCCCTCCGGGTCCTCCGTAGTCTCTGGCTCCTCTGTCGTATCCAAATCGAACGTAGTTCCGCCGTTGGGGGGCGGATACCCCCGCGGATACCCCCCGTTTAACTTCGCAGAGCTCGAGCGCGTCACCGCCCTCATCGTAGATAATCTGAACCAAATCATCGATATTAATTATTACCCCACTGATAAAACGCGGACGAGCAATCTGCGCCACCGCCCCATCGGTATCGGCGTCCAAGGACTCGCGGATGTATTTATGATGATGAATATTCCGTTCCATAGCGAAGAAGCCCGTGTGCTCAACCGAGAGATTTTCGAGACGATTTATTACGCCGCACTTAAAGCATCGATGACCCTCGCTGCGCGACACGGACCCTACGATACATTCGCCGGTTCCCCCGCATCACAAGGTATCCTCCAATTCGATATGTGGGGCGTCGACCCTACCTCTGATTCGTATCCTGAACCAAAATACCGCACACAGCGATACGACTGGAACACCCTGAAAGCCCAAATCCAGAAACACGGCCTGCGAAACTCGCTTCTCCTCGCACCGATGCCCACCGCAAGCACATCCCAAATCCTCGGTAATAACGAATGTTTTGAACCGGTTACCAGTAATATTTATACGCGCAGAACCCTCGCGGGCGAGTTCATTATGGTGAACCGGTATTTGATACGCGACCTTATTGCGCTTGGATTATGGAATGAGCGCGTGAAGACGAATATTATTGCGAATCAGGGAAGCGTCCAGTATATTGACGGATTGCCCGATGCGCTGAAACTTAAATATAAGACGGTATGGGAGATGCCGATGCGGCACATTATCGACATGGCTGCTGACCGCGGGGCGTTTATTTGCCAGAGCCAGAGTATGAATTTATGGGTGGAAGAACCGAATTATAATATTCTGACATCGATGCTGTTTTATGCGTGGAATAAAGGGCTGAAGACGGGGGTATACTACTTACGCCGGAAAGCGAAACATCAGGCGCAACAGTTTACGGTGGAGCCGGAGAAGGGGGACGCGGATGTGGCGGAGGAGGAGGATATAGGCGGGTGTGAATTCTGCTCCTCGTAATCGCTGAAGGCGGAATTTTGCTCGTCTTGAATAAATTGAAAACTTTTTCATTGGAAATACAATCACCTGAAACATGTTTCGTATATCTCCATCAAAGAAAGACGCGGTGGCGGTGGCGGCAGTTCCACTTGACCCAGTTACGCAATGGACGCAGGACCATAACTTCGCATTCCCTCCGGCGCTCACGTTCAACGACTACGACGTTCACCGCCACCATCAGCAATTTAAAGAAATACGCGAACTACCGAAAGTCGGCTATCCATTATATCATCTGATTTCACAATATAATCCATGGCTAGATTGTGAAATGACGCGTGAGAAACGCGCGTTTTTGGCTCCAAGAGTCGGTGAGTTTTGCTGTCCGGTATACGTGGGTAGCGCTGTAGACCACTTCTTTCGGAATGATACTGTGGTCGATATCGTGAATTTATATTTATGGCCGCTACTACACTCGCGCGCAGATGAAGTCGTTGCGTGCGAAACGTTCGCGGATTGGCGGCGCCTTTTCACGCACACGATATCTCTCGCGTTTCCTGATTACGAATACTGGTGCTCGGTCGCGGCGGGTGGTGGCGGCGGCAGTGCGTTCATTCCATCCGTTTCCGAGCAACGCCGAACCGCGCGGATACTGAAATATATGACACCGGCGCGTATTCTTTATCTCCTGACTACTCGGGCGGGGTTCTGGCCGTATGGAGGGTCGGCGCAACAATACGGAATTTGTTCCGTAAAACCGAAAATAAAAGAATACACCGACAAAACAAAAATAGATTGGTTGGTCACTGCGAATTTCCTGCGTAAAATGAAACGGGTTCATGTGTATTTTACGACGAGTGTCACGCAAGCATCACAATTAACGAATACACTATTACAGTTTGACACAGACAGCGAATAGATTAGATATGCCTATGATGACGACGATGACGACGAGTCACAGGACGAGTGTATTTTTTAATTGTTTTTCTAGCACGACTGCCGTGTATTCTTCGTCGTGAGATTCGTCGTTTTCTGGAAGAACCGCCGTGGCCTTTACTAGCACTACCAGCAGCAGCACCACCACCATCACATACAAACGTTCCTGTTTTAGGTTCAGTTTCCACTTTATAAGTTTTTAATATTTCTGATAACTCACCGGGGGGTACTGATTTCGTAACTGATTCCATAATAGTACCATCGGGGTTTCTTCTGTAAATAATTCTGGCACTTACACGGTTGGTCTGCGTCCCTGTATTTTGAACTACAGCGAACTCGGTTCCTTGTTCGCGTGAAAAACGGTCCCATCTACACGTTGTTCCATCTCTAACAAAACCGTCCCAAATTTGTTCGACAATACATTCGTCTAATTTGCGGTGTTGTTGTGTGTTACGTCCAGCAGGACCAGAAACACGTGTTTTACAATCCGCTTTGGAAGAAACAACCACAACAACAACAACTTTATATCCGGCCTTACTAAACCTATCGGCCATCCTTTCTAAAAACGGTTCTTTCATACCACCAGTCGTATCCAAGAGAACATTCAGACCGTTTTTCGTTGCTTCTTCAAATATCATATTTTCCATTGATGGTAATACTACATTATATTGCCCTAATACACCAGATGTTTTTGGCGTACAGAATTCGGCTGCTTGAAAATCGCGCCTATCGACGGCATCGTTTTCAAATTCACGACCATAAAGTTGGTCAAATGTGTCTTTGTTCGCAAGCCACCACGTCAAACGGGCCGCGTTTTGTTCTTTTAATTTATCACGATTCTTATCACATCGCTTTTTATATTCTGCGTCACTTTCACCCTTTTTTTGTGTAGGGTCTTCTTTTATATCTGGGGGAAAATATCCGTATTTCCCCGCAAACCATTCATACATTCTATCCGGGTCTACTTCTACAGTATTATTGTCGGTTAAGCCCAGATCCACCATTTTCAACGCACTAGATTTACCAGCCGCAGCTGGTCCAACCAGTATGACTAACGTTAGTTCAGAAGAACGAACTATCTTTTTCGGCATCATCTTTGTAAGAAATATAATTTTTAATGTGCCTAGATTTTTCCATGGTCGACGTTCTATTTCTGGTTTATCTTCCCATTCGCTTTTTAGTCGTGCTCTCAATGCTTGTAACTCGGATTCTGGGTCGTCTCCACCCTTTGCTTTCGGCATGGGTCCTTTTTTTGACGCGGCCGTTACAGTATGATGAGGACTCGCACTGCGGTCAGGCGATTTTGACCTTGCCGACGATCTCTTCGATGGAGACGCAGCCCTTGCCGACGATGGAGACGCAGCCCTTTCCGACGCAGCAGCCCTTGCCGACGATGCCTTCGATGAAGACGCAGCCCTTGCCGACGATCTCTTCGATGGAGACGCGGCCCTTGCCGACGATGATTCTGGTGGATTTGGTAGGCCCATCATACGGGCGATGATTATTGGTTTAGTGGTGATTCCTTTTATATCAATACCGGCAGCTTGACAATTTTTTTTCAATTCTAGTATTGTTAATGAGTTTAATTCATCTTCATCATATTGAGTAGGAGATTTACCATCCCGTGAATTACTACTGGCATGGGATGCTTCTGACATATTATTTATACTATCACAATAAAAAAATATCACCACTCACATAACCTTTATTACACCGTCGTCCCCGTCGTCCCCGTCGTCGTCCCCGTCACCCCCGCAGTCATCTTCACGTAACACTTCAAACAAACCTCCACGTCCACCTTCGCGTTATGTAGCCCCTCCGGCGATGGAACGTCGCTTCCGTAAAGCACATGATACAGCTCCACGAGCTTCGGATATTTCAGCGAGGTCGACCCGTCATCCCACACTTTCTGTATTTTACATATCGGCGTCCCCTGCTTCATCGTACAGTATTCGGTGGGCGGAAATACAATGTGGAACATCCGCGCGCGGTAAAACTCCACCAGAAGCATATTCTTGTCGAATTCCAGATTATGCGCGACCATTTTTCCGCACCGATTCGCCGCGCGTTTAAAGTCAAAGAGCGCGACCTCCATCGGGACTCCGCGGGCGCGCGACACCTCACTCGTGATTCCGTGTATTGCCGTTGATTCCGGCGAAATCGGGATATGTGTTCCTAAAGATATAATGTCGTCCTTTTCTTCTTCGACCTGCTTCGTTTCATCGTTATATATGACCCAACTCAATTGAACGATATGAGGCCATTTGTCGGTCTTGTTCGTCGGGGTATTTTTGGGAGGGAGACCCGTAGTCTCGGTATCAAAGATTAGCACTCGCATCGTTTGTCAATATAAAGAAACACGAGGATTGCTTTATATTCGAATTTTGTTATCAATTTTTTATATCATTTCCCGAGACAACATCATCACCCGCACAACGCATTCCCGAATGCGACCACTGCGAGAATACCCAGCACGAGTCCAGCGTGGTAGTTAAACTGCATCGTGCGATATACCTTCAGCCACGCCTGTGTTTCCTCCCCCGATTTCAGGTGAAGCACCATCCAATCGCTCTTCGGCGAGAGAATATAATAGAAATAGTTTACGCTAAAGGAAACAGCCGCGACCATACACAGGACGCCCCCGCGACCGCCCGCGAAATACTTCCGGCAGCATACCAGCAGTATCATAGAGAGAATAAACCCGAGGAATAGACCCATAAAATAAATCCCCTGGCGTTCACGGGTAATGACCGCATACCTGCGCTGGTTATCCGGTGATAACTTCGCGACAAATTCCTGGATGACCCCCCCGGATCGATGAGAGAACGCGCAACAGTAAATGTTCGCAACGATGAAAATAAACGCGATGGCGCAGGAGGTGGCACAGACCATGATGACGGGTGATATATATATATATATATATATATATATATATTACTTACACTAAAAATTGAAATGTTTTTTATTTATTGAGGTGTGCCAATACGCTATTGTCATATGTCATCTATTGATATCGCCTCCACAGCTGGCGCAAATAAAACCGTCCTGGAAATGCTGCTTCACCTTCAAAAACTCGTTGATGAATTCAAAGTCAAGGTCACCGAAATAGATGAAGAAATGCGGACGGTGAAACTGGAGAATACTCTGTTGAAAAATAAAATAAATGAACTGACGTCGTCGTCGTCTTCTTTGGCGGCACAGTCGTCGCGCAGAGGATTTTTCGGGTATGGTGCTGATGAATTCTAGCTACGCACGCTACGCGAACTGCTTGTCCGCAGTGATGCGGACCGTCCTTTTCTACGAAAAGGACTTATCTGCTGTCGCAGATGACAGTTCGTTACACGAACTGCTTACAGATTCCATATGACCTCCTGTGCCACTGCGTAATCCCGTGCTCCCGTATCCCGTCCATGTGTTTTTTCGCACCATACCCCTTATTCCCGCGCAAAGCATACATTTCATCCAGAACGGGATGTTGGTCGCACAATTTTTCAATATAGTCGTCACGCTCGACCTTGGCTAAAATCGACGCCGCCGCAATACACGCATACGTATTATCACCGCCTTCCACGCATACGTGCGTATATGTATCCACCTGGTCCATCTCTTCATTATATTTCCCGAGTGGGATAAAGTCGTTTCCATCGATGAGAAGAAGGTAGTCTTGCGTCGTTGGTTTCGGTTGTTCCGTATCTTCGATATGTGCGTCGACGAGGGTATTTATCGACTTTCGCATACACTGAAGTGTCGCCCGCCGAATATTGATACGGTCAATCACTTCAGATTCCTCATAAGAAACCGCCCAGGCTACCGCATTCTGTTTGATATACTCGGCCACTTCGCGGATTTTCTTATCCGAAGTGAATTTCTTACTGTCTTTAAGCAGCGAAAAGTCGAATGCCGCGGTGGCGGGGGGAAGTATCACCGCGCCAGTATAAACGCGTCCAAATAATGGACCGCGCCCGGCTTCATCCACGCCTACTTCGTATTTATGTGCCGCCTCCGCCGCGTCCGCCTCCGCCGGACTATATGATGTCGCGAGAATCGTCGCAGCACATCTAGGTTTCCGCGGCTTCTTCGTTAAAATGACTCCTTCGTTCATTGTTGCCGTTTATTTTGATGGAGTAAAACCGTTTCAATTATTCTTTATTGAAAAACTTTTTGTATATATATAGTATTACACAATATGCAACTCACCAAGGTCCATCTATTACTTATTTTAATCTTCTCGTTGATTCTTGCTTCAAGTTTAGGCAACTATATCCGTGATGGATTCACGACGACCAAACCGTCCGACATACCCGATCCTCTGAAACCTATCGCAACGAAAGACCTAGCATCCAATACGAAACTCCCAGCAACCGCGAAATATGACCCCTCCATAAACGGCGGTATCAGCGCATCATCACTCGGTGCGCCCGTTTCGGCCTTATCGCCCAGCACATTTCCGTTGAATGCTCCGGGGGGGATTCCAGGGATGAATAGCGTCAGTGGGAACGACCAGGCGAATGCCGGCGGTGGCGGTGGCGGCGGTGGCGGCGGCGCATCCGACCACAAATGCCCGCCTTGTCCTGCGTGCGCGAGATGCCCCGAACCCGCGTTTGAATGTAAAAAAGTGCCGAATTATTCACGGTCGGAGGATATTAATGCGCCGCGCCCGGTGATGGCTGATTTTAGTCAGTTCGGAATGTAAGTATCGAAAAAAATACTGGTATATTATTCTTCGATACTTACTACCCTCTTACGTCCTCGTCCTCGTCCTCGTCCTCGTCCTCGTCGCTGTCGCTGTCGTCACTGTCGTCGTCTTCGTAGTATTGTATGATATTATTGTAATTATAATTATATACTTCTTGAAAGTTGTTGATAACCTGCGGAGGAGGAGGAGGAACCGCGATAACGTCGACGGCAGCATCAGCGGCGGCATCAGCGGCGGCATCGGGCACGGCCGCATCGGCTTCGAAATCGTGAACTGGATGCCGATGGTCATTTCCACGGTGATAATCAACCACATAATTTCCATAGTTTTCATCATTGTAACCGGGCGGCCGCATTATGTAGATATATTGAACCGTAGTGAAATCGGGGTCCATAAAACACTGGTGAAGCAAATACCGCATGTCATCATCGTTTGCGATATACCCAAGTAGTTCGTATTCGGTAGCTTGCGAAACAACCGCGCGGTCGTCTGTATTGAACATTCGGTTGATGGTTTGATGCGTGGCACTTCCATCCCCGAACTCCCGTTGAACGACGTGGCCGTCATAAAATTGACGATGCGGCGACAATTGAATAATGAAGATTGCGACATGAACGCCTGGGCGGTAGTTTTCTTGTAAGATGAGCGAGACCTCCATTTGCCCCGCAAAGAGGTGTGTGTGCGTACCATCTTCTGCGTAGCGTATTGATGCTTGTGAGTATTCACGCAATACTGGATCCAGCGCCTCATACCGGAAGAGCTGATTCCACAATTCGAATGAATGCATCTGGATTGTCCGGAGATGGTGAATACGAACGCCCGTGTAATATTCGGGGGTATTGTTGATTTCATTGGTGCGTAGAGTGCGGCGGCGCTGGACTTCGTTGCTTCGGTTCCATTCGTTGGTTACTCGTTCGTATTCGTTCATTCCATTTTCTTCTTGATCGCGGATGTATGCCATTGTTGTTGTCTCTGTTGACTCTGTGCGTTGATTAAGGATGAAGAGAAAAAACATTTCAATTTTTTCCCATAGAGGAAAAAAATCGCATTCGTGGAATGAGTCAATTTTCCCATCGGGAAAAATCGCATTCGTGGAATGGAATGGAATGTGTCAATTTTTCGCATTCGGCGTGGCCGACTGGGTCAATTTTTCCGAATGAAAAAAAATAACTCCCATTCGAGTCTTATTTTTTCCTAACTGTTATCCGTCGTCATCGCAAGATATATTCTATTCACTGATTATCGTTCTCTCAGTCCATGTCCGAAGCGTCGTCGTCGTGGTGGTCGTATTCAGATTCGTCGTCATATTCGCGGCGGTCGTTGTGGTGGCGGCGCCCCTGCTCGTGGTGGTATTCGTCGTTGTTGTAGTAATCATCGTAGTCGTCAGCAGTATCACCCAACGTGTATTCACTGATAATCGCCCTCCCAACACTTGGCCAAACGCGTTCGCGGAATTCACGTATTCCATCAAACGGGGATACGGCCCTACCGGTGTTTTCACATTTCTCTTCATATTTCCAGTCGACATTTTCAATGACCGCCTTTTTTTCTCGCACATCCTCCACCATTTCATAAAACGGCGCATATTTTTTCTCAAATCGGTCATGGTCACGACACACGCCTCTCGCGGGTGAGTCGAGTTGGTGTGGATGAACCCTGCCAAACGACTCATTCACCGCATCAGCAGTTCGAATCATATGGCATTGGTGTTGTTTTCGCAAAGCGCCAAAGACGGGGTCGCGTGACGGGATATAGTTCGCACAGCTCATCAACGACAGTCCGTGATATTCCGCAAGGTTTCCACCAATCTTCGGCGCGTAGTCTTCCGTAACCATCGTCGGTTCAATTGCCGCAAATGCGAGGAATGAGGCATTCGAACCGTCGCCCGCAATACGAAGCCACGTTGATTTCACAGTTTGAATGTAGATGGCGTAAGAACTGCTCGCGTTGTCGAAGATGTGAGCAATGTCATAGTCATACAATCCCGGAGCGATAACCCCTGGTTCATTTACCACCGAAACCATCGTAATGCGTCTTGCGTTTTTTCTTGAGGAAAACCACATTCGCGTAAGAGGATTGGCGGCCTGGGCTTCAAAATCGTCCTTTATTTTCAGGAGTTGACTGGCTAGTCTCCAGAAAGCCGTCATCATTTTCACGAATTCCGGGTCTTCGCGAATCGTGTCGCGACTTACAAACCCGCGCTTGTATTGCTGGACCATCATTCGCAACCGGTCGATATTGGCGTTATACAACTGGCGTAATACGTCTTGTGTAGCACAGATAGCATCGGGTGTAATAGACTCCGCGGTGAGTCTTGATTTGTAGTCGCAATCCAGAAATCCGACGGGGTGATTTGGGTCTTTGCCAATAAACGCGTTAAGGCCGGACAACGGCGAGAATAGAATGCGGTAGTAACGATTTCCGACGAGATACTCGGGTGCGAGTGCCGAGTGAATGTATTTCTGGGTGATTTCGGCGTGCTTTTTCTTGGTTTTGAGTGAATTGAATTGCGGGGTCATCGGAGTCAAGAGTCGCATCACAAGCAGTCCGGACATGCCAGATAGTGCGGTGAGGTGGTGTTTTTGGTATGGAGACGCGAGTTCGGTGGTGGTGGAGGGGGGTGTCGTCGTAGAACAGCGTTCGTATCCTGACACGACGGTGGACGGAAACCCCTGCGAGATGATTTTGGACGACGAACCGAGTGCGGCCAGAACGAGCGCGTGGTGGCGAGGGTATGCGGGGTTTTTGGTTTTTGTTGACTCTGCGTGATAATAGTCCGAGATGCGCGCGATGATTGCGGCTTTGTCGGCGGGGTTATTGGATTTGTCGCTACTTACCTTCCATTCGTGTTTCCATTCATCCATATTAAGAGGGCGATATTTGGGAGCGGGTGTTGTTTCTGTAGCTGTATTGCTTGATTTCATCTTTGTTGTCTAACGGGAACAGTGAGATAAGATGAAATCAAAAAAAAGATTTCAATTTTTTCCATTGAAAAAATCATTCGAAGAATCAATTTTTTCGGGATGGAAAAAATGACGCGCGAGCATCAATTTTTTCGGGATGGAAAAAATGAGCGTAGCATAGTGGAGCGAGCATCAATTTTTTCGGGATGGAAAAAATCAGCGTAGCGTAGTGGAGCGAGCATCAATTTTTACTTACGGCTTTTGCGTGAAGAACGACGTGAAGAACGACGTGAGGAGCGACGTTGTTTCGTATTTTTGGACGACTTGCGGACGATTTTCTTATTGCGGCGGGTGGTTTTCTTCGCGTTCTTGCGGGATTTACGACGGGATTTGCCGCCAGTATATGGGGGTGGTGGTCTCTTCTGTCCAACATCAGTGGCATCTTCCTGCTGCTTCCTCTGCACTTTAGCGGCAGCAGCAGCCTCTTCATGCTGCTTCCTCTGCTCTTCAGCTGCAGCAGCCTCTTCATGCTGCTTCCTCTGCTCTTCAGCTGCAGCAGCCTCTTCATGCTTCTTCCTCTGCTCTTCAGCTGCAGCAGCCTCTTCATGCTGCTTCCTCTGCTCTTCAGCTGCAGCAGCGGCATCTTCCTGCTGCTTCCTCTGCACTTCAGCAGCAGCAGGAATAGCAGTAGTCATTCCTGGGTCCATATCATCAGCATGAACAGAAACAGCAGCATTCACGCTTTGGTCTATTTGAGCAGGTTCTGCTTCAGCCAGAGCATTAATCTCACCTCCGTGGACTATACCGTCTACGATTTGGTCTATTTGCTGTAATAAATTTACTTCTTCTGCTATTTGTTTTTTTTCTTCTGGTGATGCTAGTGCTGCCGGTGATGCTAGTGATGCTAGTGCTGCCGGTGATGCTAGTGCTGCCGGTGATACTACTTCTGCCGCACCAGCTTTATCTTCTGAAAAAGACGATAACCTTTTACAAACAACATCCTTAATATCGGCTACACGATTCCAAATTGAATTGCTTACTTTTCTCGCTACGCTTTTAGCTGGTGCTAGCGTGGAACCTATAGTTGATGGTTCATTGCTTCCTTTAAGAAATCTAAACAATGCGAGATTTCCTTTTTCATCTCTTTCTAGTTCTAAACCACTCGTTGCTTCCATATTTCGTATCATCCGCAATCCATTATGTAAAAAGTTTACAGCTGTTCCTTGTCTGCCCTGACGTTCTGCCTCGTCTATTTTAGAACAGTAATATATTTTATTAAGTAATTCGTCTAGTTCAGCATCTGTTAATTTGGAAGAACCCTCAACTTTTAATTCTGTTTTTAATGATTCACGGATTTTGTTACGTATTTCTTTTGTAAATCCGGTATCATGCTGTACATTACGTTTAATCACACTTTGAATTATATTAATTTGTGTCATATATTGTGCGGATAATGGAGCGGAACTAATAATAGGTGGACCCGCAAAACCAGATGTAGGTGCCTTCCCAGCCGTTAATAGATGTTGGCCATCCAGAAGCACTTGTTTAGAAAATCCAAAAAATCCGCATACTGCTCCTGTGTATGCTAGTTGTTTCAACCTATTAAATACTCGTCCGGGGCCAACCAATGCCATATCTACTGTTTTTGTTAGTAACCCTTCTTGATGACGGCGATGTGTTTCTTTTTCTGTTTCCGTAAAAAATAAGCCGTTTTGGCCTTGATTTAACAGTCTTGATATTTCTGGTTCTACTGTTGCTAGTTGTTGCTCCGGACTCTGCGACCCGCCGTAATCAGCCTCCTGAGATGAACCCTCTTGTCCCGATGGTTCCGTAAATAATTGTCGTAACATAAAAAGGTTTGAAGTCATCTCGAACCTCCTAATATTTCTTTCTAGCAATATACTTTTAAACATTGGACAACATGTTTCAAGTTCTTTAGTGACCGTATTTTCATCTTTATTGTCTTCGGGGTTTTTTAATAACAACTCTATTACAGTGTTACGAATACTACCTGCTATTGTAAGTATATGTGTTTCTGATTGTTCTACCGTCATATCCATTAATTGTGGAGTTCCAATCACTGCGTCCATTATAATTTTGGCTTTTAAAAGTGAATAGACCCCTTCATTTTGTGCTCCTTGGGCATCAATAGTAGCGAGGTAATCAACTATATGACGACATATATAACCAGATACTTTTCGGGCAATTTTATCTTGTGGAGGTCCAATAACTCCTACTCTTCTATACGCAATTCCATGAAGCAAATTAAGTAATCCCGCCAAATATTTGTTGAAGGTATTTATAACTAAATCTCTTCCCTGTCGAAGTGGTTTCAACATCTCGTTAAATAATGGGTCGTTTACCAGAGGAGCAGGAGCAGGAGCAGGAGCAGGAGCAGGAGCAGGAGCAGCAGCAGCACCCTCAGCATCAGCATCAGCCCTCATTCCATCAAATGGACCTATAGGATGGAATTTATTCAACAAGCTCATAAGCGCCATAGCGCACATCATTTTGATATTAGATGAGTCATTCAGGTTATCTTTTAAATATTTAATAATGCTTGTAATACTACTAGAAAAATGTTGAGCATTTGCTGGAGACATTATAATAGACAACTCACTAGTTAATGCACCCGGATTATTTGCAAGTTCCAATAGGCGACCGAACATACTCATTAGATATAAAGATTGTTCTATTGTATAATCAGCAAAAGAACTAACACCACTATTCCAGAAGACATGTAAAACACTTCCAGCATAAATACCGCCGAGTCCGACCCGAAATATATTATCGTCATAGTATGTTTTTAGATATATGTTACACACCATTCTAACATAGTCTACTACTGAGAAATCTTCCATTAAAGCATTCAATATACAATTAGATATTCTTGTGTGTAGAACGCGATTGACTTCGGTAGTTGGAACACCTCCAAACAATGATACTAAAACTGGTGCTATGATTCGCCTGACTTCAACTGTTAATATTTGGTTTTTTATTGTGGTTTTGATTTGTTCTGCTAATCTCGGATGATCGCTATTGGCATTATTATATTCTCTTACTAGATTTATTAATTCCTCAAAATGTGGTCTCGCTACTGGTTCCGCTGCTTCCGCTGCTCCCGCTGCTTCCGCTGCTTCCGCTGCTCCCGCTGCTTCCGCTGCTTCCTCTATGATAGGAATCAAATCAGGCATTTCATCTCCTCCCCCCCCACACACCCCTCCACCCGCTCGTGCTTCTCCTGCTCCTGCTCTATCTCCCATCTCTATTCAATCAATATACACTAACACTATATAAAAATTATGCCTTCTCCACCACCACCTCCCCCCTCTTCTTAATACACTGGTCATCCACGCTAAACGTCGGCACCTTCACCTCTTGCGGAACAATAGAAATCACACACTTCGCCTTCTTCCCGTATAATGGCTCCGTGCATCCTTTTTCGTGTTTCTTCCCCCGATAAAACTCCCTAAAATTGAATACTTTCGGCGCGTCCTGGGTACAACGCGACCGGAAATGCTCGTATCTCTCGCGCACATCGCAATACGACAATCCCGAGTTCTTCCCCAGCAACTTATTCACCGTCTCATGTAGGTCGTATATAAACCGCGAAAAGGTATCACGGCTTTCCATATGGCACATTTTCAGCGGCTTTGTTGCTAAATTGTTCGTCAAATTCATTCGGCAATATTTACACGGAAGTATATTCCTTAAATTCAATATAAAATCCATATAATGCTGTTTCTGTTCTTGTGTAGGGGCGACCGGATAATTGAAACTCATCGTGTGCATGAAATGCCACATACTCGGCCCCCATACCGTGGTAAGCATTCCGTCGCCGCTATGAAAATCCTTCTTGGTAAATGCTCTCACTTTTTTTGTGCGATTTGTTGGTATGAGTTGCGCATTATTGCCGCCTCCGCTCAGTATCTTCGCACGAAGTGACACTCCTCCCGCCCGTCTCCGTCTGAACTTTCGTTTTCGCGTATTTGACATTCTATATAATAAACGCACGTATTTATAATATAGAATTATTATATTCCATTCCGCCACACTCCCGCTCCGCTTCCGCCACACTCCCGCCACACTCCCGTTCGCGCATTCCATTCCGCCACACTCCCGTTCGCGCATTCCATTTCATTCCGCCACACTCCCGTTCGCGCATTTCATTTCATTCCATTCCATTATGTCCATCCTCGAAGATCCTACCAACTACATCGTCCAATATAGCGAAAAGACTAAGTATTCTTGTGTTATTTTAGGCGCGTCGCTTCTTCTCGTGATTATCTTTTTCGTGAGTCCATTCGCCGTATCATCCGGTTCGTTGACGTCGTGGATTATGAAATTCGTCGTGATTGGACTCCTCATCGCCACTTCCACTATTTTATTCAACGCCGTAAAGCCGGTTATCGATACAAAGGGTATTCTTGATACAGATTTATTCCCCGAACTAAAATTCAACTTCTTCATTACAGCCGGATTTGTCTTGCTTATTGCGGTTTTAGGTATTGTGGTGCTTCGGTTGTAAATGGGTGTGGATAGCGCGGGATTACAGTGTCAGCCCCGCCCTCGATTCGGATAATTTCCTGAAAATACAAATGGTCGTTCGTGAATTCATCCCTGCGAATATTTAGTAAAGCTCCCGTCTTTTTATCACGAAAAATCATCGTTTAGGTCGCTTGTATATAAACTATCCGAATTCGTTTCATATTGTTTTCATTCCGCTCGCTACACTGTGCCGTTCGCGCATTTCATTTCATTCCATTCCATTCCGCTACGCTGCCGTTCGCGCATTTCATTTCATTCCATTCCGCTACGATGCCGTTCGCGCATTTCATTTCATTCCATTCCGCTACACTGCCGTTCGCGCATTTCGTTTCATTCCATTTCATTCCATTTCATTCCATTTCATTCCATTTCATTCCATTTCATTCCATTTCATTCCATTCCGCTACGCTGCCGTTCGTTCAATCCATATATTAATCTTCACACATTATAATATATCCACACAGTAGTTATACATAATGGTAGAATCATCGTCGTCATCCTCTGCGTCATCCGCCGCCTCGTCCGCAATGTCTTCTATTAGTTCAGCGCTGTCAGGCAATTCCAAGAATATCGCCATTGTTCTTGTCATTATCGCCGCGATTGGCGGCATTCTTTACTACATCATCAAAAACGATATGATTCCAGGATTAAATAAGTTCTTTAGTAGCGCGCAAGGAACCACCCCCGCACCCGACGGTATCGGCGCCAATGACGGTGATAAGGTCGCACAACTATTCTTATTCAAGGTAGAGTGGTGCCCACATTGTAAGACCGCCAAGCCCGTTTTTGACGAAGTAGAGAAAGAACTCAATGGACGCCAAATCAATGGATACACTGTCACATTTAAGACTGTGGATTGCGAAGCCGATCCCGATATGGCAGATAAGTTCAAGATTGAGGGATATCCTACCATTAAATTGGTGAAGGACGGACAGGTCATCGAATACGACGCCAAGCCCGAGAAGGATAAGATTATGGAGTTTCTCAATACCGTGATGGCATCATAAAAATCGGTTCCGCTCGGCTATATCATCGTTACATCATTTGTCGTAATAGAATACGTCTCTTCCTCTATGGATGTATTCTGTGTTTCTTGCTCCGATGCTTGCTCGGGCGCATCTGTATACGTTGATAACGCAACCAATTCCGTCGCCGTCGCCGTCGCCGTCACCGTCGCCATTTCGGAATGTATCGACGATATGTTTGTCACGGACTCCCGGAAGTTCTGGCGATACGACATAAATACGTTCGCAAATGTCTCCCCTCGTAACACCAGTTCGCGGCGATAATTCTCATCCTTCATCCAATTCATCCAATCCTGTGACGCAAACACTTTTGATACACAAACGACCTCATTTGGAATCGATTTCGTCGGGCGATTTTCAAATAAGTTTCCCTTGATTTGGTTGAAAAACGTGGAAATAAACTGAAGCACGGATGATTTATCGGTCAAATTCGCCGGTTTTCGCTCCCATAGCATTTTCACCCCCAGGATTTCGCGCAGGTCGCATTTCTGGTCGCGGATACATTCATTCACCGGATAGTCATTGATGATGCCTCCGTCGATATAGCAGCAGCCGTCACGATATATGGGTGTAAACCCGAATGGATAGCAGCAGCTCATATAGCACGCCTCCACCAATCCTTGTTTCGGATGTGTTTTATGACTAAAATCAATCGACTTGAACTTATTGAGTTCTGTCACTGTGAAGTGAAGTTCAATACCGGTTCTCTCATAAAACTCCTGAAATGTTACATTTACAGGTATATCTTTCCCTTGAAGCGCGGGACGAAGCATTTCGGTGAATTCTTTCAATCCGTATAATCCGTGATTTTTGTATAATTTAAATACATAATCCAGTTTATTTTTGGCGTTGGATAATGAGGAAGAAGCCGATGATGCCACCGACGATGCCGACGATGCGTGTTCGGTGGATTCAGCGGTCCCGGTCCCTGTTGCCGCCGCACTCGACGATGACACGTATATCTTTTCCCACGGGCGTTTTATTAAATAATCGTCCATAACCTCCCATTCATACCGCAACGCGATAATAATGGCAACAAACGTTCCGATGGAAGACCCGTAGATAGTCTTGATATCTTTCGCGTCCCAAACATCTTTCAAATTCAATGTGCGAAGAATGCTATACATCATATGGCCCGCAGGCCCGCCTGATGAAATCACGAGATGTTTGATTGCGGGTTCGGGATTCATTTGTATATTTGATTATAAGTAGTATCGTTTATTATTGTTTATTATTGTTTACGGCGGGCGTCCGTGCGTCGGGACGCCATTATTTTCTTCCGTGTCTACATACATACACGTATACACGTATACACGCATCCGCATCCGCATCCGCATTCATGGACGACTTATTCAAATTTGCCGGCGATAATATAGAAAATGTGGAAAAACTGAATTTAGACGAGTTATACGAAAAGAAACAGGAACAGGACAAGAACAAGTTATATACGTATAACAAAATTCTCACGCGAGTCCATGAGAAAATCAAACTAACTTCGCGTCAAAAATGTAGCCAGCAATTCTGCTGGTTCGTCGTGCCGGAAATCATCCTCGGTGTTGCGAATTATGACCACGCGGGCTGTATCGCGTATATCGTAGATAAACTACAGGAGAATAAGTTCATGGTGCGTTATACCCACCCCAACCTCCTCCTCATTTCGTGGCTTCATTATGTTCCGAATTATGTCCGCACCGAGTTTAAGAAAAAGACGGGGACCGCAATTGACGAATATGGGCGGCCGATATTATATGACGCAGAAGGTAATGTCATAAAATACAAGGACGTGGGCGGCGCGGGCGGCGTGGGCGTGGGTGGCGTGGGCGCGGGCGGTGGCGTGGGCGCGGGGGGCGGCAATGGTATTCCACAAACCCCCGAAGACGCCAACGCACTATTATACAATCAGCGCGGGGGTGGCGGCGGTGGCGGCGGCGGCGGGGATGCGGCGGCGGGTGGTCCTGTGGCCGGTGACAAAAAGGAATACAAGCCAACAGATTCATATCGCCCCACCGGAAATCTGGTATACAATCAAGAGTATTTTCAAAAGTTGGGGGACCGGCTACAGTAGTAACGGTTATACCACCGCCACCGCCGGATTCATCGCGTTTACTGTATCTTTTATGGAAATTGAATTTAAAGATGACGCAATCCTAGCTCTTAATTTGTCATTAATCGATACATTACCCCTTACAATTTCGGAAATAGCCATTCTATTCAATATCTGTAATTTATGCCATAACGCGCCGGTTATTTTGTCATTACCAGAGTCGCTATTTACAGCATTCACTATTTCTTCATATTTTTTCTGATATTGTTTCGCAAGCACTCCGTCCTTTTTACTAATCTCATTGTAAATTTTTTCCGATAATTCTTTTTCTTGCGGAAATGACTCAATATTATTCTGGTCAAACTCTTTCATTTTGTCGACAGCATCATTTTTCCCTGCGGTCGGGTTTTCGGTCTCTTTTTTCGCCAGTTCTTTTTTCTTGGCTAATACATTTAATCCCAATGTTTCCTGTAATTCCTGGAGTATCTCAAACCCGGTGAGAAAATTCTTATAACTGTCCGCATATAATCGCACGATTCGTGTTCGCGCCTCATTCGTAATCGCCTGTAAATCCGCGTCGGTGAGATTCGGGTTAATGAAAAAGTCGTATTTCAGATTCAGGCGAAAAAAGTCGCGGGAATACTGGTCGTCCTGCTCGAACCCGGTATATCGCCTGGATTCGCCCTTATCCAGACTTTCCTCTATTTCGTGGATTACATCCTCGCTTTTATTCATAATATTAAATACGCGGTCCAATAATTTCACGATTCCCCTACGCTGTTTTGAAATACGATAGTTCATACTCTGAATATGCTTGATGTATTTGACAAAAATAGGATTATAACGCACATTGTTATTCACAGGAATCTCGAGCCCCCGATTGTTTTCGCACCATTCGTTTATTTTGTTATTGTCGTTAATATAGTGCGATACGTCCGCAAATGTTTTGATATCGTCGCCCGGTTCTTTGCCTCCCGTAACAATTCGGTATAATTCAGCGACATCGTGTCTGTATATTTTATTTTTCATTTCTTCACTCATCGCAATAAACTGCGGGCTTTTGTTAGAGCTCGATATTTCGTGAAAAATATCGAAATACAATTCCTCCAACATTGCGAAAATAGATGGTTTAATCTTATTCTGGGTTATGGTAGATGCGGTGGTCGTTGAAGACATCGGCGTTATTTTAATGTTGTCTATATCCTTTTTAATAGAGCATATACCGCTGCCAGGCGTGATATTCATATTGATTTCGCCGGGTTTCAGCAATCGCGCCATCTTATCTTTCACATCGTTTTGTCTTCTTGTAAATCCGGCCATATTGTAGGTATCGTATTTGGATTTATCCTTATTCCGAACTTCCGGTCCATCCAGTAATCCAAATGTAAGCATATCATAGAAATTATCGGGCATATTTTTCTGTATATATTCGTAGTTATAGGGCCGCATTGTCGACATTATCGCATTGAATAAATTTCCGATTTGGACGTAAAAGCGCGCGATACCGACACACATTTGCCTTTTTCTAAATACATTTTGTTCGTCCAACTTGCTTTCTTTCAGGATTTCGGGGTTCGTATTCACGAGAAGTGCGCGGTCCATCGCATTAATATCTTCGTAGTTTTTTGAGAATAATTTATGACGCCGGTCCATATATGAAATCAGTCGAAATGGAAGACGGTTCAGGACTTCACTCGTAATAATAATCAGCTTTTCACATTTCCCGCTATCTCCCAGCGTTGAATTAAATTTCACCTCTTTCAAAATAATACGCTGGGCATATAAATCTAGACGGAGTGCCATATTTCGGGTTTCGTCCATATTGGGGTTGGATATGGATGACACACTGTTACCCATGGAATGGAACAGAACGGAATAGACGTCTTTGTTATATCAATAGATAATAGTCAGTGGACAACGGACGCGCATAATCAATAATATTCAATAAAATTGCCATATCAATAAAATTGCCATATCAATAAAATTGCCATATCAATAAAATTGCCATATCAATAAAATTGCCATATCAATAAAATTGATATAAAGATATAAATATACTCTTTATTTAAAGGGTATAAAAATCACTCCATAAGCACACAAACACGTATATACAAAATGCTTTCCAATTTAAACTCGTGCCACGGAGTGTTTATACCAACCACCAATATACAAAAACCACCTAGTTCATTATTTCCATCCTCCATGTCAACATTATCATCCACCTCTTCCACAAATATGCGCCACTACAGATATTTATCCGCATATACTCCGAGTAAGGCAAATGAAACCAAGCGAAACAAGCGGACCCTTAATGACCAAACGATATGGGCTAAAATCGAAGAAGACTTCGCCCCAGAATTGCTCGAAGAAATGGCGCCTGAATATAATATTCCCGAGACGGTAAGGCATTCGCCGAAACAAACATCCTCGTCGGGAGGCGGGCGCTGCGGGCGCGGCGACGACGACGACGTGGAATCCGCACACCCCACCGCAAAAAAGATTTCCGCATTATTCATTAAACCCGATATTAATATGGAATGTCTATACCGGAAATCCGGAATCCGCGAGAATTGCGAAGTATGTGCCAGTGACGTCGTCCTTACCGATGATGGGTTCCTCACCTGTAAAAACCCCGCATGTAGCATTCTGTATAAGGACGAATCTCTCGACCAAAGCGCGGAATGGCGGTATTATGGCGCCGATGACAATCAAAACAACGACCCAACGCGTTGCGGTATGCCCGTAAACCCGCTCCTCAAAGAGTCGTCCTATGGATGTAAGGTGATGTGCGAAGGCGGTTCATATTCCCAGGATATGATGAAAATCCGGCGTTATACAGAATGGCAGTCTATGCCCTATCGAGAGAAGGCCCAATACGACATGTTCCAGAAAATCACCATCTTCGCGCAAAATAAGGGGATTTCCAAAATGATTATCGACGAAGCTCTGCGCGTCCACAAGCGCATCTCCGAACATAAAACATTCCGAAGTCTCAACCGCGACGGGGTTGTCGGCGCATCTATTTATATCGCGTGTAAGATACACAACTGCCCGCGCACACCCAAAGAAATCGCGACCATCTTCAATCTGGATAATACCAGCGCAACGAAGGGGTGTAAAAATGCGGTCAGTATTATCAATGAACTAGAATCTAATTTAGACAACTCCGAAAAAACGAACTTCTGTAAAACGAAGCCCGAGGCATTTATTGAGAGATATTGTAGCCGGCTTGCCATCAACGACGAGCTTACGAAACTATGCCAGTTCATTGCGGTGATGATTGAAAAACAGAACTTGATTCCCGAAAATACGCCGCATAGTATCGCATCGGGCATTATATACTTCGTCGCGTGTATGTGTCACCTTTCCATCACGAAAAAAGACGTGAATCGTATTAGCGATATGAGCGAAGTCACTATCAACAAATGCTACAAAAAGCTATATGATATGCGCGACAAACTCATTCCGAAGATGATACTCTCGAAATACGCACATCCCATCGCCGCCACCGCCACCGCCACTGCCGAATAAGCCTATTCGGCATCGTAAGAATATCGATTTTTTCTTATATTATGATATCATAATACTCTGTTTAGATGGATACATCGACGGTAACGGCGACGGCGACGGTGACGGCACCTGTGCCTAAATTTGTATTTATTGTCCCATATCGCGACCGCGAGCCGCATCGCGTGTTTTTCAACACCTATATTTATAAAATTATGGAAGATATACCGCCGGAAGATTGGAGATTCTATTTCGTCCATCAAAACGACAAACGCCCTTTTAACCGCGGCGCAATGAAAAATATCGGGTTTTTAGCATTAAAAAACACGTATCCAAATGAGTATAAAAATATTATATTTATTTTCAATGACGTGGATACATTGCCGTATACTAAAAATATACTGAACTTTCATACGGATTTCGGTGTCATCAAGCACTTCTACGGATTTCATTTCGCGCTTGGCGGCATATTTTCCATTCGCGGCGCCGACTTTGAGAGAATCAACGGGTTCCCGAATTATTGGGCATGGGGGGGCGAGGATAATCTGATCCACGAACGCGCCAAACAAGCCGGGATTGTTATCGACCGAAGCAATTTTTATACGATTGGAAATATGAATATTCTCCAGTTTGCGGATGGTCTTAAACGGTTGATTTGCCGCGATGAATTGGCGACGTCTATTATGCCGAATAATGTGGACGGATTATCCAAAATAACGGTTCTGAATTATATGATATACGACGAAACACATATGATTGACGTGACTTCATTTGACACGTATATATCTTATTTACAGCTTCATTTTGAAGAGCAATCACTGGATAAAGTGACGAAATTGCGCGTATCCCCTTTAAATGCGGTTCGTAATATAAAGGAACTGAATAACAGTTATTTTATTGATACGAATAATCGTATACAATCGATTGAATCTCTCGGCGGGGTGAACCCGCATCTTAAAGAATCGCCTAGATTTAATGCGTTGAATCAGCAGATTCAACCCAAAATGCCGTTTTCCGTACATATGGGTAATGTCACCCATCGTATGGGTAATGTCACCCATCGTAATTACGCGACGATGATTCCACAAGATAGACCTGTTATGGCGACGAAAACCGTGTCAGACCCGGTGAATACCGGTCGCGTTTATCAAAATTACAAGATAGAACAAAATGTGATTATTCCGCTACAACGACAGAGTGGGTTACAGGGGCAAAAACGGTTTGGAATGCGGGCGATGTTTAGGTCGGGGGGTTCCGCCCCCCAACGACGGGAGCTCCGCTCGATTTTGACCTACGGTGTAAAACCCGAGGTCCGCAGCCGTAAGACTTGAACGAGTGAATATAGACGGCGGACGTGTGTGGTGTTGTGGATGGATGTTGATAGAACTCCGCCGTCTATATTCACTCGTTCAAGTCTTACGGCTGCGGACCTCGGGATTGAGCGGAGCTCCCGCCGTTGGGGGGCGGAACCCCCCTAGAACTCGAAATGTTAGAATAATCATTTAGTAAATGTAATAGTTATAATATATATATAACGCAAACGTATAATATGTCTACTTTTGAAGAGGCAGTTAAACCGGCATTTGAACTTAAAAAGGTAGGCGAAACCTTAGGAGCGAGATCGTCATCGACTTTGGGAGGCACGACAACATCTACAACATGTTTCGCCGTTAATAAGGATGGAACCATTTTGGCGCTCGGCGCCAGCGACTTGACGACTGTAAGCATTTTTATAAAATCCGATGGTAAATTTGAATCGCCGCCTACGTTTATACCCGACCAATTTGTTCGTTCTATAGCGTTTCATCCGTTGTTTCACGTTTTAGCAACCGGGAGTTGCGATGGTACCGTGAAGTTGTGGCGGATGTTTCCCGAAGATCTACCCCCACCCAGTAATACGCGCACCCCTGACACCAGTGAGACTATAAATGTAGAATCATGCATCAACTCTGTTGCTTTTCATCCAACTGAAAAGCTTTTGGCAACTGGTTCGAGCGACAATACCACTCGAGTTTGGTCATTTAATAAATATTACAAAGAACTGAAATGTGTGGCAACGTTGAACCACGGTATGGGTATAGATCACGTTGTAAATGTTGTTGCGTTCCACCACGACAAGGATCAAATCTTTTTGGCAAGCGGGTGCAACGGCCCAAATACGTCGAGATTGTGGAAGCTTAATCCCAAAAACCTCATGGATAAACCCGAATATAAGATTCTAGATAACACAGATGCTATAAGAACTCTTGCGTTTCATCCAAGTGGAAAACTTTTGGCAACTGGTCACGCTGGACATAACTTGAAATTATGGGGTTTTAACGACTATGATAGTATAAGTTGCGTGAATACTTTACAGGGTCATAGTAGTGATGTTGTGTCTGTTGCGTTTCATCCAACCGAGAACATTCTGGCAACCGGCAGCTGGGACCATTCAGCGAAGGTGTGGAGTTATTCATCCGAAGGGCGCGATGTGAAGTTGGTGGCAACTCGTGCTTATGATACTAACGTTAATTCTGTCGCGTTTTATCCAGTTCAAAAAGGACGAGTTCCCATCCTGGCAATAGGTAGAACCGGTGGATTATTTGAAACTTATGAGCTAACACGACCTTCATCCGGCGTTTCTGATGGCGGAACCCGTCGCCGCACCCCCCGTCGTCATCGTCGCCGCACCCAGACCCGCACCCGCCGCCGGTCCCGCAAACAACAACAACGCAGTCGTCGTCGTCGTCATCGTCGTTAAAAATCCGCATTAAATTCAAACACATCATCCGCCACCTTCTTCTCCGCCAGCGCGTATTCCCCCACCCGTCGCTCAAAAAAGTTCGTCTTCCCCGCAAGGCTTATCATCTCCATAAAATCAAACGGATTCGCAGCATTATAGATTTTATCATACCCTAGCTGAAGCACCAGGCGGTCCGCGACGAACTCAATATACTGGCACATTAATTTCGAATTCATTCCGATGAGACGACACGGCAGCGCCTCCGAGATAAATTCCTTCTCTATTTCCACCGCATCACGCACAATTTCGTAAATACGATGACGCTGAATCTTCTTCACCATCTTCGTATACAGCAGCACCGCAAACTCGGTATGAAGCGCCTCATCGCGAGAGATGAGTTCGTTGCTGAATGTCAGTCCCGGCATGAGGCCCCGTTTCTTCATCCAGTAAATCGAACAAAATGCGCCAGAGAAGAAAATCCCCTCCACGCACGCAAACGCCACGAGGCGTGTCTGGAATGTGCTGCGTTTATCGCCGATCCATTTCAGCGCCCAATCCGCCTTCTTTTTAATACAAGGGAAATTCTGTATCGCATTGAATAACCTGTCCTTTTCAGTGGCGTCCTTGATATAGGTGTCAATAAGAATGCTATACATTTGCGAATGGATATTCTCCATTGCGATTTGAAAGCCGTAAAATGCGCGGGCTTCCGCCAGCTGGACCTCCGTCATGAAACGCTGCGCCAGATTCTCCATGACAATACCATCACTCGCCGCAAAAAACGCAAGAATCATTGAAATAAAGTATCTCTCGTCGTTATGTAACGAATTCCAGTGGGTGACGTCTTTGGTCAGGTCGACTTCTTCCGCGCGCCAGAAACAATCGACCTGTTTTTTATACATGCTCCAGATTGACGCGTCCTTTATGGGAAATAATACAAACCGGTTTTGGTCTTCTTCTAATAGGGGTTCGACTATAGTGGTTTTAATAGCGGTGGGGGTGGCGGTGGCGGTGGCGGTGGCGGTGGCGGTCGCAGATACTTCGGGTTCACTTACAATAATGGACATAATGAATAAATGGATGACGATGACTCGTGTGGATAATTATAATCAATACGTAATAATGGTTTAATTCGTTTTCCTAAATAATAGGGTCGGTCGTGGATATTATAGACGGATATAAAAAGCCGTATCGGACCGAACATCCACTGAAATGGTATAAATCCAACTAATGTTATTGTGTATTATCGAGCTGGGTTATTCGGTTGTGAGTAAGAATGTTAAACAAACTGGATATCGCAGTCATCAATCTGGACCGTCGTCACGACCGTATGGCATGTATTTATAAGAATATTCCGTTTCTATTTCAACCGTTTACACCGCGTATCCCGGGGCTTCGCGTCCAGACTGTCGACCGCGGCGGTGGCGGTCATTATCGCCGTTTTTCCGCGATTGATGGCAATAATCTCTCGCATCATTATTCCGAGTTCCCCGATTTGCTCGATACAATCCGGGATACGCCGCGCGTGTTGGGCGAGGTCGGGTGTTCATTGAGTCATTATTCTCTCTGGCGGTCTCACGCCCAGCATCCGAATGCGGAGTTTTTGCTCGTTTTTGAGGACGATGTGTTATTTACAGAAAAGTCTCACGAGAGAATTCGGGATACGGTCGCGGAGGTCAAAGGGCTCGGCGCCGACTCCGCCGATGTCGTTTATGTCGGCGGACAATGGACACCTGATTACGATATCGATTGCTCCGGAACGCAACCTTATTTTCCATTCCAGAAAACAACCAGCGAATCTCTCGCGCGATATTACAAGACGGCGTCGTCGACGTCGGTGGCCAGAACCGGACTGTTTCCACGACGGAACCTTTCCCCCGCTGTCATTCAAGGAAATCGTAATGTATGGTTTACACCATTATTTCGCACCGCGGGGGCATACCTTGTAAGTCAACGCGGTGCGAAACGATTATTAGAAGCCGTCGAAACAGATACGGCATTATTTATGAAAACGCCACTCGATATGTGGTTACTTGAAATGGATTTTCGCGGGTATATTAACGCATCTGACAGGTTCCCGCATCCATTTTATCAAGCGGGGTTTGAAATGGTGCGCGAACCTAGTCATGCCCAGAATGATATTCATCGATGCGACTTTCAGATGGTGAAGTTGCCGGTTCCACTCCGTTCCACTTCGGCTAACACCGGCTCCACTCCGTTCCATTCCATTCCATTCCATTCCATTCCATTCCATTCCATTCCATTCCATTAAATCACCTTCATTGAAAAGGTCGACCAATCAAATCCATTCGCCCACTTCACCCGACAATCTATCTCACTATATCCTTCCTTCTGAATGATATATTGGTCATTCGCCAACCAGCAACGGTATTTCGGCTGAATATACTCGGTATACATGAAATCAATATTCTTGCGCTCCAATTCTATCAAGTTGGGATACGATTCCACGAAATCCAAAATCGGTTTATACATGTGTTGTTTCACCAGGTATGCGTGATTACACCAAATTGTGCCTTTCACCCATTTATGTGTCGGGTCTATTCCATCATATCGCGTGAGAATGCCGCCTAGATACAAAATGTCCCAGTCATCGCCGATGCCGCCAATACTACCACCAGCCCCCAGCATCGCAAGCTCGTTAAAATTATCCCGAATGACAATATCATCTTCTACGATGAGGACGGATGAGAGATTCTTACTATGCGCATACTGAATCGCCTTGATATGAGACCTAAAACACCCCACTTTTGTATCTTCGGTATGAATCTTGTTCATTAAAAGCGAGTGTTTGATTCCGCGAGAGAGTAAATGGTCGCTCACATATTTGGTTCTCTCGGGGCGCTCTTCCAGGCATATCGCGACGACTTCTTCTGCGAAAGGTGGGCGCAGCAAAAAGGACTGGGACTGGGACTGGGACTGGGACTGGGATTGGGACTCGGTCACAGGCGATATTTCAGGCGATGACGGTGAGGACGGCGGTGTTTGAACGGTCATAGGTGTAAAATTCGCACTAGATGACACAGATGAAAGAGACCGGTCTGACAATTGCGGGGAATTCTCCGACGACGACGTGTCTCTGTATTTGAAGTATTTCTCCGATCCGGATACGGCGCCGGTGATTACCGAGAGATATGGATTCACTGTCTCTTCATAACGGTAGCGCTTTAACAAATCGCGGATCTTCGTGTATATCTTATCCGAACTCACCTCAACACTGAAAAAATCAATATGGAATATCTTATTTGATATCACGAGACTCACGTCACCGCCGCCACTCGTCGGCGACTTCGCCCCCGCAGTGTCCGTAACCGCCTGGTTCTCTTCAAAGAACGTCGAGAGAATTTCGTATTCACACCCCTGGCAATTCAAGGAGCAATAGTCAATCCGGTCAGGCGCGGATTGCTGACAGCACAAATCATAAAGTGTTATCGTATCCACCTTATACGACTTGGACTCCGCACGTGTCCATTCCTGTCCTTCTTTATTGTTTTCAAGCGCGCCCTTCAATCCGCTTAATTTAGGAATCGCCGACTCGTAAAAAATCGCCCCACGACCACTGCCATTTGTGATGGACGATGTCACATTACTAACTGCGGCCAGAACCACCACGCACGCACGGCATCCGCGTAACCCGTCTTGATATACTCGCGCGGGTTCCACCGCCATCCCGCGCCATTCCCGATATCTCTCGAAGAAATAACACGCCGAGTTATGTTCACCGTTACCCGCGCCAATTTCAATAAAATACCCGCCGTGTTTGCCTTTCGTAATATACTTATCCACATACTGGTCGTTGCGTAAATCGTGGTAATATTCAGGATAGATGGTTAGGTCGTCGTCCGCGCATTCGCAAAATGCCGAAGTATTCGAATTGTATACAGTGAGTTCCATCTTCTGTTTATGAAGAAACTCATTCTTCCGCATAACATCCCCCAATATCGTCTCCCAGAGGTGTGTTCCATACGACTGGGGCGGAAACTCATACGCTGTGGTCTCCGAATGGATAAACGCTACAGTATCCTGCCAGTGAAGCGGCATAAACAACTGGCCTTCCAATATTTTCATCCTGTATTTATGAATATAATGCGGGTTATCTTCAATCAATATTCTATTGGAGTCGCGGATATGATGCGCCCAGATTCCCAGACGCAGCCCCGATTTGAATGACTCCAGCCACAGTTTAATAAATTCATTTTTGGGCTTTGCGGCTAAGAATGCGTTGATTAATGAATGGATGCCCGCGCGCTCTTCACTGATATAAAATGAATGGCCAGATTTGAACACGTCGTGAAACGGCCGCACAATAAGCATATCCAGGTCAAGGTAAACACCCCCGTGCTCGTATAATAGTTCCAGACGCACCACATCCGCCTTATACTGAAAATGCTTCAATTCAAATCCGTCGTAAAACACCGGGGGGTCTATTTTATGAATACTCACGCGTTCCTGCTTTTTGATATCATCCCAGTATTTATTTCCGACGGGTTCCTTCGCATTATAGATTCGAATGTCATAATCGGGCATATATTGTATCATCGAATGAACGCATCGATGATGGAAGTTGTAGAACTCGGTCTCGCCGAAATAGAGGAGATGGATGATTTTCGGGATTTCTGCGCATGGGTCGGTTGGGTATAACGACTCCAATTTTGTCATCGAGGTTTGTTTGATAAAGTCGGGAAGCTCGGATTCGCCGTCATTGACGCCGTCGGGCGCATTCGGTGGCGGGGACCTTGTATCCACGATTTCCTCGTATTGGGCCGCAGCCAGAGCGTTATGATTCAGCGCGAGATTGGAGGATGCGCGATAGAAACGCACAAAATTCGTGTCGCGCTTGTTATACGTTGGAAAATATTCGAGATACATATCTGCGAGTGCCACGAGCTTCTCATGTTCCTTACTATGATGGTGCTGATTATGGATTTCCTGAAGCATTTGGTTTCGGTCCATAAACTTACAGCTATTTTGATAGTAATTATAACGGAGTCTATTGAACGACGACGACGACGACGACGACGACGACGACGACGAGGGCGATGCCTCCTGGACAGGTTCGGACGACTCCGATGACGTTAGGCAATACTCGCCCCATGCCATTCCACGCGCCTTACAATCTACCGGACACGACGCATCATTATTATTATGAAAATAATCATCATATCCGTGTTCGTCAATCACCCCCGCATTCACCATTTGCTCCCACGCTTTTGTGGGTTGTACTGTATAATGCGCTTGGCGTGATGGGTCGCGAGAGATATCGTCCATCGCTATCACGGTTCGGTCATCACGCGCCAGACGCTGCGAATTGAGAATATCCTTCATTGGAATATCGTTTTGATGTCCGCCGTCAATGAAAATAAAATCAAACCGCATCGGTGGTGCCGTGTTTGGGTCCTTCATTCGATGCGCGACCTGTTCTTCGTATTTGGGAATCGTCGTTGTGCTGTCTCCCGTCACGAGCGTATGCCTCCCCGGAAACACCGAGTCAATATAACGCTTCGCCGCGAAAACATACGCATACTCCCCTAAATCAAAACTCACCACTTTGGTCTCTGGCGGCGTGTTCGCTAGGAAGAGCAGTGCGGAATGCCCCGCATTGAACCCGATTTCCATAATGGATTTGGGGTCGCGTTTGTTGACGAGTTCGCGAAGACGGTCGGACTGGGCGCTGATTTGATAGGACCCGCCCTCTACAATATGATACTCGGATATAGCCTTGGTTAATCCTTCTAATAGCGCACTGGGATTCGGATTCATTATACAATGAACTAAAATGTATAATAAAATAAATGTGTTTATGTTTATATGTGTTTGAGCTACTCGCGCTACGCGGAATGATACGAAAATGTAATAAAAAGTTCATCACCAGACTCCCACGTAAACGGCACGGTGCTTGACAGTTGCGATATTGTCTGATAATTTCCTGATACATAATACGGTCGGATTTCCACTTGGGTTATACTATGATACGTAATTATACCGTATACTGTGTTTCCGCTGCTATCATCTCTATATGTCGCAATACCCGAGAGTGCCGTTCCGATACCCGCGTTGATGGATGCGAAATTCGCGTTGACTGGAAGTGTGACTCGTGGACCAGTTCCTACGGAGGTAGATGAACCGAACTGAAGACGAATATATACACTTGTAAATTCGCCTTGTCGCGCGTATCTAGATGTAACTGTTCCGTTTCCGATGGTTAGATTTGTAAATGATGGGTCATATGTTACGTATGATGCGGCGCCCTGTGCGCCCGTCGGTCCTGTCGCTCCTGTCGTGCCTATCAGCGAAAAACTAATAATACACGCATGCGCGTTATTAAACGGCGTTATCACTGGCACCATATTCTCTATTGTAAAGGTCGCCCAGCCATTCGCGCTTGCGTCGTTGGATGTAACTCCGGTGAGTTTGTAAATCACGTAGTTGGAATAATTATCCACGTCTTGTATTTTCAGAATGGCGCGCCCGCCTCCCCCCGCCATTGCGCTTCCGTATAACGAAAGTTGAGAGAAATATGCGTAGATATTATTATGCGCGGCCGTTCCATCCAGATTACTGATATACAATTCAGTGGCCGCGTTTTGTGATGCGAAATTATTCAAACGGAAATTCCCTTCACCTGGATTACTGGAGGTTGTAGTAGATGACAAATAATAGGTAAACGTATTCGCGGCGGTGGATGATGTGCCTGATGCGCCAGTAGGGCCGGTAGGACCAGCAGTCCCGGTTGCGCCTTGTGTGCCCATGGGGCCAGTGTCGCCTATGGGCCCGGTAGGACCAGCAGTCCCGGTTGCGCCAGTAGGGCCGGTTGTGCCCATGGGGCCGGTTTCGCCTATGGGCCCGGTGGGTGCGATTGCGCCAGTAGGGCCGGTTGTGCCCATGGGGCCGGTGTCGCCTATGGGCCCGGTGGGTGCGGTTGCGCCAGTAGGGCCGGTATTGCCTACGGGGCCAGTGTCGCCTATGAGGCCTACGGGGCCGGTATCGCCTTGGGGCCCGGTGGGTGCGATTGGACCTGTGGGGCCGGTTGTGCCCATGGGGCCAGTGTCGCCTTGTGTGCCTTGGGGGCCGGTGGGTGCGATTGCGCCAGTAGGGCCGGTTGTGCCCATGGGGCCGGTGTCGCCTTGTGTGCCTTGGGGCCCGGTGGGTGCGATTGGACCTGTGGGGCCTGTTTCGCCTATGAGGCCTACGGGGCCGGTTTCGCCTATGAGGCCTACGGGGCCGGTTTCGCCTATGAGGCCTACGGGGCCGGTTTCGCCCATGGGGCCGGTAGGACCAGCAGTCCCGATTGGACCTGTGGGGCCGGTTTCGCCTATGAGGCCTACGGGGCCGGTATCGCCTGTTGGACCCGTCGGCCCGGCGGCGCCTACAAATGTATTCAACGAGAGAATATCACCCACACCCGATTCATTCACCTGATACACATTGAGGTCCAACGGAATCATCGCAATGACACCATCACCGTTTCCCACAGTAAGACGGTATGGCACGGTGCCTACCTTGAGATACGTCAATGTCGCATTCGCATTATCTACATCTTGAACGACACTGCCGTTACTGCGTATGGTTCGCACGGTTGCGCCAGATGAAGCCACTGTCACTGTGATATTCTGGTTTGTCGCTACAAAAATACAGACTATCTGGTGGATGAGGGGAGAGACTGGCACGATATATCCTTCACTCGGAATTTTCACCGTGACACTTTGTATCGTGGTTATACTATCCAATGACACCGCGGGCTGTATCACGCGAAACTGTGCGAGTGTAAGCGACGTAAGGTTGTTGATGGCGGCGATGCCGTGATTCGCTGCGCGTAATAGAAGATGCGCTTTTTGTATATCACTAAATGTCAATGTATTGATTGTTGCGCTCACGATGAGCGCGTTTTTGAAGATGGCGTTTGTTATATCCGCATTCGTGAAATTGACACCTGTCGCATTGGTATTTGTGAAATTCCCTCCGCTCAAATCCACACCACTTAAATCGGTGCTGGTTATATCTTGGTTGGAATAATCCACTGGCATTCTATTATATGTATTACCGAATATAATTTCGGTGTATTATACTACCTACCGTAGTCGTCCGCCTCCATTCTCTCAATGTCTGCCCGGATTCGCTTTATTTCCGCAATAAACACCGCAAACAATTGCTCATATTGTATCGTCTGGTATCCATTCGGGTCGTCTTTTTCACCAACCACCATCTCCGGATATACGCTGTGTAATTCATGTGCCAGGAACCCATATTCGTCATGACCGGTCAATATATTCAAATACTTAACTGGCCTCAGTCCATCCACGGTTTTGTCCTCGGGTAGGTCACAAACATTATATTTGATACGGTAATCACTGACACTATTCATTCCTACCGTTTTGATGGTTCCGCTAATATCCATCGTATAGCGAGTATCTAGTGCGGTCGTCGAACTATCGATGTTAATACCTAGGGTAATTGCGCCGGCGCCGTACTGAATATTCGTATATCCGGTTATTGATTCAGGCGTCTCGGGATTGATGACCGTCCACACGCCTGTGTTGGTCGCACCTGTCGCGCCCATCGGCCCCGTTGGACCTACCCCCACAATAGACCCGCTTAATCCCGTCGCACCTGTCGCGCCTTCTGGACCAGTAGGCCCCGCATTTGCGATTACACCAGCAACACCTCCTTCTCCCGTTGGTCCAGTCGGTCCTATCGCGCCCACTGGACCGGTAGAACCCGCCCCGCTTATCGCCCCCGTATCACCTAGGGGGCCGGTCGGACCATATTGACCCGTCGCACCTCCCACGCCTGTAGGCCCATCTCGCCCCACAGGACCCGTCCCCGCCCCCACAGCACCTGTCGCGCCTATTGCGCCCACCACGCCCGTTGGACCATCCAGTGAACCCGCACCGGTCGGACCCGTCGCGCCCACAATGCCGTTCGTGCCCGTGAAACCTCTCGGCCCCGTTGCCCCCGTTTGCCCGTCTAAATAATCACTATTCGAGAGAATATCATATAATCCAACATTAATCACCTTATATTCATTGATATCATAAGGGACGCCAATCATCGTAACTCCGTGGATTTTGTATACGACATTTCCAATGCGAAGTAGTGCGTTTGTAACAGTCACAGAGCCCCCTCCCGTCGTATCCACAATGGTCGTGTTACCCGAATTATCGCGAGAGACAGTAAATGTTTTCGCGGGGTAGTTTATGACTAGGGTCGGATTATTCACGGTTCCGATACTTTGGATACCTGACATATTCAGGGTCAGGCTCTCGTTATTCGCGAGTGAAATCCCGGCGATATAAAATGCGCGTTTGGGGTTCACGGTTATCGCGGTGACCGTGCGGACATTCTCGCTCACGACGGTGGCGGTGATAATATCTACTCCTGCTGACAAATCGCGGACATCATCGGTGAGAATCGTCCCGATTACCGCGGGGAGACCCGGTGCCGCCAGTAGCGTCGTAAGTTGCGTCGTGAGATACGCGATGTCCATATTGGTTTTATTATACAGAAGTTGCGCGGCCTGGACGCCTGAAAAAACGACTCCCGAGAGATTGGTATTCACGATGCCGGTATTTCGCATTATTGCGCCGGTGAATACGGCGTTTGTTAGATTACATCCCGAGAGATCAGCATTGGTCATCGTGGCGTTTGTAAAGTTCGCATTTGACAGGTTCTGTCCTACAAATGATTGACCGGTGAGGTTTTGTCCGGTATAATCAGTCATCGGTTATCGGTATATCGGTTATCGCTATATAACCGTTGGATTTATTTTATTGCGTTTGCGCGGCGGTGGCGGCGGCACTGCGCTTCGCTTCCAAACACGCCAGACGAGCATTCAGTGTCTTTATTTCTTCGCAGCAAATTGCGAACATCTGGTGATAACTGATGGCTTGTAAATCGCCATCTTTGTCCCTTTCGCCATTTACAAGTTCCGGAAATATGTCTTGGACTTCGTGTGCTAAAAATCCGTATTCCCACGCATTATTGCGCAGTCGGTTTTGAAACTTCACCGGTCGAAGTTGCTGGACCTGATTCGACAGCATTGTCCGGTCTATGGTCGCGTGACTAATATACATAATTTCCGTTTTAATCCGGTAATCACTCACATTCATAACACCTGTTGTCTTGATATTGCCACTCACATCCAGAAGATACTGTGTGCTTGCGGGGCTTGCTGGTGTCGTTTGGATACCAACGCGCCCGCTGTTGTAGTAAATAACGCCGGTATTGCCGGCGGCGCCGCGACCCCATATATTCGCACCTGTCGCGCCGCTGATAGGACCCGTTGCGCCCGTATTTCCGACCGCGACGCTTTCACCGGTGGGCCCGGTTGCGCCTATGGGACCTGTCGCGCCTGTATTCCCAGTCATTCCGTATTCTCCCTGCGGGCCGTATATACCTGTATATCCCATCGGACCGTTCACACCCGTCGCACCTGTGTCGCCTTTACCCGAATTGGGACCCGTCTCGCCCGCCGGACCGGTCGCCCCCGTTGCGCCTAATGCGCCATTTGCGCCGGTCACACCCCACGCACCCGTCACGCCTGTGACTCCTTGGATTCCCGTCGCGCCAGCGGGTCCCTGGATGCCCGTCAGACCCTGATATCCCGCCGGTCCTGTGACACCCAGTGCGCCGTTGATTCCGGCGAATCCTACCGGCCCGGTCTTACCCGTCGCGCCCACATTGCCGCTCCCACTTCCAATCGCCGCCGTCGTCAGAACTGTGCCTAATCCATAGGATTTCACCTTGTAATAATTGGGGTCCACCGGAATTCCAATAATAGACCCAGCATACACACGGTATAATAGTGTGCCTATCTTTATATATGACACCGGTGTTCCGTTGGCGTCTACTACCTGCGCGGGTGTGCCGCCGCCGCCGCCCGACGTGGATTGATACACGACGCCATTGATACGGACCTCGGTATTCGCAGTCACACCGATATAAAACCCTTCTACGGTGCTGGGGGTAACTGTGACGATTAGGTTATTGCTCGCATCTAGTGTGGGCTCGATGACACGAATCACCTCAATGTTCGCGATGTCGGCGGATTTTATCTCGGGAATGACGGCTATAATAGAGGCAGGCGGTATCGTCGCCGGGAGGGCAATCGCTTCAATATTCGCAGCGACGTTGTCCGCATTCTGGCGCAACTGGATTTTCTGGCCGTCCGTAAATGTGACGCCTGTGAGGTTCGCGCCTACAATCCGCGTATTTGTCAGATTGGTGTTGGTGAGGACGGCGGTGGTGAGGTCGGCGTTGGTGAGGTCGGCATTCGTAAAATCATAGTTTGTAAAATTAATCCCCGAGAGATTTACACCCGATAAATCTTCGTTAGTTTGGTCCGGATTATACGTCACAATAAGGGTCGCCGTCGCCGTATTCGCGGTATGTGTCACCGTTGCTGCTTGCGTCACTGTAATGGTCGATGTGCCGGGAGCGCCGCGACCAATGAGGGTGACGATGTTGTTGTTCGCACCCACACCAATGGTCGCCACCGAGAGATTGCTACTCGTATAACTAAACGCGCCTGTCGTATTATTGGACGTCGGTGGGGTCAGCGCAAACGGCGCCGAACTCGTATATTTGGCCGGAACTGTAAATGTCGTGGAAAATACGGTGACTGTCTGGGTTATCGTCAGTGCGGCGGTGGCGGACCCTGCGGGATTCGTCGTGAAATCATTGAATGTCCCCTGGGTTGCGGTGATGGTCGCGGGCATTCCGGTCGCAGTAGACGAGATGAGTGTAACCACCCGCTGATTCGTCGGCACCGTGACATTGACGAACGAAATTGTTCCGGGGAAATTTTCCGAAGAGGTGGTTCGCCAACCGCCAATGGTCACTGGGCCTTTTCCGATGGGGTTACTGGCAGTGCTAAATGACCCCGTTTGTGTTGCGCTAGTGGCGATGGCGAGTAGCGTTATCGTAATCAACGGCGACGGGCTACTGGTCTGCGCTACCGTCAGTCGATATGCGGTATTTAACGCAACCGAGATGGTCGCGGGCTCACTAGTCGTATTCGCCCAACTCCATTGGATTCGGTTACTGTTTGAAACCCAAATTCCCCAGCCGCGTGACGAGTTGATTTCATTATACATATCACCGACCAGCGCACGATATGAGTTCGTGCCACCCGTCACCGTAAAACTAATATCAATCTGCCAGTCTATGAGAGACGCGATTTCCGGAAAATCATATGTGGTAAGTGTGGGAATCGTAACGGTCGCGCCATGGGCGGTGGTACTGGAGTATACCATTTTCGTTGTCACCGCGCCATTTTCATTCATGGACGCCGTGATGCCCGCATTAGACGCATCTATCGCATACGAAAATGTGCCCAAACTATTGGAACTCGGGTCCACGAATGAAAACGACGCATCAGATAATGAATACGTGCCATTTTTAGGGCCGAGTGTGATCGCAGAGATACGCGGGCGAAAATTCAGGGTGGATAATACCCAGTTGCTCGCAGGCGACGCAAAATTAATGAGTGTGCCGTGTGCGCGATTCACCGTGTTATCCAATACCCTGGTATAGGACCCCCACCCCGTGCCATACCCTTGATGTAGTTTCCAGTATCCCACGAGACCCGTTTCATTGCCCACGAGACGCTGGCGAAAGTTCGCGGAAATATCGGCAGCGGACCGCACCACATTCCACACACGAATATCTGATAAAGAACCGCGGAATTGACGGTCGGTTTGATTTTCATACACACCACCATAATCACTTCCGATTATGATTGGAGCATTCCAATTTCCATAATCTTTAAGAATACCTGGATAGCCGTGCGTGACCGAAACAACCAATACTCCGTCGATATACATTCGTATCGCACCATTCGATGAGTTGTAACTCGCCGCAATATGATGCCACGCTGCGTCATTATAGGATAATGATGTTACTCCTTGTCCAAATCCGGTCGCGGTTTCTAACCATATATCCACCTTGCCATCGGATAACATATGTAATTTGTATCTTGTGACCCATCCGATATTCGGCGGTGTGCTGTTATTGTAGGTGCCCCACTGTGAAATAAATCCAGCATTTCCTTTTTGAGCATTCGTATCGGATGTTCGGAACCAACATTCCAGTGTTAATGTTTGTCGAAATTGAGTTGTATTTGACCACGCCGGAATTCCCGCATTCACGCCGTCATTTACACCATCAAACAAGAGGACGTTTGCGGCCATTCTACTATTATAATATTACTACTATAATACTAGTATTATTATATTTCCTTATGACTCGGCCGCCGTCGCGACACGGCTTTTCAATTCCTGGATATCTCTCGCAAGAATCGAAAACATTGACCTATAATCCACCGATTGTAGTTCGTTCGCCGCGTCCTTTTCGCCATGAATAAGTTCCGGGTATTTCTCTCCAACTTCGTGTGCGATGAATCCGTATTCGTAACGGTTTGTCAGGGTATTAAAATAATGGGCGCCGCGAAGTTGTGTAAGCGACGGACCCTCGGTCTCGGTCCCAGTGGCGCGGATATCACAGACATTTGCCTTAATTCTATAATCACTCACATTATTGATGCCGATACATCTGATACTACCACTGACGTCAAGTGCGAAGTTGGCGTCTGGTGCGGTTTTTCCGATGGCGACACGTCCGTTGTAGGTCACGCCAGTCACGCCAGTCACGCCAGTCACGCCAGTGACCGTCCACACCGCGTATTCACCCGTAGGCCCGGTTGCGCCCATTGCGCCAGTTGCGCCAATCATTGCGAATGCGCCGCGTGGGCCTGTCGGCGCAAGAATGGCAATGGCCGCGGGTCCGGTTGCGCCCACGAAATCCACGATACCTGGAATACCCCGGGGGCCCGTTACACCTGTATCGCCTATGCGCCCGGTCGGGCCAGTATCACCCATCTCGGTTGCTATACCCGCGGGACCTTTCGGCCCGTAAACCCCTGTCGCACCCGTTGCGCCATCGGGACCGGTTCGCCCATCTTCACCTGTTGCGCCGGTTGGACCCATGGGTCCGGTTGCGCCCGCGGGTCCATCGGGGCCAGTCACGCCATTGACCGTGGTGGCCGGACCCGTCGCACCCGTTGCGCCGTTGGCCGCATCCGTGCCTGTCGCCCCCCTAGGTCCAGTGCTGCCTCTCGGCGCGCTTCCATACCCGCCATGTTCCATAATGACATCATATAATCCATACCCGCTTAATTTATAATCGTTAAGGTATAACGGTATCCCAATCATCGACCCCCCGAATACCCGATACGCCGTATTACGAATTCGAATCACTGTTATTATGTTTTCATCACCCGCCACTTCGGTAATGACGCCCGCGGACGTGCTCCGATACTGCGTGGCGTCTCCTGCGCGATTTCCTGTAATCTGAAACACCGCGTTATTGGGAATATCCAAATAAAATGCCTTTGTCGTATCTGCGTCAGTGGTCATATCCGAGACCACTGTCGCGCCCCCCGGCCCGCCCCCTATGGTCGGCGAATATACATCAACACCCCCAGTTAAACGCACGACGTCCGTCACGCGTATTGCCGGATTCAGCGACGATAAATCACCGGGAGTCATCGTAGTCAATGTAAGTCCTGGAATATTCGCAGCAACATTCGCAGCATTTCGCCGTAATTGTGATTTCTGGACCGCCGTAAATGTAAGCCCAGTGATGGTGGCGCCTACTATCAGCGTATTCGTGAAATTCGTCGCGCTCGTTATCACCGTATTTGTCAGGTTCGTCCCCGATAAATCCACGTCTGTCAAATTATCCGCCGAGAGATTACACGCCGGACCCACGATAAACCCCCCGCGGAGTTGGAAATCCGGTGTGGGGAGGGTCACGGCGGCGGTGCCCTGGGCCGGAGAAACTATTTGTCCGGACCGGATGCCGGTGAAGGTGGCGCCAGTGAAGGTCGCGCCGGAAATATCAGCCGCAGTGAGGACCGCGTTTGTCAGGTTGGCGTTGGTGAAATTGGCGGCGGTGAGTGTCGTGCCTGCGAGATTGACGCTGGTGAGGTTTTTGCCTGTGAGGGCGACGGAGGGGCCGACGATGAAGCCGCCGCGGAGGGTATAATTTGCGGAAGCCCCGGCGAACGTGGGGTTGGCGCCGGCCGACGCGGTGACGACGAGACCCTGGCTTGATACACCTGAAAACACCGCATTCGTGAAATTCGCAGAGGTGACGTCATTATTCGCGAAAGATGCGCCGGTGAAGTTGGCGCCGGAGAGGTCGCATCCGCGTAAATTAATCCCGGATAAATCTACCGAGGATGAAAGAGTCGCAGACCGTGCGATGGCTGTGGGTCCGATCAGAAACCCGGCGCGGACCGCCCATATGCCTCCGCCCGCACCCGCGCCCGCGCCCGCCGCAATCGTCGGGAATATCGCCCCGTCGCCCGTGATTCCGCCGCCCGTTGAAATCACGCCAGTGAGTGTCGCATCCGTCATGTTCGCACCGCTAATATCCGCGCCGGTGAAGACCGCATTCGTCAGATTGGCGCCGGTCAGGTTGGCCCGCGCGATACTGAAACCCGTCAGGGTCAAGCCTGATAAATCCGCGGAGAGGAGTCGCACGCCTGGACCTATAATAAAGCCATTTCGCGCAAGGTATGCCGTCGCCTGGGGCGGTGTGGCCGGAAATGTCGCAAGACCCGAATTACGCAATTCCCCCGTTGTTATATTTGTAAGTGTCGTCGTGGTCGTAAATACCGTGCCATTGATATCCGATGCGGTCAAGGTTGCGCCTGATAAATCTATCCCGGCCAAATTGGCGCCCACGAGCGATACACCCGGACCCACGATATAGCCATTACCGCTCGCACCCCGCACGCTGGTCGCCGCATTCGGCATTGTTACATTTGCCGTTGCCGGAGTTCCGCCGCCGCCGTATAAAAGCCCCCCACTTCGCAGACCTGTAATCGTCGCACCCGAGAAATTCGCGCCTGATATATCACAACCCGTGATTGTGATGTCGGTGAGGTCCGTGCTCGAGAGATTCGCGCCGACCAAACGCACACCCGGGCCCACAATCCACCCGATGGACCCGCCACCGCCCCGCGCAACATAGGAGTCGGATGGCAGTGTCGCTGTTGTAAGTCCTGTAATATTTCCCGTGAGAATACCTGTAATGGTCGCGCCCGATAGATTCGCCGTGGTAAGCGTCGCATTTCGCAGGATGGTGTTTGTCATGTTTGCGCCAGTGAAATCCGTGCTCGTCAGGACCACGCCCGACATATCCACAGCGGACAAATCCGCGCCGGCGAGCGAAACACCCGCGCCAATCATGAACCCCGACCCAGTGCCTGTATACCGGACAACGTAGCCCGTTTTTAATGTGGCGGTAGCCGCGCCTGTTAGCCCCCCACTCCTGACACCAGTGAGCGTGGTATTTGTGAAAATGGTGCCACTGATGTCCGCGTTGGTCAGGATTGCGCCGGTGAGGTTTGTATTTGTAAAATTCGCGCTCGTAAGCGCGACGCCAGATAGGTCGATGCCGCCGCCCCCTGTGGTAAGCACGGCATTTTGAAGCGAGACCTGCGGTCCTATAATAAATCCGTTGGTGGCGGTGTTTACGGTGCGCGCAACATAGCCGGTGGGGAGGGTAGGTGCGGTGGCGCCTGTGAGACCTATGATTCCGCCACCCGTTATCGCATTTGTAAGCCGGGCATTTGTAAGGTTGGCGCCGGTGAGTGTCGCGCCAGTGAGGGTCGCGCTCGTGAGGGTCGCCCCCGATAAATCAATATCTGTCATATTTACACCCGTAAAACTCATTGAGGTCAGCGCAGCACCAAATGCGCTCACACCCGCGCCGATGATATACCCATTTCGCGCAACATATCCGGTTGGGAGGGTCGCTGTTGCGAGACCGACGATACCGCCAGAGGAGACACGCGTCAGTATCGTGGACGCTCCGCTTATATTCGCGCTCGTCATATTCGTCCCTGCGAGGGAGACTCCTGATAAATCCACATTGGTGAGTGCGGCGCTTGCGAGAGATACATTGGGGCCGACAATGAAGCCACTACGAAATACATAACCGGTGGGAAGGATGGCGAGAGGCGCGGTATTCACGAGTCCGCCTGTTACAAGACGCGTCAGGGTCGCGCCTGTGAAGTTCGCGCCCGAGATATTCGCGCCTGTTAGGATGACATCGGTGAGGTCGATAGACCCCGAGAGAACCGCATTGATGAGAGAAACACCCGCGCCGAGAATATAACCGCCGCGCACGACAAAACCCGTCGGCATTATGAGCGCGGATGATGTGCCGCCTGTGACGCCCCCACTCGTTACGCCTGTAAATGTAACGCGCGAGAGATTGGCGGCGGATATATCCACATTTGTGAAATCAGAGTTTGTAAAGACGCAACCCGAGAGGTCCGCGCCAGTCAGTGGGACGCCACTTAAACTAATGTTAGTGAAGCCGGTTGTGATACCGCGCAGGAGGACATAAGGTCCTAGAATATACCCATTACGCGCGACATATCCATTGGGTAGCGATGCCGTATCTGCGCCGGTGATACTTCCGGAGACGAGGCGCGTAAATGTGGCGCCGAGGAAATTCGCGCCGGCGATGTTTGCGCCTAGGAGTGATTGCCCGCTTATATCCTGGTTGGATAGATTGGCGCCGACGAGGTTGACATTCGGGCCGACGATGAATCCTGCGCGGATGATGTATCCTGCGGGGAGGGTCGTGGTGGAGGAGGATGAGGTGAGGCCGCCTGTTATGATGCCTGTCAGCGTGGTCCCGCGCAGATTCGCGCCGGAAATATCCGCGTTTGTCAGGGTGGACGTGGTGAGATTACACCCGGAGAAGTCCGCGCCTAGGAGCGAGACCCCAGAGAGGTCAATATTCGTGAAATTCAGATTTCGTGTAATGACCCCGGGGCCAAGGAAGACATTGTAGGTGGCCGCGCGGGCGACGAATGCGGCGGAGGGGAGGGTGGCCGCCGCGACACCTACGAGCCCACCACCACACACGATGTTTGTAAATGTGGCGCCAGTGAAGTTCGTGGCGGTGACGGTGGTTGTCGTAAATGTGGCGCCGGTGAGGTTTGCGCCGGTGAAATTCGCGCCAGCGACGGATAATCCTGTGAAAAGTTGGTTGGAAAGGGCGGCTCCCGAGAGATTCACGCCTGGACCGACCAGGTGATTGTTCCGGATGACATACGCGGCAGATGGAAGCGCGGTGATATTGCCCGCGTTCACGAGATTGCCCGAGATGAGGCCCGTAACAGTTGCGCCAGTAAACGTGACCCCCGATACATCACACGCGGCGATACTCAGGTTGGTGAGGTCGGCATTGGTGAGATTGGCGCCGCGGAGGACCACACCGGGACCAACGATGAATGTACCGGGTGCGCCGGTTCCTCGCGCGATATATCCTGTGGGGAGGGTTGCGGTGGTGGCGCCGATGAGCGCGCCGGTGGTGATATTGGTGAGGACGGCAGCGGTGAGGGTGGCGCTGGTCAGATTGGCGCCGGTAAGGATGACATTGGATAAATCAACCCCCGTTGCGGCCGCATTCGATAGATTGACCGCCGGGCCGACGATGAACCCCCCACGAATCCTGTAACTCGCGGGGAGGGTCGTCGATGGAGTGGCGACGGAAGCGCCAGTAATCCCGCCACTTATAACACCTGTGAGGATAGTGTTTGTCAGGTTTGTCGTTGTCGGGTGAATATTTACGTTTGTAAGGACGGCGTTGGTGAGATTGGCGCCAGAGAGGTCCACGCCTGACAAGTCTATTCCCGTGAGGTCCATGCCCGAGATATTGGCGCTGCGAAGGACCACCCGCGGACCCACGATGAAGCCATTCCGCGCAATATACCCCATAGGGAGGGTGGCGGTAGTGGCGCCTACGAGATTTCCAGTTATAATTCCTACTAGATTCGTGGAAGCACCACTAAGGTCGGTGTTCGTCAGGTTTGCGCCCGTAAGTGTGATTCCCCCAGATAAATCTATATTTTGAAGTGTCAGTGACGAGAGATTTACGGCCGGACCGACAATGGTTCCGGTGTTGGATGTGCTTGCGCGCACGAAATACCCGGTGGGGAGTCGGGTCGCGGCGGCGGCGGCGCCTGTTCCACCTGTGAGACCATAACTACGGACATTGATGAGGGTCGCGCCCGAGAGGTCGGCGCCACTAATATCCATGTTGAACAGTGATGCGTTTGCGAGGTTGGCGCTGACGAGTTTGGTTCCAGTGAGGTCGGCGACCCCCGTTCCCGAGATATCCAGACTCGCCAGTGCGGCGCCCCCCGAGAGATTCACACGGGGGCCGACAATATAATTATTGTATATAATATAACCTGTTGGTAATACCGTGGTAGCGGGAGCGGCGGCCGTGGTGGACGCATTACGCAGATTGCCAGAGACGAGATTCGTCAGATTGGCGCTGGTGAGGACCGTCCCCGAAAGGTCTGCGCCAGCGATGGATACACCCGAGAGGTCTGTGGAGGAGAGTGCGGCGCTAGTGAGCAATACATTTGGTCCCACGATGACACCATTGCGGAATACATACCCCGCGGGCAAGGTCGCCGTCGCGGTTCCGGTGAGGCCGGCGGCGCGGATATTTGTCAGGGTTGCGCCCGTGAAGACCGCGCCAGATACATCGGAGTTTGTCAGGGTGATGCCCGAGAGGTCGGCGTTGGTGAGATTCGCGCTGGTGATACGGACATTATTACCGAAGATGGCGCCAGCGCGACCCGTGTATCCGGTGGGGAGGATGGCGGTAGCGAGTCCCACGACGCCACGCGAGAGAATATTCGCGAGGGTCGCGCCGAGTAGGGTCGCACCCGAGAGATCGCTGGATACAAAGATGGCGTTTGTTAGGTTGGCGAGATTGAGGCTGGCGCCGTATAATGAAATATTCGTGAAATCGGCGCCGGAAAGGTCCGCGCCATAATAATTTGCGGATGTGGTAATCAGGGTGGCCGTTATAGTGCCGCTGCCGTAATTCGCATTATCACTTGATTGAGTTGCCGTGATGGTGCTTGTGCCGTATCCGACGATGGTGACAGTAGAACCGGAGATAGTGGCGACATTGAGGTTACTGCTCGTATATGAAAATGCGCCGGTGCTATTACTGGTGGGGGGTGTGAGTTGAAACGGGGGGGCGTTGCTGACTTTGGTGATGTTGGGGAAATTGGAAAGGGTGGGAGGCGGGTAGAGAGTGATGAGAGCAATACCACTTGAATTGATACCGTCGCCACCGTATAATCCATATAAATTCCCATTCACCGTAGTGCTTGTTAATTTTGTATATGTATTATTTGTTTCGCGGCGATAGACATACGCACCGTAGTTCACGTAAGTTGTTCCGGATATGGTGACGGGTTCACCTTCATCGCACGCGATTATAAAGTTTCCTGTGATATTTGGGATGGTTGCGGTGGATGTGATGGAAAGCGGAGATGCTACATAACTAGGAACAATAATACGCATTATTTTATCTGGCGGAATATTTGGGTTGATGACTTGGATGTCGCGCGCCGAAGACAACGTGAATACATTGTTGTTCAATGTTGTCAAGTTCACACGACGCCGGTTTTCCTTTTTACGGAGGATGTCATAACGGTCCATATCGGAATAATATGAAAATGACAGGTCAAAAGTGGTTGCGGTTGTTTTTAGCGCGGCGAATGCATTACTGGTTGAACCAAATGTTATGATTCCGGAAGATAGACTCGCACTTACTGAACTGGAATTGCCTCCACTTGCTGAATTTCCCCACGTAACCACTTGACCGTTGCTTTTTAATGCCGCAAACGCAATCTGTGCAGAATATACCGCGACAACACCAGATGATAATTCCGCACTTACTGCACTTGAATTGCCTCCATAATTTGAATCTCCCCACGTAATCACTTGACCGTTGCTTTTTAATGCCGCAAATGCGTAACTGGAAGAATAAACGGCGATGACGTCAGATGATAATTCCGCACTTACTGAACTGGAATTGCCTCCATTTGCTGAATCTCCCCACGTAATCACTTTACCGTTGCTTTTTAATGCCGCAAACGCAATCTGTGCAGAATATACCGCGACAACACCAGATGATAATTCCGCACTTACTGAACTTGAATTACCTCCTCGGGTTGAATCTCCCCACGTAATTACTTGACCGTTGCTTTTTAATGCCGCAAATGCGTTATTTGTAGAATAAACGGCGATAACACCTGATGATAGACTCGCACTTACTGAACTGGAATTGCCTCCACTTGCTGAATTTCCCCACGTAATCACTTGACCGTTGCTTTTTAATGCCGCAAATGCGGAACCTGTAGAATAAATGACAACTACACCTGATGATAAACTCGCACTTACTGAACTTGAATCTCCTCCACCTCCTGAAAGTCCCCACGTAATCACTTGACCCGTGCTTTTTAATGCCGCAAACGCAATCTGTGCAGAATATACCGCGACAACACCAGATGATAATTCCGCACTTACTGAACTTGAATTGCCTCCATAATCTGAAAATCCCCACGTAATCACTTGACCGTTGCTTTTTAATGCCGCAAACGCATAAAATGTTGAATATAGAGCCACAACACCCGATGATATACTTGCACTTACCGAACTTGAATTACTACCAAAGAATGAATCTCCCCACGTAATCACTTGACCGTTGCTTTTTAATGCCGCAAATGCGTAACTGGAATAATAAACGGCGACGACTCCGGATGATAAACTCGCACTTACGGAACTTGAATTACCTCCTCGGGTTGAATCTCCCCACGTAATCACTTGACCTGTTCTTTTTAATGCTGCAAAGGCAAGACTTGCAGGATAAACAGCGACAACATCTGATAATAGACTCGCACTTACTGAACTTGAATCACCCCCTTGGGATGAATCACCCCACGCAACGACGCTTCCGGTCGCAAACCCTTTTGTTGGATATTTCCGAATTTCGTATGAAAATATAAACAAAACACCCCGATACTCTTCAATTGCCTCTGTGAAGTATACTGTTTTCAGGTTGATGCCAGTATGCGACTCCAGGAACCAGTCGCCGCCTAGTGAGGCGGAACCCGTGTCATCAGTAGATGCGCGGATTGTTACACCCGTCTGCGCGGTGAGCGTGTCTATCACGTGTTTCCAGTTCGCATCAGAGTATAACGCGCAGGCCATCATATCAAAATACGTGGCGCCGATATCAGGATTCGTGTGGCACCACGTGATAAGGTCGCGCAGGGGCGCCCATGTTGCGAGTTCGGGGTCGTAGTCGGCTACGCTGTAAATGATACTGCCAGAGGTGTCCGCTGCGACTACATTATAAAAAGGACGATTGTAATTATGCTGAAGTAGACCGACACACTCAACTGCTCCGGCCTTCACGGCCTCCGTTGTATCGTTTACGACACACTCAACTGCTCCGGCCTCCACGGCCTCCGTTGTATCGTTTACGACACACTCAACTGCTCCGGCCTCCACGGCCTCCGCGATTCGCGCCTTAATATCCTCTACTGTGTCTGTGTAGTAGTCAAACAATACCGGAATACATATATCGGCGTTGATGGCTGCGATGATAGTTTCGTAGTCTTGGACTCTTTTGTCTATTAAAAGGATATTTTTCAGCATTCCTCCTCCTTATATGAAGGACTTATTTTGTTCACGTAAATAACCGTTTCCCGTCCGGGAAACTCAATATTTATGTGGACAAAATGGCCTTTTCTATATGGGACACGTCACACGGGTGATGTTGTTGGTGATGGAGATGGAGATGGAGATGCCCACCCTGTCACATCCAAATAGAAAAAGACTTTTTTGTGAATTAAAGAATTGACATCCCCCGGCGGGGGATGGGGTTTTTTCATTCACAAAAAAATTGAAATGTTTTTTCATCTACACCATGATTAACAGTGTTCACCCAAAGACTACGACTACGACGACTACTATGTTATCCTTTCTCAGAAACGGCGATATCCACAATAGCATCAGAGGGCTTACCAATCTCCCAGGACTCTTCACTTCGGACAGCGACAAAATCAAATACGCGCTCCTCAATCATTCGATGGCGATGCGCAAAAATATCGGGGACGGTGCTCCCATCTTCACGAATATCCGGCAATCCGAGGCGGATCTTGAGCGGCGTGACATCGAGAGTATGATGAGCGGGAAGTTGCCTTCAATGGCCGCGAATGCGGCTACGTCGACGCATCATCTTTCGCTATTCAGCGACAACGACATCCGTATCGACAATGCCGCACTGGCCTTGATTATGGCTAAAGAACTCGCGTTTCTCAACCGGACCATTCAAATGATTACACTCATCGCCAACAGGTACAATGAAGAACAAGAAGACCTCGTGTGGGGTCACGACGACTACAGCAGCGACGGCAGCGACGGCAGCGACGGCAGCGACGGCGAAGAAGACCTTGAATACGGCGGCGGCGCCCCATTACAACGCTCGCAATCCCACGATAATCCTTACACCCCACCTGCCGCCACTGCGGCCGCGCGACCATCATCACGAAATCAACTTGCGACTACATTCCTCATCGCAAGCGGCCGTATGATGAAAAGATTCAACGAACTTTGCGAACTTGCGGGAACAAACGTGATTCTCGTGAATGCGATGACGACTCGAGACCAGCCTCACAGTTCGGCGGCCAATCTGGAGAAACAACTCGCCACCCAATCTCTCGTGGTCTCGGATATCTTCCTTCACTTCGGGAAGTTCGACGCTCAACATCGCGACCCGGTTGTCATTACGTTCCTGGAATTACGCGACATCTCGGTCTACGCGTGTAAGATTATGTCGATGTTCGCGTTCTCGAACCTGTTTCGTTTGACCGCGGGAACCGACTTTGATATATACAAGCCAGACGACGCGATCTTCACGCAGGGGCGCGATTACAGTATCAATCCTATGAGCGACAGCAGCATCAGCAGCGACCGCGAACGACTGGCGTGTGTGTCGTCTGTATTGTAAATGATTCTTCGACTAATAATAAAAAGGTATGTGTATGTGTATGTGTATGTGTATGTGTATGTGTGTCTGTCTAACACTTTTTACTTGTATAATAAGTAAAAATAATCATCAAAAAAATCCAAAAATGCCTTTCTTTCGTGTATGTCTACGACGGCTTCGACTACGGCCACCGCCACGACTTGGGTCGTTCTTTTCGGTTTTTTCCTTACGGATTTTCCGCGCGGTTTGCCGTTGCCGGTGGCCTCTTACGACGGACTGTATTTTGGTTGATGCGGTAATATTTGACAGATTCAAATGCGTTATTAACGAGGTTTTTAAATATTGGCTGGTTGTTGAGATTTTAACAAGTTTTTTGTATATGTCGCTCTTGAAAAATGTATCAAGAACCTTACCTTCCTTTACTGTATTGAACGGCACGTAAAATGTGTGAGGTCCTACACCATATTCTCCGGTAGCATCTAATTTACCGTCTGACAATGGTTTCGATTCAAATAAAACCACCTTTTTGATGCCGATTCCATTCGCTAATTCAACATTATCGGTCTTTAACAATGGGCCCGTTGGTGTATATATAACAGAGTATTTACCTGATGATTTATATTGGCTCGCGCTAGTTCCTCGGTTATAAACAGTATTATTTTTATCATCTGTAATATACCGATTCACTAACTGTTCGGTTTCTTTCGTCCATTCCTTTATGGGGTTTAATGGCCGTTCTTTCAATTCTACGCTAAAAATATCGGCATCGCTTTCTATTTTGGTTTCTTTACGGGTAGACGCATCCGCCGACGCGGACTTTTGAATCAAAAAATAACACATGGATTGACCTACGGTAGGAAAATACCGTTTTTGAATATTATTAAAACATACATAAATCGTATGATGTTTTATGAGTTCTTCATATGCTTTATTTGTATTTCCAGTCATAATATTATCTGGAGTAACAAATATCAAATAACCATTTGGATTCAATAATCCGATACAGCTAACTGTAATACGTTCATATAATTTGTTCTTTCCGCCTTTACGGGGTCCGTGAAATGCCGCACTATTTGTCACATCGATTTCATCTTGAAATGGCGGGTTTCCGATAATTACGTCAAACATTTCCACTTTTCTGCGTTCATTGAAATACTTCATAACCTTATCTTGTTCATTCAAAAAATCCGCGCAACATATATTCGCGTTTGAACCAAATATACGTCTAGATATTTTCACATTTTTGGGGTTTATTTCAACCATATAAAGCATATTTTCAATAATGTGGTTGCTGCGTTTTTCAGGATTAGAGAGTCGAGGAATGTCTTTAAGTCCTTCCATCAAAAGTATATATGCGACCATCGGGAAATTGCCGATGCCGTTTGCGGGGTCTAACCATTTTTTATCAGGGTCAGACCATACTTCTTTCGGTAATTTCTTAAACATTTCATGTATTAATTCCATCGGCGTGAATACCTCGCCGAATTTATCCTTTTCTTCCTTACGGACACTTAAATAACTCAATATTTTTTGTTCAATGTCGGCTGGGGTCATACCGTATATTAATCCGTGCTTTCCATCTTTTGGCATTTTTGAAGTGGTTTCAATCGCTTCCCTAATAGTATGAAATATATTATTTATTGCGGAGGCCAATAATTTGGGTTTTTCACCTTTTTCGGTCTCGGTTTCGGGTTCGGTTTTTTCATCTCCATCAGTTATCATATCTAATAATGTTTGAACTATCTCTTGTAGTTCTTCTGGTGTATATTTTTGCGTATTCTTTCGTTTTTCTTCGTCTTCATCGTATTTTCCAGAATTGAAATAACAATCCATAATATTTACAGCATCTATATTTTCGATTGAAGTATTTTCACACTTACAACGAGATTTGTCTTCATGTATATTTTTTAGGATGCCCTTTAAACAATATTCTATGTTGTCACACAGAGAATTATCATTTATATCAATAGAAAACATTGCCAACAACGTAATGATACCGGGTAAACTTTCAGCAATATGATTCCTAACATTGTCATAATGTTCTTCTCCTTCTGGTTCTTGTTCTTGTGCTTGTCCTTCTTGTCCTTCTTGTCCTTCTTGTCCTTCTGCTTGTCCTTCTGCTTGTCCTTCTGCTTGTCCTTCTCCGACGATTTGTTTGGCAGGTTCTTCTCGTTGTTCCCCTTTTTTAAGGATGATTGGTTGAGTGTTTTTATGTTTTGGTTTATCAAACTTTGATACTTTCAATACCTTGTATAATTTTTGAATGATTTTATCATCAATATTTGATTCACTCAAAACACGTTTCAAATCATTGACAATATTCTCTCTCTTACTCCAAAATTTCGTATAACCCTCTCGGGTTAATTCTAATTCTGTAATCAGTTTACTATATAGATTGACTTCGGTTTGCGAATCTTTTTTTATGATATTCAACCCGTTGTAGTTAAATGTAAATAAAAGCGACTGTAATTCTTCAACATTTTTTTGTATATCTGTCCTTTTTTTCGCCTCACCATATACATTATTATATTCATACAGAAATTGAATGGCCCTCTCTTTATTAAAGTCAAAATAATATCCATATTTCTTTATTTCCGGTTTTTCGCGCTCGGTTAAAACACGAAACATTGTCTGATAATTTGCGTCGATGGATGTTATAACATCAAAATTAAACGCAATATCCGCGCACGGAAGGCTGATACCTAGACGAAGTTTTGCGCCAGTTAAGATAATAACACTCTTACGGTTTTTATAACTTTCACGTTCAAACATTTTTATTTGTTTTGCGATGCTACCTTCCTTTTTATCATACACGCAAATACGGTCGGTCTTCAGTCCTAATTTTGTCGTATTTATATCTCCTAGTTTTTTTTTGGTTGCGTCATCTCTAAGATACGTAAATTGCGTATTATGCACGATGAATACATTATAGTTTTTGAATGCGGATTTTGATGTAATCATATACGCCAATCCACGCGTGAGAGGTTCTATATTTGCAATACCAGTTTCCGCATCTTCTCCAGGATTGCTAGACCCTTCTGAGTGTTGTTCTATTTTGGTTGGACGACAAATTGACCTACAATCAGAATTTGATGGATATAAATTTTTATCAGGGAGAAACCATAATTCTGTGTGGGGTTTTTCAATTCGATAGTCCATTACATTGTCCATATAGTTACGAATATTTGCACCAATAAATTCTAAAAGGTCTTCTACTGGCTGACTTTTATTGAATATGTTATGGGGATTCCTATAATATTCATCTTTTTCATTCGGTTTACAAGCATCACATTTCAGATTTCCAAGAAAAACATTACGAACATCCATTGTTGATATATCGCCAAGTTTAACTGGGTGTTTTTCTGATTTGTCTATTTTGATTTCGATGCTTTGTGGAGACAATAAAACCAGTTCCGGATATTTCGCATATTCACTAGACAAACTTGTCAAATAACTTGCGCCCCCATATTTACGATGATACTCAAAAACATCCGCTAATACTTCACGCTGTATATCTGTTCGCGTATTCAAAAACATTGCGAGTTTGGTATCGTCTTTTAACTGTTTCATATATTGTTGGTCATTGTAACTCCACTCAATCGTTTTGGTCTCATTCTTATGAGGCCCTTGGCCCGCTCCAATAAAATCCAAACCGGTATATTTCGCGGATGGTTTCGCAAATGTCGCCGTCACCATCACAAAAATATTGATAGTGCTATTATTTTTGAATGTATAAATAATGCTTTTTGAATTATCAGTGCTTCCTCCTTTATGAATTTCGTCAAAATATAAGTCAATACTACGTCCACTAAAACGCGCCTTAAGCCCCCCGTCCTCTGGTTCTTTTTTGAAATTTGATTTATGTAATGCTTCAATAATCTCCTTTTCTTTTGCGTTTTTATCTATTTTCGACCACTCGCATTTATTTTTCAAATATTCTTGACTGAACAAATATATCGTTGGTTTTTTTGGGTCTGGTTCTTGTTTACCAACTTTGTCGTCGCTGCCAAGAAATATGTTATAATTTTCAAAATCTACGAACTTGTTAAACATATCGTCTTTAAATTGTGTTTCGGTCTCTGTTTTTGCTCCCAATATAATCACTATATCGTTTTGTTTGTTTTCGAGATGCTTCCAACGATTACTGATAAGACCGCCAATCATATATGATTTTCCACTTCGTGGAACAGCACCCCATATAAATTTGGAAACAGGGGGTTTACCTCCAGCGCCTTGAATATATCTTTCAGTGCAGTCAATAATGAATTTTTGATGAAAACGCGGCACTAATAATGGTTTTGAAGCACTTACTTGAACGCCTATACGTTGTCTGAATTCTTCGATATTATTCGTTTCCAATAAATCAAATAACAGTTTTTCGAACCATTCGTTCAAACGCTTTACGCCTATAATGCCTTTGTCGCCTTCTGCTAACAGACCTTGATATTGCTGTTTTGAGCGCATCAATTTGGATGAAACCGCGTCTTCATTGTTCACCATCAAGACGATCTTTGGGGTTCCGTCAACAAAAATTTTATTGTGTTTTTGATATGCTTCGGAAAGTGCAAATATCCGCGTAACATCATAATGACTTATATTTGACTTTTCCACTTCATAATATTTGTTTTGAATCATAATGTAGTTGAATTTTTTAGAGTGTGATTTGGGTTCATCGTCTGTAGTTGTTATAGATTCACACCCCCACTCGTTGTTGTCCGTGCTCTTCGCGCTCTTCGCGCTCTTCGTCTGGGCTGGCGTTGTTGATGACGATGACGATGACGATGACGAACTAGAATTTTCTGTTTTAAAAAAGATATCGACAATACCGGATTTTGAACCTTCATTCACGGGTGTTTGGCGTATTTGTGTATCTTTCATTTCTTCTGGTTCACGACTGAACCCTTCCAGTGATTTGTAAAATATTTTGTTATATCCGAAAGTGTTTCCATCATAATTATATAACAGTAAAAGTCGGCAAATTGCTTCAAATACGTGTTGACGTTTATAATTCGCATTTTCTACTGCCATTTTTTGTGAAAAAAGATGTATAAATTCGTCCATCGTGAGATGGTAATCCGGATTATTTTTTTTTTTATACGTATAGAATGATTGAAGCCCCTCGAGTAAATTATCGTGTGTTAAGTTTTTGTTACCTTTAAAATATCTCTTTACGAAATCACCATATACGATATCTTCACAATCCTTAATTTGTTTCTTGTGTATAGCTTGTGCTTGGTTCAAATCATTATTCGTTTTTTCTAATTTGTCTTTACACACTTTGCTTTTGATTGTTCTTGCGAGGTCGAGTAGCGCCTCATTATCGGTTTCAACCAATAATTGTGGTTCCGGCGTCGGACGTGCCTTATGCGTTTTATTTTTCGGTGGTGGTGCCGACGGCTTCTGTTTTTTGGTTTGTCTTGGCGTGACGTGTTTTGGTCCGTCTTCCGATTTGGATGTATTTTTCATTGATTGCGGTTTTTTTTGGCATTTACCGCTATTATTTACCATACATTCCGGTTCACGTTCTTTACATTCATCTGGTACTGACAATTGTTTACACTCTTTTATTTTTGGTTCTTTACCTGACATAATATATTCTCGTTATATTATGTTATATATTATTTGCGTATAAAAAATGTGTATTATAATTACTCCTCGGTCAGCGCTGCTTCGTTCGGCTTCGTTCGGCTTCGTTCGGAACCGTTCGGATCCGTTCCATTCCATTCCATTCATTTCACTACGCTCCGCGCAGCTCCGCGCTGCTCCACTTCATTCCATTCCATTCCATTAATACTCCCTGAACTGGTCCCGGATGTGTTCAAACACCACAATCGCATCCCGCGCACACGTCGTGATATACTGCGCCACGATGTTCTCATCTACGCCAACGGTCTCCGCAAACCCCACGCGTATCATACTATCCGGGTTGTGCGGGTGAATTTTCCTGAATGCGCAGTAGGTCACCGTCTGGTCCTCCGCGTAGTGTTTGTCGTGTAGGAAGAATTCCAGGACTTTCCCGAGGGTATAATCCTCCCCCTTCAGTTCAATATCAAAGCCATTCTGAATCGTGCTTACCGTCGGTATAATGTGATTCTCCCCGCTTTCGATATCGCGGATAAATTTCGTACACTTATTCATCATAATCTGCGCGGCCTTGTGGACGATTTCCGCGTTGGTGAACACCCCCACCGTCTCCACGACGAAATCGAAGCTGTCGTCTTTTGTGTGGCGTTGCGCATCCAGGAGCGACCAGTTCTTGCGTTGGGCTTTCATTTCTTCGCTTCCGATGGCGGCGACACCTTCCTTCACGAGTTCGGCTTCTTTGATGCGCCACGCCTCGTCGACCTTGGCGGCGTCCATCGTCATACTGTAGGCGCACGTACATACAACATTGAAAGCTCCATCTTCTTTTGCGGTCCCGATATCCAAGTCACACGTCATCGCGAGTTGCTCGCCTTCGCCGTATTCGGACATCTTCGGGAGGAGGCGGGCGAACTCGATGTAATCGCCTGTGATGGGATTGGGTGGGAAGATTTCATGAACTTTGACATCAGTGAGGTATTTGCCCGTGGTTTTATTCTTCATTTTGAAATCCTTGGTTGTGATGTAGCGGATCTCGCTGCTGTCGGCGATGGCATTTATTTCGACGGCGTACTCTTTGAACTCGAACGTGGTATCGCTTATGTGGATTGGAATACACGAGAGGCGTTGTTTGAGTATCTCGTTATGCAATCTCGATGTGTTTGTCGTTATCGAAGCCTTGCTTTCCGAGTAAGGGGACGTGCGAAATACGAAAGTTGGAATGTCGGAGAGGATCACGCGACGAAGGGCGTTGGCCAAGCTGACGTTGATTTTATCAATAGTGAATCTGAGCTCCCCTCTTTCATCTGTTCGTGAAACGATTCTTGGGATGTATTTGCTTGACGCGGAAGCGGAATGGAAAGGGGCTGCTGATTCGGAAGCGGATGACATTATTGGATTTGTGCTAGGTAGTAAACGATGGATACGTTTATATATTATATCGCTATAAACTATTGATTTGTAATCAATTTTTTATAGGAATGCGCGTTCAAAACCCACATAAAGTTTTATCATTTATTTAGTAATAAAAGACACAATGTCGTCAATCATATATTACAGTAATTCATGTGACCGTTGTAAATCGGTATTGTCAGCGTTGTCTAAATCACAAGTCAGTAACGATATTCATTTTCTCTGTATCGATAAGCGTGTGAAATCAGGCACGGGAGCCTGGCATATTATTACGGAAACCGGCGAGAAAGTCCTCCTGCCGCCTCAAGTCAACCGCGTCCCCGCCCTCCTTCTCCTGAATAAGGGTCACCAGGTCCTATACGGCGAGCAGATTCTCCAACATTTTCAGCCTAAAAATGTCGCATTGAACGACCAGGCGACTGGATTCAACGGCGAGCCGAATGCCTTTGCGTTAGGTCGGGAGAGTATGGGTAGCGGGTTCGGCGTCGCATCGGACAATTACAGTTTTCTGGACCAGAGCGCCGACGAGTTGTCCGCGAAGGGGAACGGCGGGATGCGGCAGCTGTATAACTATGCGACGATTGACCTCGTGGATAAAATAGATACGCCACCTGATACGTATTCGCCGGATAAAGTGGGGAGCGTTTCAATGGAGCAATTACAGCAGAAGAGGCAATCGGAAATCCAGAATCAGCAACAGCAACAGAATGTGGTGGTGGGGGGCGGGTCGGGTGCGATGTCCGGAATGGGGGGCTCGGGTGGTGTGCCCGGTTCCCAGCGCGGACAGACTATGCCATCCCCGCAACAATATGCGCCGGTTGGAACGCCTCCCCAGTTTGCGGCCCAGGCCGCCTATCGCGCTCCGCCTCAACAATCCGAGTATTCGCGTTTAGGAGCCGGAGGGGGCGTCGGAGGCGGAGGCGGAGGTTTGCGCGGAACGATGGATACTCGACCTCAACCGCGTAGTGGGGGTAGCTGGATTTAGAAGTGGTTTATTTTATGTGTGTAATGTATAATAACGAATATAAAGTATATTATTCTTTTCTATGAGCGAAGAAAGTATAGAACCGCCTAGGGACATTACAGATTATGTAACCAGTGAAACACCAGTTCAATTAAGTGGAATAATGCCAAGAAATGTATATAAACTTAAGTCAAAATCCGGCGTCGGCCTAAACGCGGCTTTTAAGGATATAGCAGTAAAACAGTATAATGAGAACTTTCGAACTATGGTTGGTACTGAGTATGACACTTTGGGGGGGGGTTCACGGATTTTTTTATTGAGAACCTTACCGATAAATTAAATACCGGTTTATATGTTTATTATAACGGACAAGATAACAGGTTGCGTTCTGTAGGAGACCCAATTCCACAAAGAAAATTTAACTATTACGACAATGGTCATTTGGCATACAACACCCGCGTTAAAACTACTATGGCTTATTATTCTATACCGGATGCTTTCCTTGAAATACTTGATATTTATCTCGTTAAAGCACCCGAAGCACCCGAAGCACCCGAAGCACCCATCAGTCGGTTTGCCAAGTTTAAAAAATTATTCACCCGCAAAGGAGGAAAGAAATCAATAAAACGCAACAACATAAGAGGTAGTAAGTCTAAATTACGACGACGTTCTAGTGTGCGCCGCAATAAAACTACACGGAGGAAACATAATTGAAAAGTGAATCCATCATCGACGCACCTATTCTATAAAATTGAAATGTATAATTAGATTCATACATTTCAATATCATTGTCACGTAGTATCCATGTCGACCACCTTCACCGCCGCCGCCCAGGATAAATACCGCACCTATTCCATCAAATCATGGCACGAATACCAACAGAACACACCGTCTCATCTTCATTCCATCGAACATTACAACGCCAGGTGTGAAGAACTCGCGAAAGGACATGCCTACGATGTAATGGTTCTTCGCGAAGAAGTAAGACGCATTACTGGATGGTTTTGGACAACTGGATGGCCCGCGCAGAATTGCGCGGATACTGATGGATACGTGGATGTCCGCACTAGAGTGAGATATCCACATGGAATATCGTCGTTTCATGATGACATCAAATAAAATTGAATTATTTTCCAAGGTCTGTTATGTTTATTGTTCGTATTCATTTTACAAATGTCATCCACCGTTCCGGTCGCGCCCATTCCGAAGAAATACCGAAAATACACCGTCGTGAAGACATGGGGTCAATGGCAGGCGAGCGAGCCGTCGTATCTTCATTCAATTGAGAATTATTACAATGAATGTATAAAACTTGCGAAAGAATATCCCGAAGACGTGATGGTCCTTCGTCAAGAAGTTGAATGTATCACCGGATGGTGTACTTGCGTTCCAGGCCGACCCGCCCAGCGTACTGCGGATCTATATGGGTGGACTGATGTTCGCAGAGGCAAGCATTACATGACTACGGGTGCGTTTTACGAAGACATGGAATAATGGAATGGAATAATGGAATGGAATGGAATGGAATGGAATGGAATGGAATGGAATGGAATGGAATGGAATGGAATGGAATGGAATGGAATGGAATGGAATGGAATAATCGAACGTATATGTAAATGGATTCACTCCGAGAGTTTTACCAGAAATACGACGAACTCGTCCGATACTCCGCCTATGCGTTTACTGGGTGGTTCTTATCGTGGGTTCTTTTTTTCGTCATGCTCCCTTTTATGGCGCGAACATACGGCAAAATCCGGGGCGCGTCATTGAACTATGGGTTTAGCTGGTTTTCGATGATTGCGATTATAATCGGGTTAGAGTTCGGGATGCGATGGTGGTTATGATATTATTTGTATAACAATACACGACGATATGTATTGTTATAGTTTCGCGTGAAAAACGACACCCCGGCGTTATCGGCACCAGAATTCATCGCGATATCGCAGTCGGAATCGCCCGAAGGGACAGTATTCACCGAAGGGGGAATCGCCCGAAGGGGGGGGGATACTGAAGAATTGCGAGATATTGGGTGCTGAAATTGCGAGGGTTGGTTACTTATAAAATGTGGTTTACGAGAGATTGGAATTATGTTGTAAAGAAGAAAACTCCCAGAAAATATTCCGTTTGAAATAAAGAAAATCATGGATTCCGAAGGAATGGAAGGAAAACCCGGGAAAATATTCGGTTCGAATCCAAAAGTTTCAAATCCAAATGGTTAACATTATATGTTCGGAATAGATTCCGGCGGAAAATATTTCGTTTAAAATTGGAAAGTTATAGATTGGGAAGTGGCATACACCCCCCCTCCGGGGGACTGTGTTATTGGATGGTAAAACATCTCCTTACCATATATGGTGTGGTGATTGTGGTGGGTGCGAGAGGTTATGGAATTCGGTGTATGTTGGGGTAAGAACTTGTCTTTACCTTTGACTCCGTCCGTATAAATGTCCAAAACGTCGTTTGCGACGGAGACTTTTAAAAAAAGAAAATCAAAACATCAAAAAACACACTTGTTACTGAAACGCTCACAAAACGCATTTTCAGGACAAAAAACGTGTGACTGACCTTTTTGGATGGGTCTGCTCTGGGGACTGTGCGTCATTCTTGTCCATTATTGTCCATTATTATCTTTGGGTATAATAAGACAACGATGAGTTATAAAACGCCGGTAATTTACAACTGTGAAAATTGTTATTTCATTACGAGGAACAAAAAAGACTACAGTCGCCATATGTTATCTAGGAAACACCTGGACCTCAACCCAAAGACAAACGAAGACTGTGATTATCCCGCTACAATTACCCCGAGCATACCCATTAAACCACAGCATTATCAGTGTCAATATTGTAACAGACTTTTCAGGTCTAGAACAACTATTTACCAACATAAGGCAAAGTGTCAACTGACACAACAGAAGAACCAGCAACAAGAATCAGAAAAGTCAGAGACGAATTACATTGTAGATTCATTGTCTATCGCATCCTTTCAATCCACCCCCAATCCAGTGGATGATATCATCTCATCCAATGAGAATGTAATAATAACCCAGGAGATGTTTATGACGTTATTAAAAAACAATCAGGAAATGGTGAATGTGCTACGGGTCTTATCCGAGAAACAAAATACGACCAATAATACCACAAACAATACAATCAATGCGAACACCATCAACGCTAACACCACCAACAACAACACATTCAATATGAACATGTTCCTGAACGAGCAATGTAAGGACGCGATGAATATGAAGGACTTCGTCAATTCCATTCAACTGAACCTGACCGACCTGGAAAACGTCGGGAATCTGGGCTATGTAAAAGGAATGTCAAACATCCTTATAGACAACCTCCAAAAGATGGACGTATACAAGCGCCCCGTCCATTGTAGCGACGTCAAGCGCGATACCTTATACGTGAAGGACGATGACGAGTGGGCACGGGACGGCCCCAACCATCCCAAAATGGTGAACGCGGTCCTGGCGGTGGAACACAAGAATGTGGCGCTGGTAAGCGAATGGGCGAAGGCCAACCCGCGCTGTATGAATAGCAACACCCGAGAGAATGAAAGGTATATGAAACTCTCCAAGGCAGCCACGGACGGGGAGAAGGAAGGCAACATCGCCAAGGTCATCAAGAGAGTGGCGAAGAATGTCACCATTGATAAGGATGCGCCGCCACCACCACCGCCAGTGAATCATATATAAATGTATCACGATAATGTGTATATAGACGACTACCATCGCGCATCGCTCCGTATGCTTCATATAGAATATATCCTACCCATCATGGCCTTTTGGCACGCCATCACGACCGAAATCCGAAAACACAAACAAGACCAGGGTGTAGTGAATAATCTGGTAAGCGCGATTCATTGTGCTGGTTACATCGTTCAGTATACAATAAACCACGATCACAATTATACCATCCACGTCAGCATAGGATATTTCATATATGATCTAATGTATTTATTATACGCATTATACGCGAAAAAGACTACACAACAAAAACAGTATATCATTTATGTAGTTCATCATTTCATCGGGTTGTATATATTACATACCGCATTAACCGATGATAAAAATGTAGATAAATTTCTTTATTTTTATTACCTAGCAGAATTATCCAATATCACGATGTATTTATCATATCATATACGCAAGGAATACCCTACACGCCACGATATGCTTCGGGTCTCCGAATTCGCCCAATTACTATGGTATTCTTATTTTCGTATCATCCGGAGCTCAATTGTTCTTTACTATGATGAGTTTGGTTTGTTTGACTATCCAGTCGTGTATCAATATTCCGTTTATTTGATATATGTCATGGGTATTCTTTGTAGTTGGTCTTTGGTGAAAAAGAATATCGCGAATTATTTGGCGTTGTCAGGCCATAAAACCGCTGCCGCTGCCGCTGCCGACTAGCCCACCGATTGTGAATCATATATTATATAAATGTTTCTCGCGAATGTCTATATATACCACTACACCCACATCCCGTATGCTACAAATAGAATATCTCCTACCCATCATGGCCTTTTGGCACACCATCACGACCGAAATCTATAAATACAAAGAAAACAAGAATGCCGCCCATAATATAGTAAATGCGATTCACTGTATGCTATATATTATACAGTTTAACTACAGTGGTGCTATGAATTATGTCATTCACGTAAGTGCGGGGTTTTATCTATATGATTTACTATATTTGTTGCGTTCTATTTATGAGGATACGACACAACTGCCCCTAATAATGTTGATTCAACAACGCGCAGCGTATGTAATTCATCATATGCTATCAATAAAACTATTATACGATTTATTGTATCTTGAAAATAATGATATTCTTTTACATTTATGTAACATTGCTGAAGTATCAAATATAATGATATATGTAACATACCATTTATATAAGGAATATCCCGGACATAGACATTTGATTTCATTTTCCGAGTTCATTCAATTTTTGTGGTATTCCTATTTTCGGGTTATCAGTGGCCCTATATTCATATATCATAACCAAGACTACTTTTTAGGATGCTCGTTTTCTATTCAAAGTAGTATTATGTTCTTATATATAATAAGTGTCGTGTGGAGTTGTATTTTGTTGAAAAAGAATATCGTGAATTATCTCTCTTTACACGATAAAACAATAGAATAATTCGCTGCCGCCACGAAATACTCCTCGGCCGGATGAAGAAGCGCCCCCGCGCCGCTTTTACACTCAATCTCTCGGACGATGCCGCGCAAAGTCTCCACGCCGGCATCACTCGTTCGTTCTGATAGGATATACACGTCTATTTCTGAACGCGTCGGATTCGCGTTAGCGTCGGTGGACGGAGGAATGAGTTGGACCATCAATGGAATGAAATGGAATGGAATGGAATCGAATATTATGTAAATAGATATAACAAATAGTGTATATATTGTTTTTTACATAATGCCGCCCGCGCTCACCCTCCCACTCCCAAACGCACACTTCATATGGTATTGTGCCTGGCTCGCCGTCCCCTCCGCCATCTACGCGTATTCCCATGCCGCGTCAACCCATCTCGCCATCATCCCCGCCTCTGTCTGGGCGACATCCCTCCTCTACTGGCGCAACCCCCTCCTCGATTCGTGGCACCGGACTCTGGATATGACCGCCGTGTTTACCGGCCTGACATACAACACGTATTACGCAGTCAGTCACGCGTCACCCAATCACTTCGGCGCATACGTAGCACTCGTCGGTATAGCTATTTCGTCATATGGTGTAAGCATTTATTTGATGACGCGCGGACGCATATGGCCCGCGACCTATGCACACGCGTGTGTTCACCTCTTCGGCAATATCGCGAATTTAGTTTTGTATTACGGTGTAAATAGCATAATCATAGAAAGAGATATAGAAACATATAAATAAACTACACTATACACCCGAGACACGAATGTCAACCCGTATATCAAAATGGGCAGCAGATATAAGGCAAATTCAAATAAATATAACCGAGGATGAAACAATCAAATCACGCGCATACCAACATCTTCACGACATCGTCGCATTGAATAACGTATTATTTTATACCGGATTCTTCCTTTCATTTTTGGATGCGCGTTATATATTTCCGTGGGTGATGATGGGTCTTTCTATGAGCTCGCATTGGACGACCGTGAGTCACCACGTCAGTCACGGCGGATACACAGCCGCCGACGCCGCCACCGACAATAAATATAATCGGTTTACCTACGGTGTGAAACTTCGTCGTCGCTTGATTGATTGGGTGGACTATATTTTACCGGAAGCGTGGCATTGTGAACATAATATACAGCATCATTACAAACTCAACGAATACAATGACCCTGACAACGTTCAGAACAACCTCGCGTTTCTTCGCACATTGAAGGCCCCGCTCGTCGTAAAATACGCAATCGTTATATTCTTCGCAGTTACGTGGCGGTTAATGTATTATTCGCCCAACTCGTATAAATATTATAAGGCATCCAAGGCGAAATACATAATGAAACCAGACGATTATAAACAGATGACACTCGCAGGAGCGCTTACAAACGATTGGCCCTCGTGGATAAGCCGGTTTGAATATGTATCCCACGTATTATTCCCGGTCATATTCTACCGCGCGGTGTGTTTCGCACCATTCTATATTGCTCATGCGTATTTTCCTGCCATTTTCACCGCCGACCATTTACAGAATGTCGTCGTGAATTACATATTCGCGGACCTTTTCTGTAACGTCCACACCTTTGTAATTATTGTTCCGAACCACGCAGGGAGTGATCTGTATTTATATCGCACATCGGTAACCCCAAAAAGCGACGAATGGCTCCTTCGCCAGTGTATTTCATCTGCGAATTATACAACAAGCAACAACATCACCGATTATTTAGAGGGGTGGTTGAATTACCAGATAGAACACCACATCTTCCCGGATTTGTCTGCGTATGAATATCAGGTCATATGTCATCAAGTGAGAGCCGTATGCGAACACCACGGCGTTCCTTATGTATGTGAAAATGTGTTTATCCGATTATGGAAGACAGTGAAAATAATGACAGGACAGGAGAGTATTCCGTATTATGAGGGGAGTGAACTGGAACAAGCGATGAATGAAACTAAATTTAGATAACAGTGCACTGTAATAAAAAAATTTTATAATACTATAATAAATGCCATATATACCTATTGTAAACGAACTTCCTGGTATCATCGGATTGTTAGAAACATATACCGAAACTGGAACCATACTAAAAAAATTAGCAAATACCTTATTGAATAAAGAGACAGAATCATTTAGTAAGTCAGAAAGAGAAACAGTCGCTAGTTATATTTCATATTTGAATAATTGCCAGTTTTGTTATAAGTCGCATTCGGCAATAGCAGATTGTTTATGGAATCAACCTGGTAAAACAAAAGAAATGATAGAAGATAGTAATATCGTTAAGCCATCCGATAAATTAAGTTATATACTTTTTGTTGCTAAAAAATTACACAATTCGGTTCAAGGTGTAGAACAAGACGATATTACAGTTCTTTATACTAAATATCATTTTACTTCACAAGATATAAATGATTTTATTTTAATTGTATCATCGTTTTGTATGTTTAACCGGTATGTTGATGGATTAGGAACAATTCACACACTAGACGATGAGATGTATTGTGGTATGGGTAAGAAAATAGCAGAAAACGGGTATCTATGAATGTAAAAAATGTATTGAATTAATAATGTATTATAATATTATATGACCTTATAATGGTATATAATGTATTAATTATAGGAGGCGGTATATCTGGTATAATGTCGTTAAAACACTTACTAGAAGAAGGTGAAACAAATGTCATTGTATTAAATAAAAATAAAGAACCGTTTGGTGTGTGGAATATAAATAATCATCCAAGTGTAATGGAATTTACTTATTCGGTAACTTCAAAACTATATTTGACTATATCAGATTTTCCAATTGGTAAGGACGTCTCCGAATTTCCTCATCATTCCGTTGTATTAGACTACTATAAGAAATACGCACACCATTTCGGGTTGATACCGTATATCAAAAATAATATAGAAATTATAAAGGTTAAGAAAATCAACAATGTTTGGCATTCGTATACGAAAGACACAGTGTATCAAAGTCGTAATATTATAGTCGCAACAGGTGCTGTTAATAAATGTTTAAATTATCCATCGGACTCTTTTTTCAATAATTTCACAGGTGAAAAATATCACTCTGACCACTTTAAGAGTTATTATACCGGATTAGTGAATAAAAAAATACTAGTGGTTGGTGGAAGCGATACAGCGTGCGATATAGCCGTCTTTTTATCGGATAAAAACAACAAAGTCACCGTTTCTATGAAAAATGGACGATGGTTTCAACCAAGGTTTGTGGGAGCACATAATTCTGCAGATACGTTTTATTCTCGTTCTTTGGATTTTTTAGTCAAAAATGTAGTTGGCAAAAGGACATTACATAACATATTTGGTATGGATTATATAAGAAGGTTTTATGGTTCATACGGTAGTGGAATAAAAGAATGGGAACCAAAATGTGACTATCTCAACGACTATTATGTGAAAAGCAGAGATATAGTGGATGCCGTTGCGAAAGGTAAAATAGAACCTAGAAAGTATGTCGAAAGCATAGACGGACATAACATCAAATTTATTGACAATAATACTGTTAGCGAATTTGATGTCATTATTTTTGCGACTGGATACAATACGAAGGCGTGTTTTGACTTTCTTGAAAAAACATATGATAAAAAATACAAACATATCTTTGTCCCGGAAGATGACTCAATATTTTTTGTAGGGTTTATTCGTCCATATTTGACATCTATTCCGATGTTGGTTGAACTTCAAACAAGATGGGTGAGTAAAGTAATTACAAACCGCGTGAAATTGCCATCTACTAGAAGAATGTTAGAAGAAATAGATTATGATTATGAAAAATCTAAAAAAGAGTTTCCGTGTGCGTATAAAAGAATACCAATTGTTGACCCCTATGACTATTCTAATATGATTGGTAAAAATATAGATGCTTTACCCGACTTATTCAATTTATTTTTTACAAATAATCAATTATGGCAAAATATTGTATATGATAGCTGGAATCATCATATATTTCGTTTAAATGACAAGGACCCAGAGAAGGTTAAAATTGCGACAAACAACATAATGGAATATACAGAAAATGCCACAAGCAAAATGGTAAGAAAAACACTATCAACGATACATTTTTGTATAGTATTATTTATTGTTGGAATCATTTTCATCATTGTAGTAATTATTAAAAATAAACAAAAATTCAAATCACTGTTATATACATATACAAAGTCAATCAATGTGCTACAGCGTTGAATCCAGCGCAAAAACCACGTTATACTCCCTCATCGCAATTATCGCGTTATTCAATTCTAGCGTCCCTCATTTCAAATGGTTCGGTATTGTTTTAATTAGTTGGTGTTCTATTCAGTTCGCTGAACTTTTATTATGGCTAACAAACCCCCGTAAAGGATGTACCGCCGCGAATAAGCTCATCACGATGACCTTGGTTCCATTTATATTATGTTTACAGGGACTTGCTCCCGCAGTCGGTTCTTTCTTCGTAAAACCGTGGTCCCAATGTAGTCAAAATCGCCGTCTTTTTATTGTCGCGTATTCAGTCATAACCGTCATTTCAGCCTTGATATATATGTATGGAAATCCTGTAAAATATTGTACCACAGTCACACCACAAGGACATCTGGATTGGTTTATGTCGGAATGGAAGTCGTTTGACTTCGGAATCCAGCGATTATTCGCAATCACAGTATGGCAAATCATTATCATATTCCCGTTTATATGGTTATGGGATGTATCTTATAAGGCAGTAATCGCGTTTAATATACTACCGTTGTTAGGTTATTTTTACGGGTTTACAACCGATTCAAGTGGTAGTATATGGTGTCATTATGCGAGTTTTACTTCCATTGTTGCGCTTGTAATGTACGGTTTGTATAAGTTCAATATTTATAATGTTCTGAAGTAGTTTGCTTGTTCACGCCCCCGTTCGTAAACTCAAAATCATTATTATATTCCAAAATCATAGAATATAATAACACGCACACGCATCAATGCCCCCAACCATCCTTCTCGCGCTAATGCTCGCCACATACGCAATCCCCATCGCATTCGTCTATTACAAATACAGCGCCGCCGCCGCCGCCCGTAGCATATCTAGCATCATCACCAGTAAGGAACCCTTCATAACAATAACGGATAATAATGCCCCCCCCCCCGGTATTCACGATGTTCCAAACCCGGCACTTCATCGCAGCGTGTATGCTCATGATGGCGGTGTTCACCATCGCCTATGAATACCAACGATGCGTGACACAACACACGCGGTGGTCCCTCTTCGCCATCACCGCCCTTCTCATCGGAATATTCGGCGTTATTTTCATCCCCGAGCACGAATCCACCCATTATATCTTCGCAGCCACGGCATTCTTCGCAATCCTCGGGTTTATGGTCGGACATACCTACTACGGCACCGCTGCCGCCGCCGACGCCGCCGACACCCTCCGCATCCTCCTTTACGCGCAATTCCTCTTTACGGTCGTCACCGTCATCGGGGTCATCCAGGACGCGCCCATCTTTGTGACAGAAGTGCTCTTCCTCCTTAATTTCGCCGTGTTTTATTTATACCTCCACGGGGAACATTATACATTTTCCATTTCTATGCCGTCGCCGTCCTCTAGCACCCGATGACGGTCAATGGCGCCCCGGTAATCCCGTATATACTGATACAAAAGAATCCCCGCCGACGCCCCCAAAAACACGAGTGACACGCCAATCGTCGCATCAAACGGCTCTTTGAAGCATACAAAGGAATATGTCAACTGGATGACGCGGCGAACCAAGTCAAGCCCGCCGAGTAATATATTCGCGGGAATGGCGCTATTTTTACTATTGAGAATGTATATTTTATTGAACATATAAAGTTGGAGCCCAAACGCGATGAAGAAATACATCGTCATCGTTCCCGAAGTAATGGGCGGTGCGTTTTTCACGGTATAAACCACCGCCCAGGGAACCGCAAGCGCGAAATACGTCAGCTGAAAAATGATTTGGAAATCAATATTGGTCATAATATCGCCGTGTTTCGACATTGAATACTCTATGATGTTATTGTATGCGGAATTCAAACCACACGACACCAATATAATCACAGTGTTTTGGACGACGTCGCCACCTCCGCCGCCACCGCCGCCGCCACCGCCGCCAGACGAATACGCGTATACATACTGGCCCACCGCAAGCGAGTGCGATACAAGCAACGACGCGCAACTCACATAATACAAACGCGTCACCGGTTTTTTCAGTAAATACCTGAACCACGGAATATTGAAAATAATGAATCCGGACCGCAAGATGGTATAATAACTCAACGTCACTGTTCGCAGCGCATAAAATACAAAGACTGTTTCAACCGTATAAAGCACGCCTGTAATGATAGGGTATTGTAAGATGTGCCGGCGTTCAGGCGCCATATAAGACGTAATTTTGGTCCACGAAAATGAACGAAAGAAGAAACAACTGTAAAATGGGGTAAACATCAGACTCAGTAGGACATTGAACCATTCGTTCTTGTATTCGTAGTTATTTGTGATATACTTCATACAGATGAGATATTCAGTGAGTGTGGCGACAAAGAATATGGAGTTTAGGAGGAGGAGCCAGGCCATATACAATACAATACGTCGAGACCGTAGTAGTATATAATATCCGTGAAATATGTCTATATGGGTTAAGTAAAATAAAATTGATATAAAATTACTATCTGTTTACTCATAATAACGACCGCTTCCGCTTCCGCTATGTCATCCAATCAACGAAACCGATATAACACGACCGACACCACTGCGCCGGATTGTCAAGACTGGACTCCAGTGACGATGAGTAAATCAAAACCGTCGTCGTATAAAGATGCCGCCGCCACCGCCGCCACCCCCGCTAGGAATTCTGCGTCAGCGTCAGCGTCCGTCGCAGCGACCACCGCCACCGCCACCGCCACCGACGACATCCCCAAAAAGACGAAGTATATCGCCAAAGCCACCAGCGATACCATCCGCCAGACGCGATGCGATAAGAAACTCACCCAAAAGGAACTCGCGCAGAAATGTAATATGGACGTATCCATCGTCGCGGAGATTGAGCGCGGCGGCAATTGCGTCTACAATGCGACCCACGTCAATAAAATCCAGTCGGTTCTCGGCGTGAAGATTCCGCGCGCATAAATAACCCCGTAATACAATACAATACAATAATAGAAAAAAAATGGCTCGCTCCCCTACGAGCTTTATATCAGCTATCTATCAGCCGGTAATACGCAAATGTATTCACAGTGAATTAGATATGAGTTGTAATATTTCATCCTTTTTTTTGCCAGATACGCCTTTGATGTTTTTTTCCTTACAGATTGTTTTCAATTCAGCCAATGACATATTTGAATAAGATGTAGCGGGAGCCGCCGTAGCACCAGCCACAAACGGCGCCGCCGCCGCCGACGCCGCCACGCCACCATCCAGCGGCGCAGGCGCCTCTAATGCTACGTAATTCGCCAGACCCGGCCCGCGCTGGTCGGCCTCGATGCGCTCAATCTCGGTAGGTGTAAGCTCAAAGAACGCGTAGACATCTGCGTCTGTAAAGTTGTCCGCCGGTAGGTCGTCTTTCGTTGGGTGAGGAATGCTCGCGAATATTTGTTTCTTCGTCTCAAAGTTCGACCATTTTGTTGCTGAAACGATATAGTAAATCAATTTGGATTTCAGAAACCGAGCTATTCTTCGGCCTTCTGCTTCAGACGATACATGAATGTAGATACCTCCCTGTGTAGTTCCATATACACCGCTATCGTAAAATGGAATGACAAATTCTCCATTTGAAAATATCACTTTTTGTTCGTATTGATGTTTGAGCGGTTTTGACGAATACATCCACCGGATTCCCTTTGTTCTCGAAACACTATTCACCAACGGATGGCAAAACTGGGGTGTTTTCGTCTCGGAAGTATGTTTGGCTCCAGTTCTTCCTTCATGCGTTGAAAGCGCATTCAATTTTGGACCCGATTTTGACAATATTGTTGTGAAAATGTCGTGTCCGTGATTGGGTATAAATTGTAACGATGGTTGAATAACAATCGACATTTCTGTCCCGTCATCAAAATGGACCGTCGTTGGTTGTTGTTGTGTCGCAGCGTCTACATTTTGTAAAACATACCAGTCATAACGCGTGGTTGCGCGAAAGACCTTATCTCCTTCCTGTTTCGTATGGATACTCAGATAATAGAATCGCTTTCCAAACATGAGGTCGTGTAGTTCATGTTCGGGCATACGCCACAGGGCCGGATGAACGAATACCAGGTATCCGCCTTCCTTCAGCAGACCCATACTCTTTCGAACAAAGATGGGCCACAGAGACTTTCCGCCCTTCTTTCCATTAGAAGGGGGCTGGTATGGCGGGTTGCCGAAGACAACATCAAACCTCTCGAACCCCCATTCTTTCATTGTGTCTAGGTCCAAATAACTGCCCTCATATATATTGAGTTTATAGATGTTGTTCGGGTCAAATATCTTACGAGACATTTCCACGCTCAAACTATTCAGTTCGCACATGAATAGCATATTTTCGATGATGTGCCTTTTCCTGTCGGCTTCATTCGGTATGACATTCGCCAACCCCTTCATCAGACGATGAAATGCCAACACCGGAAAGTTGCCAATTCCATTTGCTGGATCCAGGAATCTCCTGGAAGGGTCCGACCATATGGATGGATTGGCGAGAGTCAGTTTGTCAAACATTTGCTCGATGAGCGTCGGTGGGGTATACACTGCGCCGTCGCGCTTCTTCTCTAACTCTTTCGGCTTCAAATGTTGGCAAAGATACTCCACGAGTTCCACCGGATTATTCAATACGTCGCTCATCTGAATGCTTATGATTTCGTATCTTTCACGGGCGTCGTTCAATTTTATATAATATTTAGTAATCAATTTAAATACCATATCAAACGCGTCAACTTTCGAAGATGCGGCGTCTCCATTCATGTAAATATAGTCGATGAACGTTGACATACTCGCGCGATGTTTATCGTTTGAATGAATTCTGGTTAATGCGTCCAACAAATCCAATTTACACCCAGACAATAGAGCAGCGGGGGGTATCAAACTGGCGATAATTTCATATGGATTTACCTTTTTGATTGGGTGGGCGGCGTCTTCTTCTTCGGCATTGCTGCCGCCCTCCCCTTGTTCTTGTTCTTGTTCTTGTTCTTGTTCTTGTTCTTCACTTTTTCGTTCAATACCCGATGGCAGTTTTTCTTGGCCGTGATTCGCATCGACTGTGGCCACGACACCACCACCGCCGCCACCGGCTCTCGACATAGTGAATCGTCGGTCGAGGTCTTTTTGGTCGTCCTCGCCTAAATCAATCTGTTTGCGCGAAAGCGAGTCCAATGACATTCCGGACTGCTCGATCATCTTACGCCATTGTTCGGTAAGCTTATCTAGAATCGCGTGTCGTGGGACGGTTTCGGGGCTTTCGGGACATTCCCACAGGTCGGAGTCAATGTCAATGAGATTGCTAACGCACCATCGGATTCTCTCGGAAGATGATTTCTCTGACTGGTCACAACGACTCATCGCATATGAGTTAATTGTGTTGAGCACTCGCCACACATTGAAATCGACGACAATCCCGTTCTTCTTATTTGTCATTTCGGTTAGAACGCGCATCATCTGTTGATAGGTCATATCCGCGCTCTCAATGTCGTGAAGCATGAATGCTACATCCACCTCTGGCAATGAAACACCCAGACTGCCGACATTTCCGGTAAGTATGATAAGCCCCGACTTTCCTTCCGCCTTTGCTTTCACAACTGCGCTAGCGACTGTCTTACTAATATCGCACATTCCGGCGTCCAGGGTGAGTGTCTCAAAATGTTTGAGAACCGAATTCGCATTGATGCGTGAAATGATGGCAGGTTTCATATTCTCTAATAGTTGCCCCTGTCCACTCGGAATGAACCACATCTGGGTCATGAACTCATCGTAGTTACGGTGTCCAGTGCTTTTCCAAACTCGGCGAATTCGCGCAAATATTGACATGTCGCCTTTTTTGTAGTGTTTGAGCTTATCCGAACCCGATATAACCGCGAGGAATGTGTCAACAGCCTTCTGGTTTTGAAATGATTTGCCATCTTTGGTTAGCATAAATAGCGACTTCAATGAGAATCCATAGACATTGTCGGGCGATGACGTGATCGCGCTTTTAATCTCATCGTAAATTCCGGGTTGCATCATCATTGTCATTATGCCGAGGCGCGGGGCGCTGTTGTAACTGCGTCGGATTGTCTCGTCGGTTTCGCCTGATTTGTATGTGTCATCCCGCGCTTGTACGAGTTCCACCGCCCCGTATTTCTCGGACAGGCGAGCAAATACTGCTGGTTCACCCCAACTTCGCATGAGACGAATATCCTCCAAATCCCAGAACAAACAGCATTTCAATGGGATATTGTAATGACACACCGGTTTCGTGTATGTGGCGGTCATCATGAGTCGTATCGGGTTCGGTCCAACGTATTTGTCGAGAATCATTTCGGATATTTCGGTGCTTCCACCTTCGTGTATCTCGTCTAGAATGACGAGGTCCCATTCCAGTCCAATGAGAGCATCGCGAGTGTTCATCTTAAAGAACTGAATAGATGCTACGGCGACGACGGAATCGCCCTGTTTGATTTTGGCCGCAATCTCGATACACGAGACCGGATCCTTAATTTGTTCCACTGCGTAGCTCGAGAAATCTCTGTGATTTTTGAATACATCCACCCATTGGTTACGGGTTTCGCTGGGACGAGTCGTAATTACGAGGATTTTCTTGAAGTGTTTGGAAATGAATGCGCCAATATAGGTCTTTCCGGAGCGTGGGAGTGCGGCGATGAGTATCGTCTTTTTCTTTTCTTCAATGAGTTTCATTGCTTTGAGGCAGATGAGTTTTTGGTGTAAACGAGTCCGGATAGAAGGCTTTTTGGTTGATAGGAGATTTTCCAAAAAGAACTCGATGTTCATGCTGTTAGTAGTAGTAGTAGTAGTAGATTGTTGTGGCGATATGAATGTGGCGATTCTCTCTAGGAGAACGGCGGCCATCCGGTCCAGGTCAACGATATCTAATATATTATTCAGGTTGTCTTTGGTAACCTGACTGCTCGCCGTCGACCTACCTAGGATACGTTCGATATCCTTTTTGTCACGCACCAGGACGTATGCCATGACCGATTCGGGAGACACGCAAATGCCGTCCTCTTTGTATCCACCACTCTCGTGGAATTGAACCAACATTCGCTCGATTTCTAGGTCTTTGACCGCCTTAATGACGACCTTACCGATTTTAGAAGAGCAAACGCATATTTTCGTTCCTCCCTGTTGACTGTCATCGCGCCATAATACGTCAAACGCACCTCCTGTGGAACCAGTATTGATTCTTCCTTTCTTGATAATTTCCACACGGTCCGAGAGATTGGATATAGGTCCGAGCTGGCGCCGGTCAATAATGTGATGATACGGCACAACCATTGAAGAGGGATCCGTGGGGTGAATTCCGAGTAAGATAAATATGCGTAGAATTGCTTCACCTACGTGTCCTACTTTCGCGGAATGCTGTGGTCCTCTGCCAATGTCCTTGATAATTTCGCTTGGGCGTTTTCCTGTTAGAATATAACGGAAGAGTTCAACCATGTATTCCATTTGTGTGCTTTTCTGAGTCTATGTAATCGGGACTACATTGAAAAAGATTTCAATTTTTTCTGCGTAATCAACTTAAAATTGAACTGTAATAAATACAACCTGATATTGTAAATAGTTACTACAGCCCCGAATGACGACACACCAAGATACCGGGAAACACAGAACAAATAAGCACGACCAGTTTTATACGAGCGACGTCGTGGCAAAGCAATGCGTCCAATGGATTATCACTGCGGTGAGTGGCGCCAGTGGCGACTGTCTCTGGGTTGAACCCTCCGCAGGCACCGGCGCGTTTCTACACCAACTACCGCCAGAATTTACAAAAATCGGCCTGGATATTGACCCCAAATGCGACGACATCATAAAACAAGACTACCTCATTTGGAATCCGGACACGGCGGTCCCGAAAAAGAAGGGCGTCATCGTATTTGGCAACCCCCCCTTTGGGAAGCAATCCTCGCTAGCCAAGGCATTTATCGCGAAAAGCTGTTCGTTTGCGAATATTATCGCATTTATTCTCCCGAAGTCATTCACAAAGCCGAGTATGTATAATGCGTTTCATCCGAGTTTCCATATGATATTCAATGAAGAGCTAGAAAAGAACGCCTTCATAATCAACGGTGGTGCCAAATACGACGTTCCGTGCGTGTTTCAAATATGGGAGAAACGGGCAACCGAGCGACCCAAAGACGAAAAGGTGGCGCCCATCGGGTTTGAGTATATTGCCGCCGCCGCCGCCGCGACGTCGACTCCGCCTAGGTTCGCACTACGCCGGGTAGGTGGTCTCGCCGGGAAGTGTTACACCGACACTGCGACCCGAAGCGCCCAGTCCCATTACTTCATTCGGTTGAATGACACAGTGTCACCCGCACATCACGCCGACATTATAGAAAAAATCAATAAACACACCTTTCCGAGTAATACGGTTGGTCCGCGAAGTCTGTCAAAATCAGAGGTGAATGTAGTGCTGAACCAGATTATTGCGGAGGCGGCGACGGCGACGGCGACGGCGACGCCAACGACGTCTTCTTGTTGAACTTCCTGCGTCCAGAAACTATCTGTGATGATATAACCCCGCCACGGAATGCGTTTGTTTCGCTCCGTTCAACCAGTCTCTCGGGGTGTTCTTGTAGAAACTGTTGGAATTGATTGAACGAACACTGAAGTCGTCGCTGCGACCCACTGTCACATTTGATGTCCAGATGTATTGCGCCACATTGTGACTGTAATGCGTCTCGTAGTGAATACATACTCGCGCGCTCCTCGAGGGTCGGTCTTCTTTTTTTAGGAACCGATTTTACGAGGGCGTCAAGTTCCTCTAATTGCGCGCGGGTGGTCACCGTCCCGAATAGTTCATTTCGCGAATTTGTGATGTCAACCTCGGTGATAGATGTTACAATTTTACACTGGGTTTCGTCGCATTGCGTATAATGAATTACCGTCAAATGTAGCGGCGTTCCGCTGGCGGTGCCGGCCACTGCGTCAAATACGCGTAAACAGTCTGCCATACAAACCGCATTCGGAGAACCGGATGTTTTGATGGAAATGTCGCAGTTCTCATCCAAACGGTTGTATTTACTTGGTAGGTCCGTTTTATTGGTGTATTTGATTCCTTTCAGTTCGTCCATTGTAGCGCCGTATACATTGACGCAAAGCTCTCTTTCCCATTTGAATCCGTGCGATTGAACTTCGGTTGTCATTTTACAATACAATACCTTATAAGTAATCTCCTTATAAGATATTTTCAATTTTACACAAAAATACTTCTTGGAAAAACACATGGTATAACCAACTTAAATATTTGATATCTTAATTATACATACATTCATAATACAACGATTCGATGGGTGGAAACAAACATAAGAAAGGCAACAACGGCAAGAACAAAGGCAAGCCCGCAGCGGCGTCCGCACCCGCATCCGCACCCGCGTCAGATGCGAAGAAGCCGGTCACCATCGCCGATATCTCCCCGGAGTTTCAGACCATTATCCTCGATTTCCTGCGCGATATTGACTGCTCATTCCCCGAGTATCGCGAAACCCTAGGCAAGTATTTAGGATATTCCCACGAAATGAAGCCGATGCCGGATGAGTTGTATATTGAACTTTATACACACTGTCGGGCGATATATCCGGTCCGTTTTTTTGATATTTTGTATAAGAATGAGGCTCTATTCGCGAGTGGAGATAGCACGGTGAGCGATGCGAGCAGAGAGAGTGGAGCCGGCTGTGCTGGCGCAACGAACAACGCGACCGGAGCGGACAAAGCACAGGCGAACGAGACGAACGAAGAGATGCGAGTGAGCAGTGGAGCGAGCAACCTGCTCCCCGGCGTCGACTTCCGCGAGATTTGGGCGACGGAAGACCTCGCCGAAAACACCAAGGACATCATTTGGAAGTATCTCCAGCTCATCCTGTTCTCTATTGTGAACAATCTCTCGGATATGGGTTCCTTCGGGGATACCGCGAAGCTATTCGAGGCGATTGATGATAGCGAGTTGAAGACCAAGCTGGAGGAGGTGATTGGCGAGATGGGGTCGATGTTCGGGAATGCGGAAGCAGGAGCCGGCAATGGCGCCGCAGCAGGCGCAGCAGGCGCAGCAGGCGCAGCAGGCGGAGCGGAAGGGTTGGACGACAAATTCACCGATTTTATGAATGAGGCGTTCTCGGGCGCAGCAGGCACAGCAGGCACAGGCACCACACCCCCCATCCCCGACGCCAACTCTATCCACGAGCACCTCTCGTCCATCTTAAACGGCAAGATTGGCAAACTCGCCAAGGAAATCGCCGAAGAGACCGCCGCCGACCTGAATCTGGATATGGAAAACGAGACGACGATGAAGGGTGTATTCCAGCAACTGCTTAAAAACCCGGGCAAACTCTCGGGGATTATTAAGTCCGTCGGAACCAAACTGGACTCCAAACTGAAGTCTGGAGAACTTAAAGAGAGTGAGATTATGCAGGAGGCGAGCGAACTGATGTCGAAGATGAAGAATATGCCGGGGATGAATAACCTGGCGAGTATGTTAAGCAAGATGGGAATGAATATGCCGGGGATGGGTGGCGGCGGCGGCGGCAAAGTGAATTTTGGCGCGATGCAGTCGCAATTGAATAAGAATATGAAACAATCGCAGATGCGCGAGAGATTGCTGAAGAAGGTTCAGGATAAGCAGGCGGCGGCGGCGGCGGCGGCGGCGGCGGCCGCATCAGCCCCCCTTCCGGTCAACGGCAAGACCACTGCGGTGTTTCAGTCGGGTGAAAAGCCGGCGAAGACGCCGCGAACCGCGCCCCCCGCGACACCTAGCGCACACCCTACTCCAGCAGATAAGCAAAAGAGCGACTAATTCCTTCTAGTAATATATAAGAGTATACTAACTTATACATTTCTATTCCATACGTAAACAATGAGTAAAGACCAAGTATTCTGGATGGAAGACCCCGCCGTGCTTATGAATAAAGACTATATCCGCGAGATATGGCCGCAGAATGCGATGGAGCCCCCCGCCAAACTGAACGCTATAACGCGCTTCGTGATTCTGGCCACCATTTTAGGCTATCTGATTACATCATCGTTCTCGCTGTTTATTTTGGGCGCAATTACTTTAGGAATCATCGTTATGATTTACAATTTCGTCCATAAGGGGAAGGCTGGCGCAGAAACGGCGCAGGCGAAGAAAGTCCTGAAAACGGAAGAAGGCTTCGCCAATAATATCGACAAGCCCGAAATGTATCAACTGATGCGCGATGAATTCACGGCACCGACCCCCAATAACCCGATGATGAATCCCCTCCTCCCCGAAATTGTGGACGACCCACAGCGCCGAAATGCCGCGCCCTCTTTTAATCCCGCAGTCGAACAGGACATCAATGAGTCCGCCAAACGCTTCGTAAGCGGGAGTTTTGATACAAACGCGAGCAATGTCGTATACCAAGGGAGCAATGTCCCCGCCCAGCCGCCGAATCATACCCCCGAAGAAACCTATGGCAAATTATTCGGAACTTTAGGTGATAATGCGGTATTTGAGTCGTCGATGCGCCAATTCCATCCGGTGGCGAATACGCGCATCCCGAACGACCAGGACGCATTCGCGAAATTCTGTTATGGGGATATGAAGTCGTGTAAGGAGGGGGATGAATTCGCATGTGGGCGCATCAATTCGCGCCTGGGGGCGGTCGTGGGGCAGTAAGGTCGTCGTGTATTGTCTATTTAGACGCCACTACATAAATACATAAATACATAAATACATAAATTTATTTATTTATATCCATACATTACAAGGAACACGAACGAACGAACGAACAATGGCCTATGTGAATAGCTATACCTTTGACAATATGTCACGCATTGGATGCGACACCGGCGATCTCTCGCAGCGCAACGTCCAGAATATGAACGCCGCCAATTACGCGCTCAACAACTTCTTCTCTACCGACTGCCAGATGGAGCGCCCTATCCAGTTCGCGACGAGCCAGCCCAACGTCTTCTACAAGGGAGGCCACCAGACCGGATTTGGCGGCTGTAATATCGACACCAACTCCGAGCTCTCGATTGGAAGCATGAATACTCACGCCAAGTGTAAATTGAGTCTCCTGGAACGCCCCTTTAAGACCGTCCCTTATTTAGGACGCGGCGCCGTAAACGTCGATTTTGAGTCCAAGATGCTTCAGGGCGATATGAATACGAATAAGAAGAGCATTACGCAATTGTCCGAGCAACTGAACGCCGCACACGGCGACTACCCCCTTCAGGAGGAGTTTAAGACGACTATCAACAACCCGGCGAATTATGTGGAAGGCGCGGCAGTCAATGGATGGATTCGCGGTGGCGTGCCGTCGAGAGAGTTGGTGAGAGACCAGGAGTACTTGTTCAAATAGCTCCGACGACGCGGAGCGTCGCGTCGCCTGTGTCGCGACACGCCACTCCAGAATGCTACCGCTTCGCTCCGCATTCTTTCTTGACGCATCGCTCTATCCAGGCTCGGTCATCGTCGCCGATTCTGGGGGAGATTGCCCGAGCCGAGAAGCGAAATCCTATAAAGTCTTATTCCATATAATACTTTATATAATGAATATCGTCGCCGATTCTGGGGAGATTTTGGCGACGATTGACCGAGCCGATCGAAATCCCGGCGCGCCAGCGGAGGGATGAAGCGAGGCGAGACGCGAAATCATATAAAGTCTTATTCCATATAATACTTTATATAATGAATATCATCCCCGATAATACCGAAAACGCGGGTATCGTTGAACCGTATGAAGTGCCAGAGGTCGATCTCTCGGGATATCAATACGACATCGTCCCCACCTATAAAATGATTGAAGACACCGACGACCAGGACGCGCTATTCCGAATCCAATTTCTTCAAGCATTCGGTATTAACGACCAGGAATATCACCCCGATATCGTTTCCGCGATGGTGGACTATCTTTACGATAGATACAATCGTGTCCCTGGCATCCGAGAGATTCTAGAATCGCATCCGCTGTATAACGCCGCCGTCACCGCCGCCGCCACCCCACCCGATTCCCCGTCACAATGCGGTCATCACCAAAATGATGACATCTGTCACAGTTGCCCCGAAGGAGAAGATAATAGCGAGATGATTTTCTGTATGATGTTTTCATTTCATTTGTTTGATTTATTCCATAAATGCCTTCGTCACGCGAAGCACGGGGAAGAAATCCCGCACCCCCTCCGGGATGAAATTAAGGAAAGTTTGCGGACATTGTTTTAGTTTAGGCGAAATATAATAACATAACATAATAACAAATCCATTCCATTCCATTCCATTCCATTATGGCCTCCACCCGAAACAAGAATACGCGCCCCGATTTCAAAATCGAGCAAAACGTCCAGAACCTCGCGCGCAATTATGTCGCGTTTGAAAACAGCTACGCCGGCAAGGCATACGCCCCCGCCCTCGCCTACGAAAGTGTAGGCATCCTCCCCACCAAGATGTCCCGTGAACACTTCTCCCAGAACTCGGTGGATATTGAATCCGCCCTCTTCGGCATCAACTCTACCAACCTTGTTGAACCGCAAGCACCGGTTGTTCCCCAAATGAAGCAACTGCCCGAAGTGAAATTCTTTGACAGGATGGCGATGTTTCTGCCGGAACCGTTGGTGGTGGAGAAGGCGTCGAGACCGTTTCAGCATGCGGAAGCGAAATTGTGGTGAGGGGGGGGGGTGCGTCCCCCTACGACGCTGGCGTCGCTTCGCTCCGCGGGGGTGAAATTATTTTAATGTTGTGGGTATGTATAATATAATATTGATAATGGAGGCACCACAATCAACAGTAACGCCTACGCCGCCAAATAAACTGAATAAAGAACAAAAAGATGAAAGACGATATAAAGGTTTAAAAATTGGAGCGATATTACTAACTAATATGTATCGTTACCGTGTAATCAGTAATGACGCTGACATTGATTATATGTATGAGGCCGTCGTCACACCTTATGTTTTCGCCTATAGCGGTATTACAGGTAAAACAAATACAATATTCACACAAGCATTAAACTATACAGGTATAGCCCTTGGGTTTTCAGAGATCAATAAAAATACTCCAGCAAATTTTTGTAACAGTATTGGTAAACAACTTCCAAAAATGCATTATTTTGGAAAAGACCTTGAACCAATAGAACTTGATTCTGCTAATACAAGTTTATGTCTCTCTGAATTAGAAAATTTTATATTAATGCGTTACAACCAAGTCCCTATTAAACTTAAACACATTCCGAAAATAGTGGAATATTCAAAACGCTTATCGGGTGGGGGCAAAAAACGCTCCTCCTCCTCCACCCGCCGCCGCCGTCCCTCCCGCAAATCCTCCGCCACCAAACGTCGCCGCTCCCGCCGCCCCCACCGCCGCACCGCCCGAAAATAACATAAAACAATTATCTCCTTTAGTATCATAAAAGCTCTTTGAAACTCACTCACTTCGTTCGTTCTTCGTTCGTTCACTTCTATGCAAACTATCCGTATCCCCAACCCCAATCCCCGCACCTCCCCCGCCGGCGTCTCCGGCTCTTTCAACGCCAATAACCAAGGCTATAACGGCACTGGTCGCGTGACTGTCGGCGGTCCAAACAGAAATGTATGGGCCGAAGGTCAAGTCAGCGGCGGCTGGTCGGGCGGCCGCCCCAGTGTCGGCGGTATGGTCGGCGGAACTCTCCGGTTTTAGGGACATTCCATTCCATTACATTACATTATTGTATCAATATATATTATATACAGTTATTGATACAATGGCGAAGCGACGATCCGGAAAACGAAGTGTGAAGCGTGCGTTCAAAAAACGACGCACAATTCGGAAATTTAGAAAAACGATGCGCAGATATATGCAGAGTGGCGGGATAAATCCGGCAATTACTATGATTATGGGATTAGCATTAGCGTTTGTTTTAGAGAAATCTCCAAAATTGATGGCTTTATTAGCACTTCTTGGTATGGCGGAGATGCCCCAAACTATGAGGGGAGGAGGGCTTTTTGGTGCGGCACAAACAAAAACAATTGCCGTATCTAAAGATACAGTTATAAACTCCTTAAATAAATTAAAAGACGCTTTTAAAGCTGATACAAATGCGGGCCAAATCACAGAGTGTGTTGATAAATTGGTAGCAAAGATAAAGGACGCACCTGCGTCTGCGCCAGAGAATGTAGCTTCAGAGGATATAACTAAGAGTGTTAGCGATGCCGACGATACTACTCAAGCACTCCAAGGTGAGGCGTTTGATGCTATGGTGAAACGCGTGTTAAGAACCAAAATAGACATGTTAAAAGACAAATACGAAAAAGCAATCAGGGCTAGGATTGAATCGTTCAAAAGAAAATATAATCTAGGAGATGATGATGTGAATTGTATGAATGTTTTGAAGGCTGCCGTATTAGCGGATTTGATTAAAAAAAAGGAAGAATTGATGACAGGGATTATGGCCAATCAAAATGTTAATAGAGCGATAGATACCGCAAAAAACGCTGCTGCAGTAGCTGCTGCTGCTAAAGAGAAGGCAGCAGCAGCAGCTACTACTGCCAAAAATATGGGAACAGCAGCTGTTAGTAGATTTGGTAGTTTCTTCGGGAAGTAGAACAAATTCTCCATTCTAATAATTTCATATACGCAACGTATCCTTTTTAGCTATTATTAGGTCTACTAACAAAATCTAACCTAATAATAGCGTATCCATATGACAAAACACAAAAAATCCAGGCTACAACGCCAATCGCGCACACGCCGCCGCAGTCGCCAGCAGCGTAAACGCACAATGAAACGCGGTGGGATGCTTCGCGTAGCAATGTCAGCCGCGCGTTCAAAAATGGGAATAACCTTATCTCACGACATAATTCCTTTACTTACACAATACCGTTATTATTTGCTTACAAAAGAAGCACCAAAAGCCGGCGACCGCGTTATTGTTCCACACGGAGAGAAGCATCATACGTTATTTGAAGGTATTGAAATAGACAAAGGAACAAAAGAAAGCATTAAGAAGTTAAAGGAGGAATTAGATGATCCGCTGAAATGGTTCGATAAATTGAAAACATTGTATGATAAAGTTACAGATGGAATGAAAAAAAAGAAAAAAAGTAAACGAGAGCAAATTGTCCAAGAACAGAATAATTTATTTCAATCACTCGATGTTTCACCTACATCATTTATTTTACAAGGAAAATCATTCGGAGCAGGACCCTCGCCGGCGCAGGTGTTGTCGTCGCCATTCGCACATACGCCAAAAGCAGTAATACATCCACACTTTAATACCCCATCAAAACGGAACGGAAATTCTATTGATGATTTAACATCGCCGCCAAAATTGAATCTGGATAAAAAAACACCACAACCTGGAGACCCAAATGATTTATACATCCAGGGGATTACATTAAAGAAAAGATTATTTCCAAATGACGAAAATACCACGCCGCCCGCGTCGCCCGATAATTTCAAATCCCCGCCGCGTTTACTATCAAAATCCAGAGGCCCTTTAAGCCCTTTAAGTCCTTCTCGTCGGTTAGTCCTACCCTAGCCTCGTATACGACCTCCCCCAATATTTATCCACACGCCCCACACATATATCTCCATTCGCCAGTTGTCGCGGTGTCGGGATACTCGTGTGTGTCACTTCTGTAATAAGCACCTTCGCGCCGTCAGCCCCGTCAGCCCCGTCAGCCCCGCCACCGCCGTATCGCGTCCAGTATGTATACGGCGGACTTTCCAGTATTTTTCCATTGAATTTATGTGTGCTTGTATGTGAAATCCGTAATTGCTGTAATGCCTCGGAATACCACCCATAATACTCGGATGTATCTTCAGGGAAGGGAGTGGACGTCGGTGTCCTCGGTGTCGTCATTCTTCGTTCGTTTGATAATACTCATTCTAATTATTATCAATCAATTTATTTCATTCGCTCATTCATTCATTCATTCATTCATTCATTCGCTCGCTTACTCGCTCATTCATTCGACGTCCAGGCCCGCAAACTGATTCTGGACTTTCACGCTTCCCGTTGTCTTTGCTCCTTTTACCTGTTGACTCGCGAATACACCGGCACCGGCATCGGCACTCTCGGTCGACGACGACGGAATCTGGACGGTTAAAGATGGAACCATCCTGCCTCCTCGCGCAGGTCTAGCGCTACGAAACCCGGTTCTAGACTCCGCATTTCCGCTCCTCTCAATCGGTCTTCCTTGACGCGATGGAAACGAACGCGGCCTTTGTAGTGAACCAGCGGTATCATCACCCGCCGCCCCCGCCGCCGCACCCGTCGCCGCACCCGTCGCCGTATTCAAACACGCCAACTGCTGCGCCGCAACCAACTGATTCACATAATTAATCACCGTGTGCTTCGTAACGAACGACCCAGCTTCCTTCATCGTCGCCAAATAGATGTCATAGTGAAGTTTATACATGTGAGTCTTCAATTCGCGGTCGTATTCCTTCAACGGCTTCGCGTCCTTCTTGACGTAATGCGCGATATACGCATCATACAGGCGCTGGGTATAGTCGTGAAGACGGTCGCGAAATTGGCGGAACGCGCGAGAATGTTGCGGGTGATACTTCAAATACTCGTCAATCCCGTGGTCTTTACGCAGCTGGAGATACTGCGCCGTCAATTTCTGCTCCATCCCCTTGCGCTTCTTCACGCTCTCATATTTGGGGTTACGCTTCTTATAGCAGAACCCAGTATCCTTATCCACAAATACGACGCCGGGCAATGAAACACTCCGGGTTTCCGACGACGCATACATACGGCAATAATCTTCCACGGTGTGGGGGGTGAATGTCGCGGTGACCTCGCTATCTCCCTCGCCGCCCTCGCCCGCGATACACGACAACCCAACAGGCATATGAGAAACACTGCCGCCAAAGTTCGCAGAGAAAATGTCGCGGTCAATGCGGATTACGTCTGCTCCAGCTCCCGCTTCCGCTCCAGCTCCCGCTTCCGCGTCACGTTCCATCACATTATACACCGCGACCAAATACAATTTGGGAACAGTGATAACATTGACGATTTGATTCTTGGGATGCTGAACGACGAGCGAGTAGCAGTATTGCTTGGGGATGCCGTCCAACCCGCCTGGAAGTAAACTCAATACCTCGCAGATACGGCGGCGCAGAACTTCTTGGACGCTCAACTTTTGGAATGACCCAGCCGCAGCCGCAGCCGCAGCCGCAGGAACAGCCACGTCATCAGTATCGGTATCCGCAATCGCGGCTTCTGCTTGTGCCTCCACGATATGGTCGTATGATACTTCGCCGACGCAGCTCTTTGTCGCAATATACCACTTCTCCCGCCAAAACAAATTCACCATAATTCCTTCCACGATTTCTTCTGCGATAAGATGCCCTCCCGCCGAATTTACCTCCATTGAATTCATATCATTAGAAAGCTTCAGCATCTTGCTAGGCGCAACACAACAAATTCGACCATTGCTGTCAAATACTACAGAGCGAAACCGTCCTAGGGTATTGTATTGTTCCTCGGTAAGTTTAGCGCGGTCATATTTCAATGTGTAAAACACGCCTGATGGAGTTTTAGAAAAGTGAAGAAGAAATCCGCGTTCAGCACACCATGCGCGAAGGTCGTTCACAGTGCCCGCGCCTGCGCCTGCGCCCGCGCCCGCGCCTGCGCCCGCGCCCGCGCCCGCGCCCGCCATCGAGACCTGTGACCTTCTCTACAAAGGCAGGCAAATCAGTAAATTCAGTTTGTGAGATAGAAAACATTACAGTATATTAACACATGATTAATCTTTATATAGGTTACGAATAAGAAGTATTTATTATAACATCATATAACACATATAAGACATAAAATAGTATATACTATTATAATAAAATGGATCCACCGAATATCGATCCAGAAGGCAGCGACATCGATGCGCCGCAACCAGAAGCAATGTCTTTATCTATTAAGCTCGGTGATTTTATAAAGATTATCGCGGCGACCCAACAAGAAATCCACGACCGGGTCTTTTTAGTCGACTATATCTCCTCCCGCAAAATCAAGCTCATCGACATTGATTCTCTCGACGTAACTATTTTGAAGATGGACGCGACCGGTAATCTCAATAATGAAAGTATAACATCCATTCAGCTTATGAGTCGCCCAGAAGAGAGAGGATATGCGAGGCAAAATAATTTAGTCGTATCTACGTGGGTAGATATTCGGTTCGGCGGGGATATTCCGACCATTATTACCGGGTTGATTACGAATTTGGAAGAGGATATGATTGAAATCCGCACATACCCCGAAGACGAAATGATATACATTAATTTTGCGTATATGGGTATTCCCGAGAATCTACCGATTGAAGAGATAAAGATTCGTGCGCCTCCAGCGGCGTTAGCAGCCACCGAGGCCGCAGGCGCAGAAGGCGAGGGCGAGGGCGAGGGCGAGGCCGGATTTTTGACAATGGGAATGGATGCCTTGTCGGCGGCGTCGGCGTCGTCGGCCGGATTGTCGCCTCTCGAAGAACGTCGCCGCCAGCGACAAATGGCAAGAGCCGCCGAGAACGCGGGGGAAGACGCGACGGAACAACCCATCGGCGAATCCGAACATACGGTCCTCGCCTCCGCCGCCGCCGCCGCCGCCCCCGCTCCCCCCGCCGCGCTCCGAGAGAAATTGCGCAGCATCCTCATCGACGCAGACCAAATCCAGGTTGGCGAAGAATTAGACGTCCTCGTCCAGACCGTGGATATCCCCGACGAAAATCGACGATTCAATTTAGAAAAGCAGTGCGACGACCTATTGGATACCCTAATGACAAATATTCCCGCCCCCGAAAAATCCCGCACCGTCCTCGCGAATATACAGCGCATGGTCGTCCGATTCCGTGAACTCCGGCACCATTTCTCGCGGTTTGATACCAACGGAAACCCCTCCATCCCCCCCGCCAAAAGCGCGCTGTATCGCCCTCTCGTAGAATCAATGATGAAGATGGACCAGGCCCTTCGCTGGATTATCCCCATCGTGAAATCGCGGAAGGTTATCTATGATATCCCCATCGATGAGAGAACCGCCTCCGAAATGGATATCGAACCCCGGTTGATACAAGAAGAGCGAGAGACAGAAAATGAACTCCAGCGGCAGTGGTATGATGGGTCGATTACATACTCCCAGTATATGACAAATCTCTCGGCGCGCCATTTTACCCCCAGTGCGGACCCGCGATATACTCACGATGTCATTAGCGTGCGTCAGGTCAACGAGAACATTACCGCCGTCATCGATAATTTGGACGATTTTTATTCGTCGGTCGTGAATGGAGAGGAAGTGAAGCGCAGGCGGTTTGTTATTCAAAAATACAATCTGGGTCTTTCTAAAGTCCGTCTCGCCGCCGCCTCGTCCGCCGCGTCCGCCTCGTCCGCCTCGTCCGCCGCCGTCCTGAAACGCACCACAGAGTTCGCGAATCTCACCCCAAATGACCGAATGAATATCACCGGATTCATGACATTCCCCGAACCGGTTATTTATTATTCGCGCATCGCACTCCCGAGTATTAATATCCTGGATAAATCCGACCTGAATACCAAAAACGTCCATTACTGGGAAATGTTGCGCCAAATGATGTCGCTGACGACGCATGATATCACCGACCTAACCACTCCGCTGGATTTGAATGCGCACGGGCTCCTTAATGAAATCAAGCAGTTTGTCCTGGAGCCCGCCGCCACCTCCGCCGCCACCGCCGCCGCCCCGATGAACGAACGCGACAAATACCGGAAGTTCCTGGAGGTTATACTACCGAAAACGCGTAATATTTTCGAAATGATGCGCCAGTATATCCACGGACGCCTTACATTACAGGATGTCCTCGCATTTATTGAACCGTTTCTCGTCTATCAGGAAGACCTGAATGTGAAGCAATATGATGAAATCGTCGCGTTTTTGTATGAGCGCGTCCTAGAATATAAGCGGAATTATGCGACGAACTACCGGAAGTTCGGGCGTCTGCGCGCGTTTCACTACAATGTGCGTTATATGGGTGTGTCGATGATATACAAACTGATTGTAACTGGAAAAATGATGGACGCGGATGTATTTAAGGCATACGGGTTTCATGACGCGCAGGTCCGTTCGGCCGCCTCGGGTGCGGCTGCCCCGTTTGATGAACGTCAGCGTCAACAAGCGCGAGGCCAGGCGTATGCGGCGGGGTTGGCCGAACAAACCGAATACAATGAAAGTTTACTGTCGTCGTCGGAACTTCTCTCGCGCATGCTCGCCGTGGATTATGCGAAGTTGTATATGGACGCGGTCGCCATCACCACGACCGAACTCATCACGCCCTTTGATTTTAATCTCGTGTTGGGAGAACAAAGCCAGCAGTTACGAGAGGCGGGTGCGATGCGGGGAAACGCAGGCGTAGCCGGAGCAGCGGCGGCGGGTGCGGCGGCGGCGGCGGCGGCGGCATCAGACGCCCCGAAACGATTCGGCCTCGTCCTCGCGAAGAACTACCCGAATGAAGAAGCCATCCAGGAAGACAATGACAGCGAACACCCCATATTCTTTGATAAGAAATACGATACCACGGATTATGCTTTTATTGAGTCCTACCGCGACCAACAAGAATCAATGAGCGGCATCGATTTCTCCATGTTTCTGGTGGACGAACTCATCAAGAAGAAGAAAATGACCTATGAAGCGGCGAAAAAGGAGGCCGACGCAATTATGCTGGGGCCGGGGTTGCGCCCCGTAAATGACGGGGACTACGCGGTGGTAGAAATAGATGAATACATTGAACCCGAAATGTCGGATACGACGACGCATCAAGGATTTCCCAGTGAATACGATGACCTCGGAACCACCGAAACCAGATTCTTGTATTTTAAACGCGATAATGGCAAGTGGGTGCGTGACGCCAGTATCCCCGCCATCATTCCAAGCAGCGACCGGAATTATTTCTGTAATGTAGACCGGGACTGTATTCCACTAGCGGTGGAAGCCGCGCGGAATATCGCCGGCGGCATCGGCGGCATCGGCGGCATCGGCGGCATCGGCGGCGGCGGCACCGCAATGACCAGTTTCACAAGCAAGGATGGCACCGACGCAATCAAGAAGGCATTCCTAGATAAAATGAAGGCAGAGTTTGATGTCAAGTATCAGGTGACGCGAGAGAATTTTATGGAGTTTGTGAAAAAGAAATTCGAATACGACCTGAAAAACATCGCCCGTATCAGCGAGATACAGAATAAGGAATTCTACAAATATAATGACCGAAAATACAAACTGGGATTCCAGGCCGCCGCGGGCGCCGCAGACGCCGCCGACGACGACGACATCGACGCGATTATTTCGCCGATGGAGCCACTGAAAGACAAGATTATCGCACAAACCGACTTTGTAAAGCGCCAATACGACCTCATGCAGTTCATCACCAGTTTCACACGTAAGGCGAATGAAATTATGGACGAAGACCCGCACTGGTTATACTGTATCAAATCCAATGCGAAATTACTGCCGTCGTTTTATGAGACCATCGCCATCGCATTCATTCAAGGCGGCACTGGCAGCAACACACTATCCGTCGTCATCGACACCATTTGTAAAGAACGCGGCACGATAAGTGACGACGGAGAGGCGTGGGTGGATAAATATAGCGGCGCGCTTATCAAAAAAATCGAACACGTCACGGAAGAGGGGTTTGACGAAGCGGGGTTCAAGCTTGTTACGAGAGATATCATAGAAGCCGACCTGGGGGAAGGCGTGCTTAATGTAGCGAAGCCTGCGGCGGCG